TTGTGGAAGTGTTTGCTAACTTATCTAAGCTTGTTTTCATTTGATTTAACTTAGTCTCTATAGACGCCGTAACTACTCTAAGCTCAGAAACTAGGTCTGCTTCCACATTAGTAGAAGCATATCTGACAGGGGTAGCTAATCCAGAATCCGTGTTGGGTAACACTGTCTCGTCCATCGCGACAGTTCCCGACGATTGATTAAATGCTATATCATTAGTATCTTCTTCTGCTTTTTTTGCAGAATCAGTAATTAACACTAATTTCTTCATAGCATCATCAATATCTTGCTTTAAACCTTCTAAACTTTGTGCCGATAAATTAAATGAAGAGCCTTCTCCATTTTCAGAATTCACATTAATTGATGCCGTGAATCTATCAGCAATTTTGTTAATTTCTTTTTCTTTATCTTCAACATATGTATTTAATGTATTTGCTGCAGCAATAATATGCTTGATGTGTGCTTTAGGGTCGGCTCCATTAACTACAATTGATAACTCAATTGGATTTAAATCTACGTTAATTTCACCATAACAAGTTTTATTTTTCATATGGGTACAGAAATCGGCTTCAGTGCGTGCAACACGATGACAACCTTCTTCGGTACAAATTGCACGACCAACAGCAGTTCCCATAGATACAGAATTCGAATACCCGGTTGCAACCTTTCGTGCCAAATCCGGGTAATTATGTTTATCTAATGCACATAAAGCTATGACTCGCTTTAAATTGCGATCATAATAAGTATCAACTATAAAGCCTCTAACATGATCTACTGAGCTTGATTTATGATCTATGCAAAGAGGCTTTCCAATCCATTTCTTGTATGCTTTTACAAGTTCTTCTTCTGGAAAGATATCACCATTAGAATTCTTATACGGCTTTACGCTTAAATCGTTTGATTCCCAACGCCAAGTATTATCAGACTTATCCCAACCTACTTTAACAGGCTCTCCAGATGCATTTATTTTTATTGTTCCATCATCATTAAGTGCTGCAGCTTCTGCCGCGTGCATCATAACTGCTGAAAAATATAAGAAATCCTCAGCTTTAGGTGCTATCTTTTTTAGGTTAGCGGCAAACTTTTTAAAATTATCTAAAATCTCAGGACTAACAGAGGGAATACAAGATGCAGTATCTTCTATTCTACTAATCTCTATCAATTCACCATTTTTAATAAACATCAATTATCTCCCGCTCGTCTCATCTTGTGAGCCAGAATTAAACTTATCACCTTCAGAAGATTTCTTACCACTCTTAGAGAAATCTTTGAGGTTTTTTTTCTGTTCCTCAGTTAATTCTTCTTCATCTAGAACAGAGACTATTTTACCATCACCATGTTTAACGAACATCTTATGCTCTCCAATTTGGGAGAATCTACATATAGATTACAATTATAATGATTTATTGCTACAATTTTCTGTAACGCTATAAGAATATAACATTATTACCATTTAATATGAAAATTATTAGCTGGATTGTAATCTATCTTTTAGCTCCTCATTTAACTGATCCTGCCTCTTGTTGTAAAGATCCATTATTAATGGCGTCTTTTTCTCTATTTTGGTTTGTAATTCTGTACTAACAGAATCAACCCAATTCTTCGCCAAGATATTTGATCGAATATGATCTATAATCCTATCATCAGCGATTTCTTCAATATCATCACATTGTTTTTGAATTTCTTCAATTGAAGTAACAACATTTTTTGCAAATTCTTTATCATCTAAACTATCAAACAGTTTAATAAAATCATTCACTTTAGTTTCTAAATCTTCAATAGAAGAAATAAAAGACTTCATAAGTTTTATAGTCTGTGTATCTGAAGCAAATGATTGCATAGCATTAACACATTTAAATGCTGATACTTTGAACTCATTAAAATTATTTATAGATTGATCTCTAAATCTTCTAATGGCTGCACGGGCTTTTATTACCGAATCAGGAGTCATATCAGTATTCTCCTTAAATGGAGTTTTCATAATATTTAAATGATTAGATGCTAATGATAATAACTTTAATGTAGTATTAAAAAAGATAATAGCTTTCTCTGCCTCTTGTTTTTCGGCATCAGACACTTCATATGTCATCTGAACAGTATAAGCTCGTTTAATCATAAAAAAATCCGCCCGCATTTTCTGTAGGTCCAAAACCTCTTCCACCAGTATCGTTATTGTATACTCCAACTACTGGAACCTCATCTTCCTTTTTATTATGTTCTTTTATTGCCCTATAATTTTCTCTAATGGGCGATTGTTCTAAATCAGATAAATATAAAAAGTCATTAGGGAACGACTTTGTTTGGTCTAAATAAGGGGCAAAAGAACCCTGCGGACCACTTTCTAAAATGCTTCCACGATTATCATCGATGTATTCGCGTTCATTGGAAACTATATCAGTTTCTGAAGAATATTTATCTGGCTTACAGGATCTAATTAAGTTTTCATAAAGCTGTGTAATAAATGGCGATATTCCAACACCAAACCCTAATGATTTCGCCTCTGCTATTGCTTTTTCTGGATTTTCATGCATATACTTACATTTAACGATTGCTATTACTAATCCAGTTCTATCTTTTCCTGCTTGACAATGAACAAAAACTGGTCCATCTTCTAAAAATAACTGTTTAAAATCATGCTGAAATAAATTCATTAATGATGATTTTCTGCCATCAATTGGTATGATTACATGATCTATCCCTAGTTTAGTTGCTATATTGTGTATTCTATTTCCACTTTTTCTATCTAAACTAACAATTCTGTTAATACCAAGCTTATTCTTTAAATTAACAACATCTACGGGTGAAGGCGAACTACCCCTATATAAACCTTTCGCTACCTTCCTAAACCTGCGTATCATATTATAAATTCCTCACGATATTATTAAGCACTTCTCTAACATATCTAGCATTATGATTAAATAAAACATGCTTTACAAATGTAAGAGATTGACCTATTGCTGATGACGGCGGAAGATTTTTACTAGAGATCTCTGTTTCATTAAATGAATAGATTTTTCTTTTCAAACTATTTAATGCATTTAGTCTTTTTTCCGGATCAATTCTTGTTAATGTAAATCTAATAATATCAGCCAGATATCTACCAACCAATCTCGGATCCCCCAATTCAGTAACTGCTGCATTTTTTACAATATCCATATTCATCTTTACCTTATGTTGTTTATTAAACAATATAAGGGCATTCTGCATTGCTACTGATTCTGGTTTTTGTAAATCCTCTCTGATAGCTTTGTTAAACTGATTGTTATAGATTTTTAAAAACTCTTTAACACACTCTTTTGGAGCATTTTTTCTTAGTTTCCTAAGTAAAGCTGAATAGGATAATTCTTCAACTTCAGTTAAATCAATAATAGACTTAGCTTCATCCTCTGCTTTATTATTATCTTCAAGATGCTTAAAAAACTCTACTTGCTTTAATCTTTTCTTAGCTAATTGCTTTGATTTATAAGTTCCTAAATTTTTACCCTTTTCAGACATTACACGATATTTTCCATTTGGTAATCTTTTAATAACAGCAATCTTCATCAAACTTGCTTCGCAAGCATCTTTGTATTCAATCGCTAGTTTTAAAATATTATCGTTATTCATTATTTTTTATTTGCAAGTGATTTGAGTAATACTGCCTCGCGACTTCTTAAGAAAATATCATCCATAATACCATTACCATCTACTTCACATAAACCTCTAACCGATCTTTCACTAATAAAAATTTGCTTTCCTAATTTACTCATATTAGTACGCCTATCAAGATAAGTACCTTCCATCACTAAACATTCTTTATAAGCAGCAATAACTTTTCCAAAGAAAACAGTTGGGTATGGAGTTGATACTTGTTCTGTACTTACTGTCTCATATGCATCACCAAGATACACTTCTACATACTTATCTTTAAATAACTCATACCAAAATTCTGCGATAGTTGAATGACCTTTTCTTGTTGAATTAATTTCATTCATTTTCTCTATCATAGCATCTAATTGATCTTGTGGTATCATTATTTTTCCTCTTCAAGATCTAAATTTTTAAGCTCTATTGTATCGCGACTTCTCATAAAAATATCATCTATAATACCACGACCATCTACCTCACATAACCCTCTAATTGCTCTTTCACTAATGAAGATTTGTTTTCCAGGCTTATACGATATATTTTTCATTTCTTTGGATTGCAACATTTTTCTATCGATATAAGAACCTTCCATTATTAAACATTCTCTATATGAGCCTATAACTTTTCCAGAAAATACTGCTGGATATGTTGTTGAAATTTGATCAACACTTAATTCTTCATATGCATCACCAAGATACACTTCTATAAATTTACCTTTAAATAATTTACATAAGAATTCAGCGACAGTAGCATCTCTATCTACATTTAATTCATCAACTAAATTTGTTAATTCTTCTCGCGGTATCATCGATAATCCTTATCAGGCAAACTTAAGAAGAAATTTCCTATAGTTTATTAAAACTGCAGAACTGGTTATTACTGAATAAGATGACTCTTTATTAATAACTACATTGGCATTGATATTAATACCTCCAACTTTTGATGTGGCTATTTTAAATACATCTGCTAAAGAAGAGGCTAATTGTTGAATAGTATTAGCGCACAAATCTTTTGGTCCCTGAATATCACATTGTACTTCTACATTTTTGTCATCAGTATGAATATGTGCATTAGCTATTAATTCTTCTTCTAATGCCGAACACAAAATGCGCCCAAACTCTATTGCATGATTAGTTTCTTTTGCTGATATTGGAATAACAAAATGATACGTAGGTAATAAAGCCTTGTATAATTGTTTGTGATGTTTCTCTGAAACACGAACTTGTTGTAATAACTGGTCTACTAATGACGTAACATTATCGGGAGTAGTGTTTGTATTTTGAGGATTTATATATGTACCCATTAATTGCTCCCATCTATCATCATCTGTTGTACTTGCCGGTTCTTGTACCGCCAGAGTTTGCACTGGTGTTTCTTCTGTAGATGGTGCTTTTTTAGATTTTTTTGACCACACTTTTACACCGGCTAAATAAGATTCTACTGGCGCAGTAAAATAACGATTGTTTTTTAATTCAGTAACAAATCCAGTAATGTCACCTTCTTTAGCCTTTTCAACAGCAGAAGGAAATTTTTCTTTTAATAAACGAGCCCAATCAGAAACCCCCTCTTCCAATGTATCATAAGCTCGAAATAAACTATTAAGATAATATTTTTGCTTTTGCTTGTCATATTCATGAGCCAATAATATAATAACATCACCTTTCCAATATTGATTTGGAGAACCAGCTGCCATTAAATTTCCAACATTATTATTATGTAATGCTCTAAATCCTGTTTCCATTCCAAGTTGACCCATTAAAATATCAACAGTAGCATCAACATTATCTTTAACACCTAACATTTGCATAGCCGCATTTTTTACAGCAGATCGTATAGTAGAAACATTTGGAGGATTAGTTTCTTTTTTTACAACTCTCCATCCATTTTTATTAGCACGATTTATTGCATCTTGACTGGTATTTCTAATATCTTTGTCAACAAACCCAATACTTAACAAATTGAATTCATCTAATTTTTTATAGAACATAGAGTCTAATTTAGTCATTTTATACCTTAATAGAGTTAACTACATTAATTAGATGTTCATAAAATAATGGGTCTGAATCTTCAATAGAATTAGCATACTTCATAATAATTTTTGATAAAATTATTGGATGTTCTCCAGACATAGATTCTAAAGATTCAACAAATTTACTGTGTGCTCTCGGTGGTTTCAATGGTTTATTTTGTAGAATTACATCCAACGGATGTAATTTTGATTCTATTTCTGATTTTTTTTCCGGTGATAATGCTGGATTAAAAACAGTATTTGCTGGAGCTGTTGGTGGTTGTACTGGTGCTGCCGGTGCTGGTGCTGCTGGTGCTGCTGGTGCTGCTGGTGGAGCTTTAGGAGAATCAGGTCTAACTAATCCTCTTGGCGCACCGACAAATCCTGATGGAAAAGATGGATTTTGAAATAGAGACATTTCACTACTTCCATCAGATGGCACCACTACACTAGGAGTTCTACTTAATTCTGATGATGTCGGTATTACATCCACTGTTGATGATGTATAAGCAGGTTCTCCTGGCTTATCTGATTTCTCTATTTCACCAATCTCTTCTCTAATTTTTGTTTTAGACTCATCTCTTTCTTTTGAAAGCTCTTTTTTATTTTTCTCTTCAGGTATAATCTTCTCAATAAAATCTTGAGCTTCCATTAACGTCTTTAAATGATCATTATAAAACTTTTTGAAAGTATCATCATAAATTTTAAAGTTACTAACTATCTTATTAGCATCTCTTACATAATCATCTACCTGTCTATTTGCTCTGGCTTTTCCCATAGTTTTTAGCAAATTTATAGTAGTATTTAATAATTTATCTGATTGATCTAGTAATCTAATTAAATCTTTTTTTAGTCCTTTAGTTCTGCCAGGATATCTCATTTCCCATGCTAATAATGCTCTACCTCTAGAACTTCCTATATTTCTAAAGAAATCAAGAACACCACCAACAATACCTGCTTCTTTAATTAAAGAAGACCGAAATGATGCTTCTTTTTTATCTCCAAATCTTTCTTTTATATCTTGAAGATATTTAGCATATTCTCTATTGTATCCAGGTCTACTTGGATCTACTTCATCAAATAAAAATCTGCGATGCACTTTATCAACATTATGATCAAATTCTTTTATTAAATTAGTAACATAAACAAACTTCTTATGAAATCTACCAATATCCCCTACAGCGAGCATATACTCTCTTTTAGATATTTTATCCCTGGCTTCTTTAATTAAATCTTTACAGCTAACACCATCTCCACCTATTGGATATTTTCCAATTTCTTTTCCAGATATAATAGATCTTATTGGATCATCTGTTTTATCTCTAAGATTATCCATAATCTCTTTAAATTCTGGATCAAACCAATGCTCCGGTGAAAGTAAATTACCAGTAGTTTTTTCACGAGCAATGTCTCTCCATCGCATTTTTTGTGCAGTTTTTTGCATAGGGATACCTTTATTCATGTCAATCGTAAATAATACAAGATTATACATAAATGATTCTTTAGTAGATTAAATTATGACCAGAATTATGCTGGAGGAGGTGGTGCTCCCCCGCCTTCTGGAGGAGGTGGTGCTCCCCCACCTTCTGTAGGAGGTGGTGCTCCTCCTGCGCCCCCTCCACCCATAGGTGGTGGGGGAGGTGGTAATCCTCCCATATCTAATCCTGGTAATCCTCCACCCATACCGCCTGGCGCTCCCCCTAGAGGCATTTCACCTGGCAATGGGGCTTCTCCTGGTTGACCTTGACCTGGCTGTACTTCTGGCTCTGGAATTTCATCTTCTTCATCTAATGCTCTCAAAGAATTCAAAGACATAGTTGTTAAAGATATTTTTTCTTTTTCATTAATTGCATTTTGAATAGCTTCTGTACGCATCTTTCTAACTTCATCTTCATATTCAAGACCCATAGAACGATATAGTGTATGTAATGAAGCTCTTTTTTGAGTTCCTTCACCTTGAGTTAAGGTAACAAGATTGTTAATATAATCACCAGCATCAAACAATGACATATGGTTCCAATCTATGTCAGGAACTATTAATTGTTTCTCTCCATCAGAATAATCGTAAAAACCTTGAATCTTAGAAATTGGTGCAAATATTTTTCTCTTTAACCACATTCCCATCATGTTTCTAAATTGCATATAGCGCTGTCTTAATACATCAAGCGCTACACCACCATTAGCATATGTGGTATCTGCACCACCGTCCATCAAAACTGGTGGAACCTGCAATCCAACATAAATTTCTTTAATTATTTGTGTAATATCACCTGAAATATCATAAATTCCAGATCCATATCCCACTCTTTCTACAGCAACACCTTCATGAGTAAAAATCTTAAAATCCTTATCATATTGAGCAGATTCAAAAACACTTCTCCAAGCTTCAAGATCAGCAAATGTTGGTTTAAAATCAGCAGAACCAATCTTAACTAAAGTCAATGGATTAATCATATTATCTGCTTGTGCGTACTTAGATTCACGAAGCTTATCAAACAACATTAGTTGTCTAAAAATACATACAGGAAGACCTGTGCCTCTTATTTCGTAAGGGCTAATTTTTCTAGCTAAATGAGAAACATGGAAATTGTCCAAAGGAATATTTTCTCCATGTTTTACAGAATCAATAATGTGTTGGTTTAATTGTTTGCGCTGCTCAATATCAGATGGTTTATTAGAGAAAATTATCTTTTTAAGATTCTCATCAGGACGCAACATGATTATTGGTTCACTGGCAACAACCGTTCTCTTAACTAACATATAATCTGGATTTTGGATTAATAACCTGCTCCATTTGCCTTTACTTTCATCAAGCTCAGCATAAACAAACGATTCGCCTAATAACCAATATTCTTGAGCAATCTGAACACAAATATTCATTAGATCAATTTCTTCAATCATATCATTAAAGAATTTTTCAATCTCTTTATTTGGACATTTTATATTTAATTTACTAATTGGGTATGTGCTATGTAAATTAATAGCATTATGAACAAATGGATTTAAGGCATAAAAACTACGACACCATGCATTAATGGTAGGACGATCACGAGGAAGATTTAAATTACTATTAAGCCAAAGAGGAGAATATACTTCTGGTGTTTGTTTTACTGAATCACCATTTCCTCCACGATATCCTCCACCACTACCACTGCCGCCACCACTAACAACTTGCGCCTGTTTAGTTAAGCCAATAGATGATGTTACTGTAGCATTAGATGTAATGCCATCTTCACTAAATGATGGTCCTGTTCCCTCCCTAAATGCACCTTGTCTTACTTCATCAGTTAATGTATCTCTACGATATTCTGATATACTTTTTGCCATTAAAGCGCTAACTTGTGGAATACCCTGTGACATATGTACACTACTACGTGATATATTCGATGGCATTAATCCACTATCAATTTGTGGAACAGCTCCTCTTTTTTCTAAAAACTGTTCAGACCTAGATTTCTTATAATTAGACATAAAGCCTCGTTTCCACTATACCCTCTACTATACATAATAAATAATATATCAGTAAGTATATGTGTTTTTACAGCTTAAAATCTTCTAGGAACAAAACCGGCTAATATTAATGGTCTATTTCCATCTACGAAATTCTGTTGTTGAGAGTTAGGATTATTAGTAGTAAATCCCTTTGATACAATAAACTTATAAGCCAAATATCCATTCAATAATGCCATAAATCCATCGTTTGGTGTACTACCTTTTACATAATGAATAACAGGGTCAGAACCAGTTTTAGAAATAGAAGGCTTAACTTCCATGCTGGCACAATGATCTATTAACCATGCTACTTTTTCATAATCACCAAAAGGAAATCTAATTTCTCCTTTTTTCATTTTCTCATACAATTCACGAATATAAAAATCTCTTTCAAAATCTATTTCTTTAGGAAATGAATCTTTTCTAAATGTTACATAATTATTTACTTTACCTCTTGCACGAGAAACAATATAGCGATCACCATATATAGTATGAAGCGTTTCAGATAAATCTTGAGAAAATCCAATGTCTCCAACCGCTAACTCAATGCTATATTGCCTCATAAGTTGATCAATAATACCCTTTTTACTTTCTAAATCATTACGTTTAAATTTTGTTGCGAATTCAATAGAAAGTAATCCTGGTCCTTTGGCAACTAAAACTACTGCGGTACTATATGATTGCCCTGCTACTTTAGATTTTTCGGGATTGGCTAATTGCTCAATATCGGCACGTAATCCATAGTCAAGACCTAATACAACGATTTGTTCTTCACCAGGGGTTATTCTGGGTCTAAATTTTCTTCCAGCATCTCCACAAAGATCAGCTATTTCATCTGGAGTAATTGGGCTCGTATCTCCTTGGAAAAACTCACCTAAAACTTCTGTATGAAAGATGCGCTCTGTATTAATTGGATGTTTACCGGGCTTTTCATTTTCTAAGTCTTCTCTAGTAAACATAGGCATATATATTTGATTGATATGAAATCCAATCATTTTACAATCATCATCATTATGATCTCGTAATGCTACCCATTTACCACGTTCAGCCGCTTGTCTTTTATCTTGCTCAAAACCACAATGTGGACATTTTACAATGAATCCATGTAACCAAATTTTTTCCCAATCATCTGATCCTGGTGTATATAATGGGAAAAATTCTTTACATTCCTCACAACCAAGATAATAATATTGCTGTGATGATGACATCCACATTTTATGAAAATCTGAACCCTTTTTACGAGGAGTTCCAAAATATACTTGAACACCTTTAGATGGCTTACCATATTTGGCAGTAGTCAAAATCTTAAGAGCATTTCCCATTGCCAATCCAGTTGTTCTCTGACATTCGTCAAAAAAGATAACATCAGCCGTACGTCCCATCAATCTATCTGCATCAATACCAGTAGATTCAATCCATATGTGATTTCCACCAACAAACTGTTTAAAATGCAAAGAATCATTAGTAGGACTTGTTGGATCTAATAAACCCTGCATATAAGACTTAATTTTACCAGAGTTCTTTTTATCGATCTTTTCTTCATCATTTTCTATTCTTATTGAAGATGCAATCATCTGGTTTAATTTAGTTTTAGAATATGCTGCGGCAAGCTCTAATAATGGGAAAGCATGAATTACTCTTATCGGTGGTTTGTTTCCAACACCAAATAGTCCTGAACCCATGAAATACATTTCGAGAGCGCCTGCCATGGTAGTTCCACCAACCTGACGCCCTTTTACCATAATGACAGGTTTTGAATTTGGCTCTAGTGCTTTTATACCGATATACCTATAAATATCTGAAAATGGCTTATATCCATTATTACTTAACTTAAATGGTGCTCCATCTAAAGTTAGATATTTCTCACAGAATGCAACAGGATCAAATAAAACTAATTGATCTTTTAGCTTATTAAATAATTCTTTCTGATTTGGCATACTTTACTGCTTTTAGTAATTTGTGGCTGGTACTAAGCCGCTAAAAGCATCTGTATTTGCAGGATCAATATCATCATCATTTGCTACATCATTTAAAGAACCTAATTGTGATGAATTATTGGCATCGGTGTTTTCGCTTTTTGCAGCTAAGTTTTTCTGACTAACGTGTATAATAAGATCGTTAGAGTCCCAGTCTTTTGCATCTGATACATCACCTTCATGTATAGATCTAATTTTATTTAAAATCGCTGAAATAGATAAGTTACCTCTAGTGCTTTTAATTACATTATCAAGTGTTGTCTCTATTTGAGGACACTTCATAATAACAATAGGTAATTTTTTCTCCATCTTTACTTTTTTATGTAAAACAGAGTTCTGATCAGAGGCTTGTTTAGTGGTTTGACTGCTATCTTCTACAGAGGTTTTATTGATATTATTTAAAAATGCAGATAATCCGCTACGTTCTTTCATATCTTCCACAGCGGCAGCTACAGAAGGATATTTTGATTTGTTATTCATTATAGAACTAATCTGATCAAATAGAGATCTATCAACAGATTTGGGTTGAACTGCGTCTTTTTCTATTAATTTCTTCTGAAATTGATTAAGCCAATGATCTTCGTCTAATTCACTCTCAGAGTTTCTAGAAATTACAGCCTGATGTCTATTATATTTGTTTGACATATTAACCTTTAAACTGTGCTGCCCAATCAAACTGATTATCTACACTAATATCAAAATCCTCATCAGGCATATAGCCCCTATCTTGACGCAATGGATATCCCATATCAGCTAATAATTGCATTACTTCAGCCTGTTCACGATCAGTTAGTTTCCATTTTATAACCTGTTTTGCATAAATATCTTCAATATCATGTCCTGCAGACACCATACCATTTATACAAATTCTAGCGATTCTAGATGCAAATAATGGCGCCATAATATAAACTCCTTGAACGCCAGTAATTTTTTGAGCTTCTTTAATAAAAGATTCATGTTCTAAACTTGAAGACTTCTTTTTCTTATTTTTCTTTGTCTTCTTTATTTTATCAAGTCTTTCATGTAATCGGTCTATACCATCCTCAATTTTAACTCTAACCTCTTCAACTTTATTAGCATCTAATTTTTCTTCAATATCTAATCTCATTGCTTTTGAAATTTCAGAGTCTAGTTTTTCTAAATAAGAGACGGCGCGCTCTAATCCAGCAGTATCATATCCAGAGTGTTTCGGAACGGTTTCAAAACGCTCTTTAATCCAAACAACAAATCCTTCAGGTCCTTTAGATTCCCAATCCCATCTTTCGCTCTTCTTAGATTTCTTAGCGTCATTTTGGTCAAGATCAGATACTTCTAATGCATCCTCAGCATCTTTTTCATCCACAACTTCAATAACCTCTTCAACAGGATCTGGACTATCTCCTGCTCCAGGTATTTTATCAAGTTCTATTGTATCAAGATCATTTTTATCAAGTTCAACAACTATTTCTAATGGTTCGTCTGATTGAACCACTTCAATTGGTTCATCTGATTCTTGAACTACAAATTCCTCTTCTTCAGATCCTTCAGGTTCTTCAGACTCTTCAGTGAAAAAACCTTCAACTGGATCAGTATTAATATGTAAGTTTGCTTCATCCCTAGAATCTAAAATATCGTAAGGAGAGCTTGAAAATGATTGTGCCGTTGATTTTAATGACATCGAGTACCTCTAGACCTAACTCTATGATATGTTTATATGCATTTATATGCGATATTAGTTATATTAAATCCACATCTTATCGTAAAGAGTATTTCCAGAATCAGTTGTTCCATATTCTGGATCCTCATCATTTGGTGCGTCTAAATCTTCTTTTGGAGAAATTCCATCTGGTAAACCATATAAATCTGGCTCTCTAGGACTTAAAGTTCCAATTAATTCATCTAATAAAGATTGCAGATCATTAATATTATCAATTGCATTATCACCTTCTTCAGAATCATAATCCCTTCCGAAATCTAACTTGTCAGGACTTTTTCCTTCAAAATCTGGCATTGTTAAATATTCGTCCAGTTGACCACCTATAGGTATGGAGTCTCCATAGGCTCCAGAATCTCCTAAAATGGGTGAGGAATTAATTTGATCATCGATTGGAAAATCAATTGCGGTCTTCACAAAAGACGATAATAATATCATTCTTCTAGCAATCTTATTACTTTTCTTTTGACCTTTAGTTATACTACCATCATCTTCTATATAGGAATCATCAGATTTATATTTGTTTTTATTACGCTTTCTTTTTTTCTTTAGAAAATCATCAACACTCTTATACTTTTCCATATTCTGGTAAAAACCAGCCCCTGGTCCATGCTTTGCTGGACCATCAACACCTTCGGTCTCATATAAATCATAATTTTTAAAAAGCGGTTCTTTAAAACGAGGTTGTACGACTATAGCCCTTTCAGACTTATACTTCTTTTTATTCGGAGTAGGTTCATTTTCTCCACCGCCTCCTTGAAAATATGCTTGTTTTGTATTATTTTTCATGTGTTTAATATAATATGGATAAAACTGTTTGTATACTGGAATATTATTAGCAATAATGAAAGAAGTTATATTGTTCCATATATTCATCTTAGAAATATAATATTCTGCACGATCTGCATCCCATTTAAAAGCATCATTTATCTTATCAGCAAATGAATTATGAGTTGCGATTTTTATGACTTCAGGATGCTTAGAAACATACTCTATTATAGAACTATCAATATCAAAATTAAGCTTGGATGCTAAATATATTGATCTAATCGCTCTATTCTTATTTGAAGTCAACGTAATTTCTGGAGATAAACATGTTTTAATTTTCTTTTCTTTTATATCTTTGAAACCATGTCCAGTAGGATCTATCACATTTTTTAAATCAAAAGATAGCAATAATGCATTGCATGTAAAATCTCTACTAAATAATTCTCTTTGCATATTAGTTAGTTTAGCAATGCCCCTATTATGCAATATATTATCAATTCCTGTTACCATAAAATTTGATGAAAAATCTATTTTTAACTTACCAATAAAAATAGAACTATGTCCATCAGACATGGTTTTTCTTAAAATATTATATTTCTTTTGCAGTTCTGTTGCAAATTCTTGTGATAGGTAATCACAAGTTTTATCGCCAGTAGTAATATCAATATCTGAGATTTTATCTAATCTATTAAGATACTTGTCTCTAGGTACACCCCCACATATTGTAGGGGCAGATACATCAATTTCATTAGCAACAGACATCATTTGATTTAATAAATCACGTAATTTCATATATGTACCCATCGTTTTCTATTAACTATCTGATTAATAGTATTAGGTTTTACATTATATTGTTTTGCTAATTCTGTTTGAGAACATTCGCCGTTATCCCATTTTCTTCTTATTTCTATAATATCTTCATTAGAAAACTTAGCATTCCATTGTTTTTCTCCTTGACAATTTTTGCTTATTAAGTGTTTTACTTCACCAGAAACCCGCCTATTTTTTAAAAAAGAAATAACTTCTTCAGAATGTTTTTTACCAAAAAAACCATTACGTTCACCAGATAATGATTTTGATAATTTATCTTTAACATCTTCTGTTAAATGTTTTCCGAAATTATGATTATTAGAACCTCTTATTTTATCACGAGAATCTTCATTCCATTTTAAACCAGAAACCCCTTCGCCGCCATCTGTTAAATTCATACCAACATTAGGATCTCTAGAATTAAAAAAAATAATCCAAAACTTTTCTCTATCAAAAGCTTCTTGTTCCGTAATGTTATTCTCTAGTTCTTCAATAATAAAATTTTCCACACCATATTTATTAATTGACTTATGAAGATACTGATATGCTTTTTTTTCTCTATTCTTAGCTATCTTTATATGTTTTTTCCAACGATTATTAATATCAGAAGTTTTTCCAATATAAACCTTTCCATTTATAAGATTAATAATCTTATAAACACAAAATTTATTATTTTGAAGTAATTCGCGAAGTTTCATGCATTTTCTTCATATTAAACAGCTGGTGGCTTAGCGACGGGAGCTGGTGGAGGTGGAGGTGCGTTTTCTAATCCTTCTAATTCTACTTCAGGAGTTTCTTTTATTTCATTTTGAAGAGATTCATTTTCTAAATCTTTTCTCATTTGCTTTCTGGCAATTTCTTTTTCATCTTGTTCTTGAAGTGATTTTTTTGCCTGCTCTATTTCTGGAGACTTTGCCTTTTCGCCTTCATTTTTAACATCAATATCTCTTGTCTTCATAGTTCCACGAAGCTTAGAAATAATATCTTCTAAACGAGTAGAGATATAGTTATTAGCTTCAAGTGCTTTATTTGTAGCTTCTGATAAAGCTGGGAAAAATGGTGCCAACCCTAAACTATCTAACATCATATCTGCTAAAGCTAATTGACGAGGCATCTCTCTTGTTTTATAGAATTTTGCGATATCTTCAAATTTTGCCACAACATCAGAAATAGTAAGATTAGAAAATACAGATTCTACCATATGATCAAAATCTTTAGATGGTTGTTCAGGCGCTATATCATCTTCAGTTACTTCTAAATTTTCATCTGGCTTCTTTGGAGATGGAAGTGGCGGTGGTGGTAATGGTTCTGGTGATTCTGCTTGAGCAGTAGATACAAATTCATCATCTTCTACAATTAAATCATCTTCAGTATCCATTACTTCAAGAGTGTCAGCACTAGTATTTCCTGTTTCTAATTTATCTAAAAATTGTTTAATACCTTCAGAAACTGGTTCTTTAGGTTCGGCAGGAATAGGTTCAGTAGGAACAGCTTCGGGAGCAGGAGTTGTAGTTCCTGGTGTAGTTGCTGGCAATCCACCAACGTCTCCACTTCCTTGCATTGGTGGTGCTGGTGGGGGTGGTTCAGGTGCATTTTCAACAGGAGACTCATTAGTAGGTTCTTCTGATTTATCTTTAGGCGCATTAGGATCTTCAGCTAAAGAATGTAATATATCTGCTGCTTTTACAAATCCCTGATATGTAAGTTTATTTGCTGAACGTACAATCATATCGGCATAAAGCTTATCTGATGAACTACGTTTATTTACCATTTGAATTTTCTTTTTTAAATCATATATGGTTTCTAATAGTAATGCAAATTCCTTATCAGCAAATAGCTGTCCATCTTGAGAGCGTAATAGTTTTTCTGCAGAATCCAATCTGCCAATAATCTTATTGCGCTGCTTTTCTATAATTTTCTTTCTTTCTGAAGCAGATAGTTCATCTACGGCGGCATCTCTGGCAAAATCTATACTATCACCATTAACCTGCTCTTTTTCTTCTTCTTTTGGATCAGGTTTAATTGGTAGCAAATATCCAACATCTGCATCACCATACCAGTTATGAGCGACCTTATATTTTAAATGAGTACCTTCTTCATAATATCTTAACCAATTAAGAAAATCATTTACTTCAGTAACTCTCCAGCCTTGTGTTGCATTACGGACAGCAATATTTCTTGGTAATTGATGTCGTTTTTCTTCAAAATATATATCTTTTACTGTTTGCAGCCACTTACTCATATCATGAGCACCAGGTATATTTTGCATTTGTTCAAGATTAGGATATGCTACCTTAGACTTAACCTTTTCTAATAATTGAGGGTCAACTTTTCCTAAATCATCTACATTAACACCAAGCTGCTCTAATATTCTTAATTGTCTAATAATCCTCATTATTACTACAGGATCATTAGTATCTAAGCCACTATCAGTATAAGGAGTAATTAAATCACTCCATGTAGGTGTATTTTCTGTTTCTGTAATGTTATGTGATTTTGGCATGATCTCACTCATTTATTTTCTTATTAATTGTTTCACTTAACAATTTGGCTTCAGCCAATCTCACTTCGGTATTAGGACCATCTTTTTCTACAGGGAGTTTTAACTTAGAAAATTCCTCGTTAAATACTTCCATAAAATATAGAGATGTTTCTAAATCCATCTGAGATAAAACTTTTCTGATTACATCATGAAATACTGAAATATGCTGATCTACTACCTGTAAAGTTACTTTATGTTCTACTGTTTGATTCACTGGTACCTCTGTAAATTTATAATATTTTTCCAGTATATTTCCTAATACTTCTGCATAATCAATAAGTAGTCTATCTACTCTAGTATTAATATTTCTTGGATCTTCTTGAATTTCGTCAAATACTTGAGCTAAACGACTTTCAATAGCAACACATAAATTAGTAATAATTTGTCTAATATCTAATTCTTTACCTGCCAATTCAAGCATTTTACTTTTATAGGTAGGATTATTTTGTACAGATAAAGCTAGTTGTTCTTCTGTGCTGGTAGCTAATGCTGATTTAGATTTTACCAAATCATCATTAATCATATTATAAATATCTAAATAATTAGACTGAAAAGACTTGATAGATTTTTCAGCAATAACAAATTTAGCTTCACTTACATTTGTATATTTAGCTTTTAACCAATCATGTATATCTTTTGATGATATACCAATAACTAACTTCGAGATAATCTCGTCTTTATCTGGATGCTCTAAAATCTTCTTGAGTGCATTTTTGTTCATTATTCATTCTGTTGATTTAATAACCCATTCTATCTTGTCTTGTATCAAAAATAGCATAGAAAGGAATGTTTGTCATTTGTGTTTGATTTGCTACATCGCCACCAGGAACTTTTACACCACTATTTAGTGTAAATCCAGTTTCAAAATTATAGATTTTCTTATCTAATTCACACTGCCACATATGTTCCCCAACACGAGCAATCTGCGCCCCTGCATGATCTGGACAATAACGTGAGCTAAGAGGAGATTCATGAATATCCATTTGCTTAGTCATATTACTTTTCTCAATCAATTTCTCAGAATCTGCAATTTTATTAGATTCTGCTAAATCTTTTGCTGGCTGTTCATATTTTTTTTTAAGCTCTTCAATTCTTTGGTCTATTAAATCTTTTCTTTGAACTACTGCTTCTGGAGGGGAAGCGATAGTCAATAACAATTCATCAATAACAGATGCTTGTTTTTTCAATTCTGGATCACCAGATTCATCAAAAGCCGTAGCTAAATTAGCTAAATCATCAATAGCTTCAGGAGTAATTTTTGACTCTTCTGGAGGTTCTATATCCTCAACAGTTTCTGCAGTAATTTTTAATAGTGCAGCTGCTTGTACACAAGAACTTGCCACAATCTGAAGACAATCGTCATCATATTCGGCTAGAAGAATGGCTTCATTATCTGGGCTTTCTAACCAGGAAGCTATAGCTGTTAACATTTCTGAAATTCTCATAGTTATTCCTTTTAAATTCCTTCGCCCTTAATGGCATCTTTTTCTTCTTTACGTTTTTTCTCAGTTTGTTCAGGAGAACGGAAACTTGGCTCACTAAATGACTCTCCCTCAAAAGCAGGAACTAATGGCGATGGAGACGTGGTAGAAGTTTCGAAATATTCTGTATTCTTTGGCTTACGCTCACTATAAAGTTTTTTTAAAGCAATTATAGCTGACCATAGTTCATTGCCTTGTTTAGGCTTATGTCCTCGTTGCAAAGAATTATAAACATTAGTAATTAAAGCGCGCCCACCAGGCTCATCTAATAGAGCTTCTAATATACCATAGTTTGTTAATCCTATATCAGATACATATGGCATTCTCATAAATTTTATTAAATCGCGTCTATCAATTGGTTGTACAGGAGGAGCATATGTTTTATCTTCAAATTCTTTTGTTTTAGTGGTATATTTTTGTAATGCTTTTTGTTGATTATTAATTATACCACTCAATCTTTTATAAGTAGATCTTATCTTTGGTACTAAAACTTCGCCCCCATTTTCTTTAGCAAAATTAACAACATCATTTATGTTATCATTTATCATTCTATCTTTTAAACGACCAAGGATAACAAATAATGCATTTGAATCTAAATCTCTAATAGAATCCATTAATTTTCTCATTGTCATAAGTATATATTTAGATGTTGGTTCATTTACTCCTGATAATTTTGGTATAATAAGATCTTTATTAACAGCGCTATAATGACTAATGGCAGGATCTATTTTAGGGACAGGAATAGTTTCATCATTTACATATAGATTAAAAGCATTAATTATTTCATCTTTTATACGATTAACGGCTTTAATATCGTCTTCATCAGAAGCTATAGACTTAAATCCATACTTTGGTGCCAACAACTCTGATAATCTAAATAATCTATTTGACATGTTTTATCCAAAAATCTTTGCGTTAATAAAACTTGCAGCTTCATATGTTTCATCCATTCCACGTCTATATAACGGACGACAATTGCCCTCGCTATCTTGATAGACCTTATGTAATGGTAAACCAGTATGTCCACATATTGGATGTTGACTTGAGCTATTCTTAACAATCATAGAACAAGTACAAGGATCAGATGCTTCCGCAATCTTAGAGGTGTTTCCAAGACCTTGAAGAAATACTTGGAATCCAGTCGCATATGCCTTTTCGTCGCCCGCATTTGCCAATACATTCAACGCATCTTCTGCCTTGGCTGCATTGCCTTCTGCAACAGCAGAACGAATGTTATTAATTAAATCGCTTGGCTTCAATCCAAATAATGGAGATGCAGAAGCGGCTGCCTTATAATCTGATTCATTATTAATGTATAATTTATCAATATTTCCTTTTTCAAATAAGGATACAGATCCATTACATAAAAACACGGAAGGTTTATTGATACCGTTAGCATTAATCTTAACAGGAACAGTAAAAGCTACCTTTCCACTATCTAATGAAACGCTATAAAATAAGGTATTTTCATTAACATCTGAAACTGATAATTGAGCATTAGAATAGCCCATACTAACTAATTCTCTCATTATATTATCGCGAGCGATATTTAATTTATCAGAACCAAATTTGAAGGCTGCAAATCCATTTGGAGAAGAAAATTTCTTTTCAAATGACATAAATTCATCAGATTTTGGTAATTCAACATCTTTTTTAGAAGCCTCGGCTACTTTTTGTCCAACAATTTGTCCTTGGAAGAATTCTGATTTTCCTTGACGAGTTGCATGTAATCTAGTTAATGCTAATTCTGCATCACTAACTTCTCTGTTTTCACTAGAAGCCTTTGTTAAAACTCCAAGAATATTTGCGGCATTAATCTTTAATTTGCTACCAGCATTAGTTGTGACATACTTTTTAACATTTTCATGGTTTAATTCTTGTGGTCCAGAATTTCCCATAAAAATAGAAGCCTCAGATACCTTATTATTAGTAATCTCAACTGGAACATAAAAACTAGTAATACCCTTTGGTGTTTCGTAATCAGCCTTTAAAACTAAAAATTTATCACTACCATCATTAACAGCTAATGAAGTTGGTTTTAGTCCCCAAGAATCTAAATCTGTATTTACCTCTGCTATAGCTTTATTTGCTAAAGCTTGAGAATATAGTTTTAGAGGAATACTTTTATCAAAAACACTATTCAATGCATTTGATAAAATAGGATCTGCCACTTCATATGGATTCAAATTAGTTGAATCATCTTTAGTAGTGACTCTAGGTTCATCTTCTAATGATACTTCTACTCCCAGCTCATCACCAAATAGCTGCGCAAATTTAGTGTTACGAGAATATAATTTTTGATAAAGACTTTTAAGATCGGCTCTGCTTATAAACAAAGTATTATTAGATGCCATCTTTTCAATTACTCTTGACATTGCGCCAAGTGTTTGATCATGAGGATATGATTCAGTGTATCTTGCTAATTTAATAGCTAATACAGGAGTAGCGATCTTGTGATTATCCTCTACTGTTTTTGCGATGGATCCAATTAATTGCTGTATTTTGTCGAGGCTCATTTAAACACCTATTCCGTAATTTAAACCAATTCAGGGTATTTACTTAATACCTCTTTTTTAGCTGATTCGTTAAGTTCATTTAGTAAAGCATTAACTAATTTTTTGTTATCAGCTAGTTTTTGTGGCAAATATTGTTCGGCTTTATTTAATTCAGCACGAGGAATACCCAATTTATTATAGGCAACCTTCACTAATGGATCGCCCTTATAAGAAATTTGTAAATCTCCACTAATTTTATTAATAGATACTTTCCAATTTGAAGATGCTATCTTTTCCTCTTGGTCTGGTTCATAAATTGATACAATATAATCGCCATCATCGGAGCTTTGTATTTGCCACAAATTTGCTCCATTATCATCGTCCTTGAATCGGACCACATCAAAAGCAACTCTTTCGATGCTATCCTTAACATCTTCAAGACGATATGCCTTTTTATAAATTGTATTTTCTAAGCTTGAGTAATTTATCGCAAATTTCGACATCACGTCTCCCATTATATAGAATATGCCACACTATACATAAAAAAATATTGATAATAAGCATATGCTTATTTTCTATATCAGTCTTCCATGCATTCGATTTTATTGCCAAAAGAAAAAGGGAGTTGGGAATTTTAGTAATTCCCAACTCCCTTTTATAGAATATTTCTATTTAAAGTTATTTACCAAGCCTCATCACGAATATCACACATTTGACTCAATATTTCTTTTATTCTAACATCATTTTCAATTATTTTTCTAATTTTCTTTCTTGCTCCACCATAAATCTTCTTGCCATTCTTATAATCTACATTTCCATTTAATGATTTAGTTATAGAACTCTGATTGACATTTAACATCTTTGCTATCTCCATCTGAGTATAACCATCTGCATATAATCTAATAACTTCTCTTTGTCTAGGTGTAAGTAAAGTATCTACAACTCTCCAAAATTCAACTTTTAATTGGTCTTCTAATTCCATTAAGTCCTCATTGTATCCAAATGGGTTTAATCTATTATAGATTCCATCTTCATTACAGAATGCTTCCATCATATCATTGCTACATACCGTTTCGAGAAGTACCCATTGGTAGCGGTCGCTCCTGTTCTGCCTTTTATTCATAAAAACTCCTATTTAGTATAAGTTACATTTTTTATTATATCTGATATTTTTTTTTATGTTCATTGGATAAAAGTTTTCCTGTAAGTGAATTAGATATTTTCTCTTTCCATTCTTTTGAAAGATTTTTCCCTTTAAGCCAACCATCATGTGTTTTATAATATTTCCTTAAACTATCAGATAATTTCGCAAGCATTTCTGGAGTACGTGGCGTTGTATTTCCGCCCACAGAGATATTATAACCTTTATATACATAGATTTTGACATTGATAACTATCACTCCGATTTAATCCTTGACAATAAAAGATAATGATTCATAACTATTCTGAGATAGATATTCATCTATATCTTTGTGTCCTGGCGGCAAGTAAAAATTTCTTATATTTGCGTACTTACCAAAACGTGACACAATACGCTTTCTACCTTTATCACCAGCTTCATCATTGTCCAATAATAAAAATATGTTATTGGTGTATCTGCTAATGACAGAAAATTGATAGTAAGTCATATTAGAATTACCTAAAGCAACAATATTTTTAAAACCCAATTCTATAGCTTTGATTACATCAAATTGTCCTTCTACTATATAAACACAATCTTGCTCTAAAATATACTGTTTAGTTTCATTTAAACCAAATAGATGACTGCCTTTATGAAATACTGTGTTTTTATATTTTGGTATTTTTCTTCTTTTTCTTTCATCTTCTGATAAGAGCGTTCTACCAATTAAAGCAACAACCTCCCCATAAGCATCTTTATACGGCATAACTAATGGATAGTTCTCAAAAAAATTAAACATCAATTTTCTTGGACAATAAGAATCTTCAATAGTTTTATAATAAAGCAGATTTAATTGCTTAAGATCCTCGTCCCCAATTAATGATGTTAAGGCTACCATATTATTAATATTTGGAAAATATCCAAATTGAAATGTATCTTGACTTTCTTTTGTTAGTCTAGAATCAAGATACTCTTTACATTCCTGCGCTTCTGGAAAGTTATTTAATAAAAATTTACAAGAATCTATTACTTTATCTAGCATATCAACTTCCTCATGCTACATCTTTTCCTACTGTTTTAAGCTTTTCTTTCAACATATTCCTAAATGGAACGCTAAGTTTATCTAATGGTTTTTTACATCCAGCACAAATAACATCATCATTAACAAGCAATGGTCTTGCCTCTTTGCTACATTTATCGCACTTAACGGCAAATGAAGTAGCTACTTTTTGCTTATATTGTTTAAGAGTTTTCATTTGCACTTTAGCAAAATAAGTAACATTATCAATCTCTTTATCACACACAGAGCAATAAACTTTATCAGTTTTGGGATCTAAATAAGGCTCCTGTACCTTTCCGCACCCCTTATTGTTACATGGTATTGAAAACATATTGTGTCCTTTAATTATTTGATTCTATCAATGATAAAGTTTTTATTAACTCTTCTGTGTTATATGGATAGCTAATATCTAATATAACCTTTTGAGCGCCAGAACCTTCAACACCTAAGTTTGGCATAACTATCTCATCCTTATTTTTAGATTTAGGAGCAATAGATATATCTTTTAAACCATGTATTGTTTCTACTTGTTTTGTACATCCTTTTAATGCATCTAATAAGGATATTGATATTGATGTTACAACATCTCGTCCTTCAAGAGTCAAGTTTTTATGAGGCTCTACATTAATAGTTAAATGCGCATCAGTATACTGATCCATTCCCATCATATTACCTACGTAATTACCCATGCCGCTTAAACGAAGAATATTTCCAGATACAACACCACCGGGTATTTGTACTTGTACAGACACGTCTACTCCAATTGATCCTGAAGCGTTACATTTAATACATTCTTTTGTTTGAATAACGCCGCCACATTTATCACAAGTCTGTGTAAATATCATATTTCCTTGTTTTTTTGTAATAGTTCCTAAGCCATGACACTTATCACACCCATTATTAATGTGTTGTTCACCAAAACCATTACATTCATTACATTTTGTAAGACGATAAAATGTAATATCTTTTTTACATCCAAGTACTGAATCTTTAAATAAAATTGTTGTTTCAGCGCTAATATTTCTAGGAATAGTTCTATAAACTGTTTGTCTTGCAAATGGATTAAAACCACCTCCAAATGGATTAAAACCACCTCCAAATGGATTAGCTGGTACTTCTCGATCTGTTCCTTTGCCTGATTGCACGCAACCATAGGCTTCATTAATCTTTTTGAATTTATCCTCAGCACCAGGCTCTTTATTTATATCTGGGTGATACTTTTTTGTAAGTTCACGATATTTCTTCTTAGCCTCATCCTGTGAGGCACTTTGAGATAATTCTAAAATTGAATACGCTTCCTGTAAATTCAACTTTTTGTACCTTTCTTACTTACTTTAACTACCCTGACAAATCTTCCTTTACCAGAAACGACACCACCAGGAGTAATTTTAGTGATTTTCTTCTTCTTGGTTGCCGCTGATTTCTTTGTCTTAACCCTGCCGGTCAAAACAAATGCATAATATAAAGCAACAGATACACCATCTGCTGTATCATAACTTTCTTCAGTAATTTTTGCAATTTTGCTACGCTTATTGATCTGGTACTCATAAGGAAATGTAATTCCTAAATGTTTTGCGACAAGCTCTGGCATTTCTTCTTTTTTAGGCAAAATTTTTCCTATTTTCAATCCATGCCTTATAGTCATAACATTGAATAATTCTGGTTTTTTCTTTAAATAATCATGAGCAAGTAAACATGTCATTCTATTAAAAGTAGTAAGCATAATAATTGTATCTGCTGTACTTTTACCTTTCATGAATTTTATAATATCTTCAATACCAATATAATCAGGTTTATGTTTTTTGATTATATCTAATATCTTATCTCTAGTATCAACAATTCTATCTACTATATAACCGTCTTTAATTGGTTTAATATAGCCACAATCTAAAAGTTTAATCTCTTTTGTTTTATCATTTACAGATAAAGATGACCAGCCTATTGTGGTGCTTGATACGTCAAATCCTAATATTTTGCTCATACGAAGTATATATCAGAAAAAACAAAAGGGATCTAAAGTGATTAGCCTTAGATCCCTTTTAATATTTTCTAAACTTAATTAGCTAGCAGCTTGCTCGCCGTCATAAGCTGGAAATGATTCGTCTTCCTCATCCGACATACTTACTGGAGCTGGAGACGATTTAGGTGCGGTTTTAGCTTTAGCAGATTTTGTTTCTGGAGTAGCTTCTACTGCATCTCCGGTTACTCCATTGATTTTATCAATTCTCTTCTGCACCATTTCTGGTGTAAATGGAGTAACTCTACGCTTTAGATCTTCAAAATCAACAGAATCTTTGATTTGCTGATCTGCAGCAGATAGTGGTTCTTTTGGAATTGGTTGTACTGCATAATATCCAGTTGCTCCACCGTTCTTATCAACTACAACATCGATATCATACTTGGTAGGATCTCCCCAACGTGCTGTATTTCTTGCATACTTTCTGATTTGAGAAAATACTGCGAATGAAATATCAAGAATCTTATATGTTCCAGTCTTACGACTAATTACACCAAGCAACCAACGGGGCTTAGCCTTATCACCAATAGCACATAAAGGACAAGAACCATGGACCGCCGAACAAGACACCTTTTGTCCATAACCAGGGTCGCCTTCCTTCTTATACTTATGAACTAAATATTGAAAAGGTTGAGTTACGAGTCTCATTTCATTCGAGCCCTCGTCTAATCTCAAAAATAAATCTTTTGAATTCTTCTTCTCTGAGCCTGCGTATACGTCATCATTCCAAGAAACTTCACCAAATGTATTTGTCATTTTGATCTCCTAATGTTATTCTCTTTGTACATTATAGTACTTTTATCTATTTAACAATCGACCTTTGTTTATCTCACTAACACTTAACGTGTTACAAATCTCACATAACGAGTACGAGTATGATCAGTTGTTCTACCAAATTTTACACTAATACCCCTATTACGTAGTCTGTTGACTACTCTATTTAAGACAATTCTCAACGCGCTAGGGGAACGCGGTAAGGTTGTCTTTTTTCCAAGATTCCTAACTAACTTATTATTCAAGTCAGTCATTGTTCCTGTCCAAACTTTATTTGTGTCAAGGACCTTCAAAACACCTTGTAAGATAGTGTTTTCCACATTATCTTTACTGTTTTTTTTCTTACCTTTAGGTATCATTTTATCACCTACTTTAACAACTTTTTTCACTATTTTTGGCTTTATTTTGCCCTAAATACGAGGCTTCTTATGCTGCAAATTTTGTGCCACGGCAGCAACACTTCCAAAAATAACACCTTATCTGCCGATGTCAAGATCTCCATAAAAGAAGTTATTATCTTTTCCTCGGTCACGCCTTTTCCAGAAAATAAGCCCTTCGCCTGCACAAATCCGTTTAATAATTCTGGCTTCTCAAGAGTAATAAAATACTTTTTTGTCTTACCAGTATCCGGTTCTAATGTAATCAAATAGGAAGGTTTATTTATAATAGGGCTTCCCATTGGGACTCTATTTGATACACTTACTGCAATATCATTAGACATATTTATTCTCCCTTACTAGTCTTAGCTTTTTTCTTATCTACTAATTCTAATGTAGCTTCTGCACTAGAAACAACTTCATTTGTTTTTCTTAAAAGCTGTTCTTTTCTCTTTTGATCTAATTTAGCTTCACGAGCTAATCCTATTTTTTCTACCAACTCTTTAGCTAATACAGAGTCGTCTTTAATTCCATCACAGTATTTTCCAAAACCAACCCACTTCTTTCCATCATATTCATGAGATACATTTGATGTTTTAACAACTACATCGTAGTCTAGTGCTAATAGAGCAATTTCTTCGTGCTTATCGACAACGCCAACATCAAAATTAACTTTAAATTCACATTTTCTTGGCCAAGGTCCAAACTTTGATTTTTCAATTGTTGCTCTTGTAATATGACCAATCTTATTCTCTTTTTCATCAACAATCATAGCATCTTTTCTTTGAACAGCTTCAAAATAGATATTTGCACTTAAGAAATGTGCATATGTGTTTCCACCAGAAAATGTATGATCAGCACCATAAGGATCCATATTATCTTTCTTATGATTAATAATGATAAAAGGAACTTTAGCCTTATTAACTTCTAATGAAAGCTTACGGAATGTTGTTGTTAGAAATCTGGCTAACAACGACATATTCATTTTTCCAATTGCAGATGTATCTTCACCAGGAGGAATAATGGATCCTAAAGAGTCTAATACAATCATATTAACATTAAAAGTCCCATCAACAATCTTATCTAAGAAGCCTTCTTTAGATTTGCCTTTTAAGATATGCTTTGCATCTTCTTTAGGAACCCCAAGTAACATTTCAAAACATTTACGACCATTTACTGCTAAATCACCTTCTACAAGAATTACTCTAGAAGTATCTACACCAATAACTTCAGCCCAACTTGGATCAAACGTTTGTTCAGCATCAATAAACATTTGCTGAGCATCGGGGTCTTGTTGCTGCGCTTCATATATGGCAATCATTGCCATAAGTGTTTTACCAGAACCTGATGGACCATAATACTGAATTAATCTTCCTCTAGGCAAACCACCAGATGATAACGCATTATCTAATAATAAAGATCCTGTAGAAATAACTGGAACTTTTTCTCCAATTGTTTCATGAGCTAATCTATAATCTAATTGTTCTTCAGAGTCAGAGTAACTCTTAAAAAAAGCATCTAATTTATTCGCCATATTTTTCTCCGATCATTCGTAGCCTTCGGGCACTTTTTCTTTATCTGTCGTATTGTTATATCCGAGGATCGTTTTACGCATACCGGCTGAAATATCTTTAAAATGATGATGACTTTTTATTAAAATGTCATATTTTTTCTCTAATACTACTTTAGATGCTTTTGCCTTAGCTAATCTTATTTGTAATTCCTCAACAATTGGTGACGATTCTCCTGCCCATTTTTTCATTTCAGATGTTGTTCTTAAGCCTTCTGGAGCCATATACTCCAGTGATACTTTATTCTTTGTACTATTTATCTTAGTTTCTAAATAACTAACGGTTTTAACTATTTTACATAGATATTCACTTAATATATCTGCTCCTCTTAATGACTTTTGCTGCAATAACTCTGCATGAGCTAAATCATGAGCAGTTTCTTCTGCTAAACTTTGTAAAACTTCCTGTATATCAGTTAAATCAAATTGAAGAAAATCCTCTTCCATCTGATCTCCTAAAAAATCCTTAAGACTTACTTTATCCATAATTAACTTCCTCTACAATAATTGAATCTGCGAAACTTTTTCTCGACAAACGAAGTTTCTATTATTTATCTTTAATTTTTTCACGAACCTCAGCAGATAACTCTTCTAATTGCTTATACATTAGTCTTATATGCTGCTGTTGCATAACTGCCATCAAAAATAAAAACACCTCAAAACTAGTCTTTCGTTTTGATGGCGGTTTTAGAAAGATTATAATACCATTTTCATCTGTTTCAAATAAATCAATAAATAAATCTTCTCCCTTGTTTGTCAAACTTGTATAAGATGCAACTATTTTATTAAATAGTTGTATCTCATCATATGTTAAATCAACGCGTTTATTATCAATTGCAATAAGAGGCATAATTATTTCCTATTAACCTGATCGAGAAAATCCGCCTTTGCCTCGATTTTCTCCTGATTCGAAGTTCTTATGAGAATTATATACCCTCTCATGCATTTGTTGTAATTTCATTAAATCCGCCGCGTTCGTAGTTCCTCCACCACGCTGAGCATTTTTATTTGCCATAGCTAAAACAACAGCAGGAATTTCATCATCATCTGATACTGACAACGAAGATGCAATATTAGATTCGCTTTCAGATATTAACCCCTGCATCTCTGCAATTGCTTCCGGATCTGCTTGCTCCATCATTTCAGCACTAATAAATCCATTATTATCAGAAGTTATGGCAGATGACCCTGCCCTCTTAATTTGTTTCGCCATATTCTTAAGACGTTGAGTCTTCTCTGCCGCTGATTTGTCCCCATCGATATTGGGCTTAACGGCTTCGGCTCTTTTAAAGAAGGCTGATGTTCGTTCATCTGATTGTATTTTTTCCGCTATAACTTCTTCTTCTTCACCATTTTCATTCTTTACTTTAACTGTAAACTTACCATTTTCTACTACATCTTTTTGTGGTTTTTTAGATTTAATATCGTCAGTAACTTGTTTAGCGAAATTTTCTAAAAACTCACCAGGTAAATATCTTGGCAAATCTTGAGAATCTGTTTTTATAAAACCATAATTTGATAAAAGCCAATCATAAAATTGATCTGGATAACTTAATAGCTCTTCAATTGTCGAACGTAAATCAGAGAATAAATCTTTTAATTTCTCTTCCATGACACTTTGACCACAAAATGGACAAACATTACTATCTATGGCATGTTTCCATTTAGGATTTATTTCTGATTCACAAGACATACATTTCATTATTACAACCTTTATTAAACACTTATGCTATTTATATCAACAAAATAGGTAATTAAACTCTTTTGAACGATCCTTTGAACTTAAGATCTTTGACTGGAGTTGTCTTTTCATGTTTCATCGCAGTCTTTTTAGATTTAGTTCTAACAACAGATTGCTTTTTTGTAGATTTAACTGCCTTTTTATTTAAATCTTTTTTAGCAGTTTCTATAATTTCGGATCGTGCATCTGCTCTTTCCTCAACAGTATCTAAAAGCAATAAGTTTCCTTCGGAAACAATAGGAAATTTATCTGTAAGATCTTTCATTACAACGAAACCAAGATCTGTTACTTCATCAGGAACAACGCCAACAGTAACTTCCATTGATTGTGGTTTTTCTTCAACAGGAAGTGTTTTATTTATATTCTTATACAAAATATGCTTTGTCTTATCTCTAAAAGAATCGGAAACCCATTTTGGAATGTAATGATTAAAATACGTACTTCTTCCACGAGTACTACCAGAATTAGTTTGATCTAAAATAGTAATTAAATTTTCAACTACATTATTTGGTTTAATTTGTTTTACAAATGGATCTCTATCAGGATCTAATCCTTTAGCAACAATAACTCCTCTTACATAGTCTAAAAATTGAGGCATAATAAAATTCAGAATAAACTTTTCTTTTACACTCTCTAATTTATACTTAAGTTCTCTCTTTTTAAAATTGTACTTCATCTTCAGTCTATTCTTAAAACTATTCTTAACTACTATTGTTGGCATTTTACTTCTTTCCTAAATTTTTAGTGGGCTTTCTACCTCTACGACGTGGCTTTGGTTTGCTGTCCGTTTTAAATGTTTCTTTAGCAGATTCAATTTCTTTTTGCGTTGGCTTAAAAGCACCAGTTGGACCCATAGTTATTATATCAGAAACTTCTTCTATATCGTTAACAGAAGCGGCTGCTGATATTATAGAATTAGTAGATTCGGAAAGCGACAGGCTTCTGGAATTCAAATCTGTAGAACTGGTATAGTTGTGTGGAGTTGAATTCATTCGTTTAACTGGAATTCCAGCGCCCGTGCTTCCAATATTAGAAGTATATATATTCGAATCTAATACCCCCATAAGTTCTTGGTATAAATCTGAATCATCTTTATATTTCATTTCGGCGCAATCTACAATTTGTCCCCTACTATTAGAATATTTAGCAGAATTATTCTCATCAAAACTAACTAATTTATCTAATTCATTTTCTTCTGTAACAAACATATTTGGTTTTGGTTTTTCACGCTTAGGGATAAATTGTTGAAAATGTTTTTGAATATCTTCTTCTTTTGGCTTATTCTTAGAGTACCTAGGAGAGTCTGTTCCAGAATTAAGCTTTAAAAAAAAATTTGACAAAATATATCCAGCAAAATCTTCTATACTAGAATTATTATTTTTGAACTCTATAACTTTTTTTAAGATATGAGCAAAAACATCACCACTTTGTGTCCCAACAGTATTTGACATGGGCTGCTCCGATGTATCATCATCTACAATAATTGTACCAGAATCAGACTGGTAAGCTTTAACTGGTAGTTTGCCATCCTTAAACCATCTGTATGCGGTTAAGTACGCTATGCCTTGTTTTCTTGCCCAATCTGCTAACTTCATATCTCTATTCTCCATTATGCATATACAAATAATATCAGATATATCATTTTCTATTTTAAAAAATAGTTTTATTTACTTCTAATATCTTATATATCAATCATCTGAATCTTCGTCCAAATCAATGAGACCTTCATCATACAAATGATCTTCAATTTGTTCTAGTAAGTTATCGATTTTATTAATTTTTAATTTATTAGGTTTAGTATCTTTCAAGCTAACTTTCTTAGCCTTCAAATCTGCTGGCAATGCGGGGTTAAGTGATACATCATATAAATTACTTAAAATAATTCCCATGTTATCATCATAGTCATTTGTATTTCCAGAGAAACGTAATGCAATACCTGTATCAAAAGTTGCTTTACTATGAACTTGTTTTATTCTATCCTGAACTGTTTGCCACCTATCTGGAAATATAGTACAAGAACATTGCTCGCCATGCATATCCTCTATTACAGCTTTAATCATTGATTGACCATAATATTTGCTTGTTTCTTTTTTAACCTTAAATTCAAAATAATCTTTTACTATAGCAATAACTGAAGACATTGTAGTTTTATCTGCAGATTTCTTAATATCTGTTATATTATTATGATCTTGAGCGAAGAATCTTCCATGAGCCTGATATGGTTTACATACAAATGATTCTCCAAGATAAAACTGTTCTAGTGCATATAATTCAGACATTCTCCATTCACCCTCTTTTGTCCAAGGATAAACAAATTCTTCTGTTTTAGGGTCATGCTTCTTACACCATACCTGTAATTTTTTACGATAATCAGAACAATATAGATATATTAATTTTCTAGGAATCTTAAATTCATCTAATGCTCCGCTTGCCGCTAAAGCTTGAATATTATTAGCTCTAACTTTTTTAGAATCTACTCTAACCATAAAATCAAAAAAACTATTAAATGGTCTTTTAGCAATAATATCTTTAATCGCTTCTTCACCAAGAAACTTTAAAGCATCTAATCCTGTAACTAATTTATTGCCATCAGTAATAGCATATGTTAGCTGTGATCTATTGATATTTGGTGGTATAATCTTAATCTTATTATCTCTAATTTCTCTTTTAATTTTCTCAATATTGCCCTTAGAGTCTTGTGCGTTTGAATTTACTTCAAACATAAGATTTGCTAATAAAAATTCAATTGGATAATGTGCTTTTAGATAAGCAGTCTGATAACCAATCATTGAATATAATACTGCGTGACTAATATTAAAACCATACCCCTGGAACTTATCAACTACTTCATCCCAAATTCTTTTTGCAATTTCTTCATTAATATTATTGTTTACAGATCCTTGTAAAAATTCATTTCTCCACTTACGAGCCTTCTCAGGATCTTTTCCTTTAGCTTTAGTAAGTTTACGTAAACGATCTGCTTCGTGTAAAGTCCAGCCAGCTACATCTTGAGCAAGATACATTAAGCATTCTTCATAAAGACCAAAACCATATGTATGCCCAAATCCTCGTTCAAGTTTAGGATGTAATAATGTCATTGGCTTTTTGCCATCACGAGTAAGAATAAAATCATTACGCATATCTCTTGCAGAAGGTCTCGCCAATGCATTGATATTTGCAACATCATTTATATTCTGAGGTTTAATACGCCTACACAACTCAATAGTTCCACCACTGGTTCCCAATTGAAATACACGTAAAGTATCACCTGCAGATATTAAATCATAAGTATCTTTGTCATATTTATCATAATTTAACTGCTCTGGTGGTACTTCTTTCCCAGCACCCTTTATTAATTCATAAATCTTGCTTATAATATCTAATGTGGACAAACCAAGCATGTCCATCTTCACTAAACCATTATCTTCTGCTTTTTCTTTATCATATTCAATTGCTAAAGCTCCATCCTTATCTTTTCTTAATGGAATAAGACCTGTCAATGAACGCTGAGAAATAATAATACCTCCAGCATGTGTAGACCAAGCACGATACTTACCACAAATTGCTTTATACTTAAGAAATTCTGGATATTTCTTGCAATATTCTGCAAATAATGGAACTTTAGCGAATGCATCATCAATATTATGAATATCTGACGGAATGCAATCAGCTACATCATTGCCGATTTTAATTGCTGATTCACGAGACCCTCCTAGCTCACAGGCTCTAGAGATATCTCTAACAAATACTTTAGGTGTAATTGTATTAACATTAGATACATGTGCAACATGATCTTCACCATATTTTTGTTTAAGATAGGCTTGAACTTTAGCACGCCCTGAAGGCGCAAAATCTGTATCAATGTCCGGAAAACTAGACTTTTCTTTGTTATGGAATCTTGCAAAAATCAAATTATACTTAATAGGATCGGCTTGATGGATATTTAACAAATAAGCAATCAATGATCCGCCAACAGATCCGCGACCTGCCCCAACAGCAACGCCATTATTCCTAGACCAATTTATGTAGTCTGCAACAATAAGCATGTAACTAGAAAAACCATGATATTCTAATACATCTAGTTCTTCAATTATACGATCCTTATATAGTTGAATTTTATCATCAGAAATCTCTGATAATCTTATTGGAAAATTCTTATCACAGATATATCGAAGATATAGTTTATCTTCATCTAATGTTTGAATTTCTGGTGGTTGAAGTCTACTCCAAACCAAAAACTGCTCATAGTCAAGTTCATCTTTAACTGGAAAGATAGGTAATTCTTTTCCAGATGGGTTAGAATGCTTTGGGTCTATCCATGCAGGATATTCGCACAAATTAGCAAAATACACGCTGTTAGTACAAAATGTTTCAGCGGCTTCTTCGCCATAATTTCTTGTAAAAAAAGCTTTCACTTCATCACCAGACTTTAAATAAAAATCTGGAACAGGATATCTCAAACGATATGTAGAATATATTGGTTGGTGTGCGCCAATTGCCAATAAAACATCGTGAGTTTCGTAATCTTCTTTTCTTACATAATGAGTATTACATGCAGCAACAACTCGTATACCATGCTTCTTGCCGTAATCTATTAGTTTATGATTTATGAATTGTTGATCTATCTCATCATTAAATATATTAGATCCGCGCTTCATATTATTGGGCTGAATCTCAAGACCAAAATTATCACCAAATATAGATTTAAGTTTAATTACTGCATCTTCTGCCTCATCAAACTTACCATTCATTAATAATTGGCTAATGACTCCATTTCCGCAAGCAGTTAAACATATTATTCCCTCAGAATATTGCTCTAATAACTTCCAATCAATAACTGAATAGACTCTTTTACCGATCATTGAGTTTTGATCGAAGCCTTTTTTATTTAATGTTAGGATATTTTTATATCCTTCTGCATTTTGTGCTAGAAGGACAATATGCCTTAATCTGTCAATAGGTTGTTCAATATCATTTTGAAAATAAAACTCACACCCAATAATTAATTTTACACCAGTATTTTTGGATATTTTTAATGCGTCCCATGCGCTCGCTAACGAGCCATGGTCTGTAATGGCAATTGCTGATTGTTCTAATTCTTTGGCTCTATTAAATAAATCCTTAACTGATGATAAAGAATCAAGAATAGAAAAGTCTGTCTGATTGTGCAATGAAACAAAATCGATCATATTACTTCCGTTATTTGGTTAAGTATTATAACAAATACACATCTCACTCATTTTAGAACTATTTTAACCTAATAAAATAGGTTACGTGTGTTTTGTCAGGGAATACACGATGTTACAGTAAATTGTGCTTATCTAAGATAAGGCGCATATATTTTTCGTCAATAGATCCAAAATTATCATAAATATGATCAATTGATTTAAATTGCTCGCGCCAAAACTTTTTATTTTTACCACCACATAATAGGTTTTTTAAATCGTCATGGAATAATTGTTTCTTTTGAAACAATCCATGTGCAATACAATTAACTGCTTCCCAATTGTTTTTTAACTCTTCTAGCGTTTTAGCAATTAGATTTTTTTTAAAACGATATCTTTGTTTACCAGGTCGGGCAAATTCATATTGTTTAATTAATTTTGCTGCCTTTTTGGTATCATCAGACGACCCATCCTTCAAGAATAAGGGGAATTTATCAGAACCAGAAATTGTTTTAAAATGATACTTTTCGGCAGTTAGCCCGGCATACATTAAGCATATTTCCGAAATAACTGCATAATTTATCAGCTTGCTATCTGACATGTCTTCTGCTGTAAAAAAATCAAAATTAGTGAATCCATGAACTTTATTTTTGCCATACGGAAAAACACGCACAGATTCTATTTTTGCCAAATGTAATAAACCATAAATTGTATGACCAGCTTCGTGATAAGATGTTGAAATCAAATTATGTGTAAACGCAATATTGTTTTTGGCAATATTTTTAGAAATATTTATAGAATCTGTGCGGTTCGCCATGTTTTATCCAATCTGTTGAAGCAACTCCTCAAGTTTATTGAGCTTTTGGTCACATTCTGAACGCTTACACTTGACCTGAAGCCTGTTAGAACCAAGTGGTCCTGTTACTATAAAGTCCAGATTATCGGCATATAGTATTCCGGCAGCAGTAAAATGCGCTAATTCTGTGAATCCCAATGAAACTAGAGATGCTAACAGACTGGCGTCTATCGGTCTATCAATCTTATAAATAGTGGATTTCTTTCCACAACAAGCTTGAACTGTAAACCTTTCAATTTTCATTCTTCTTGATTATCTAGATTAACTCCCTTACCTTCCAGTAAAAACATAGCATACTTCAACTTTACAGTTTGAGCTTTTATTGCTTCACGATAAGGCGCAGAGAACTCTTTTACTAATTCTTTAGCAGAATTTAATTTTTCATCAACATCCTGTTCTTTTTCGATAGTATAAATATTACCTTCGCAAGTTACTACCATCTTCTTAAGATCTTCTGTGCTCGCAGCATCAGCAATTTCTTTAAACTCAGGCATTTTACCTAAAGCTTTTACCCACTTCTCTGGAAATGTTACTGGCATATTGTCATCTGTCTTACTCATTTTTTTGTCTTCCTTTATTCAATAAATCTAACGGTTTTTGTTATGAAATCTAACGTATATTCATCTTTAATTCTAGAGAATAATATCTGTAAATATCCAGTTCTATTCATTTCTTGAATGATTTCATCTGGAGTTGATTGTGTTTTAGATTGAAGTATATTTTGTTTTATTACATCAAATACTTCTTGTTCCGACATCTGTGCTTCTGGTTCTGTGTCACGAATCATATCTAACACTAAAGATAGCTTGACATTAGATTCAGCCATCTCCATAAATTTCTTTCGATCTATATCTGCTAATGAATCCCAATCCATTTTTGATTGATGTGTTAAATACTTTGCTTCAGATAGGGTAAGCCAATTAGGAACTTCAAATGAATGATTTTCAACTAATACACGAGATATAGCTTCATTAATTTTAGTTTTCTTAGCAATTGATAGTTTTGCTGCAGCAGATTGTACTACGAATTCTTTCAATTCTGCAAAATCTTTTCTGCCCACCTTTACTGCCAACTCATCATTTAAAGGACAAGGCTCATTCTTTGCTCCCATCGATAATGATGTGGTAAAATGAATTGTTTTGCCAGCTAATGATGGCAAACCATCTTCTGGAACAACAAGATCAAATTCTCTTGTTTCACCAAGAGTCATTCCTAATAAATTATCATCAAACATAGTTAATTGACTATGACCAACGGTAATCATTTCACCTTCTGCTGACAAATTATCTATTTTTTCTCCGTTCATTGTAGCAACATAATCTATAATGACATTATCACCTTTTTGTATGAAATCATTTTCTTCATAAGGTACTGATGTACCAAAACGAACTCTTAATTCTTGCATCATCTTTTCTGTAAATTCTACAGAATTAATTGTTTCATGAGGCATTGGCAATTCAAAATCACGATATTTAGTCAATTCAAAATCTGGTTTTACAGCCAAATCAAAATCACATATGAATTTACCATCAGCCATTAATAATGAATTAAACTTAGGGGCACCATGTGGGCGGAGCTTCTTTTCAAATAAAGTATTATGATATGCGTCTTCTGCTAAACTTCTTTTTACAGATTCTTCAATTTGATTTCTATAGTGCATCTTAATAGCATCTACAGACGCCTTACCTTTTCTAAAACCTGGCACAGGAGCTTTCTTAAAATGTTTCAAGATTTCTCCTCTTTTATTTAAAATTTCGCCAGCATCAGCTATGTAATGAATTGATAGCTTACAAGGTTCAACTTCTTTAATTTCGATATCCATAATTCCTCTTTATTTTAATTACCACTCAATTTCACCATGTATTCTGGTCGGATCTGCCATTTTTCGTCCCTCTGGACAAACATTAACATGATCACAAAATCTACATAGATTAGATGTTTTGGGATTAAATTCTTTCTCGTTTAATATTTGATCTGCATACCCTAAGTATTTATCAGCCACTTTTAATATCTCTGGCTTCGTAAACTCAGCAGTTATATATTCGTAATTATGCCTTAACATAATATATGATGCTCTAACCTTCTTGACACTCGGGTCTTCAGAGACTATAACATAGGCATAAGTTAATAATTGAAAAAAATCGTCTTTGAGATATTTTTTATTTTTAGACGTCTTATAGTCGCAGACGTGTAGCATATCATCGTCATCAAGTTGGATTCTGTCAATCATGCCGTTTAATATAACTTTACCGCCAACTAATAATTCAAAATTTTTCTCACAGGCAAGGACGTTGGCGGTTAAATTATTTCTTTTATTGCTCGTAACTATTCTAAGATACTGGTCAATCATTTTCCAGCATTCTTTCTTCATCTCTGGTGTCAAATCAGAACGATACTCATCCACAGCATCTTTAAATGCTTTTGTCATTACTTTATTGTAAGGCTCTAATGAACCATTAATATAAGAATTATGAAAATCTTCTAAAACCTTGTGACAAAACTTTCCCGTTGTATGAAAATCCCAGGTTTTACGAGGTAATTTATCTATATACGTATACTTGTATTTTGCCTTGCAATCCAAAAAAGTTTTTGTCTTGCTTACGGACAATCGAAATTCATTACTCATTTAATATCTTTTCTATTTAAAGCGTTCAGTATGTATATGTCAAGTAAATATCATTAATTTATCGATTCTAATTATAAACTTATCAATAGTATTTTTCATTTCTTCGGCTGTCATTGGTCTCGGCTCATATAATTCACAAAATAATTCACTAAACCAATTTGGATCAGAATAAATCGTCCATAAAATGGATTTATCAGGATTATAGATAGAATTTAATGGCAATGATAATTCTGGATCATTACATATTTTTCGTTCAGTCTCATGTGACTCAAGCAAATTATGATACAGGGCTATAACAAATGTGCCTTCTTTTACATAAAGAGCATCATATTTAAACCAACCACCATAACTTCTTTTCCAATCTGATAATTTATACTTACCTAATTTCATAGATCAGAACAATACTCTTCTAGTGAATGGCAGCCATTCAAATACAAATCCGGCACCCTTGTTCTTAGAAAGAACAACCCCAGATAGATTTCCATCGAAACTCCCTGTTGGTTGATAAGGTGTCTTAGAAATAATCCATCTACTATTATGCGTATCCAAATAGTAATACGTCATAGTATTATCTCTTGGATTATAATGAGATCTTAAGAATGAACCCATAACGGGTGGAGAATCTAAACCACTATTATAGTAACTATTTCCGTCTCTAATTGTTTCTGGATTTTCTAAAGAGAAAAAGGTTCTATTAATATGTGGTGGATCATCTGGATCTTCTTTAGAATAATCTTGAAATATAACAAATGCTCTTGGATCAAATAGATTACTAAATTGTTCGCTTTCTTCTGGTGGAGCATCAGGAATTTCTATCGTAACATTAGCCGGTAAATTTCCAACAGTTGGCTGACCTTGCGCATCACGAGTCGTATATACTACACTGTAATTCTCAAGATTATATGGTTCATTTGTAAATCCAACCTCATTGCCAGCACCGTCATAACCACTAGGTATCTCTGTTAAATCTGGATTATCTACTGTTATTCCAGCTTCACCTGGACTTAAAAACTGAGCATTTGGTTGTATTGGGTTTGTTCCAAAGGGATATAAACCTGGAATATTGGATCCTGCTTGAGCATCTGTCGCAGAATGTGGTAGTCTAGCATTTTCTAACATATTGGTTTCATATTCTTCTATTATAATTGGAGAGAATGTTAAGCCATCTGTTGCTAATACTCGTAGCTCAACTTTTAATGAATATGTTGGGAATATAATTGGGTCAACATAAATGTCTGATGATAATGTTGGATTGGTACCATCTAACGTATAAAAAATAGTTGCAGGGATACTAGTAGTAATTGCAACAGATCGTGGTATACCTGCAACTACCTGATCACTTGATTCTAAAATTGTAACACTTATAATTGCCATATTATACCAGATTTAAAAACTTAGCATTTCGGGGAGTCATATCTTCTTTCAACATAACACGATAAATTTTGTGAGCAGCCTTTCGAAAAAGCTTTGCCAAATTAATATATGTTAAATCTCCCTCTCTTCTATACAAGATTATGAAGCAATCATAGTATTCCATAAATTCTAATTCAGGTGATATCCCCTTATATTTCCCACTCTTGATTGCCATAAGCTTGTTAACTGCATAAAAAATTAGAAACCTATAGAACTTTTGTTCTCCATTAACTATGTACTTAGGTACAAATTCTTTTTTTAGGTTTTCTACATCCATCTTAAGATATGCAGAAATATACTCACTTCAACTTATGCACTATATCAGATGCAATTTCTTTTAAATCTATTTTGGTCCCATTATTATCTACGACAAAATCAAACTCATTGTCATTTATTGATTCTTGTTCCGTTTCACTTAAATGATTCATTTTGTTTAAAGAATCTCTTTTAATTCGAATCATGTTATATCCAAGATTTTTGAAGTGATTAAACTCATTAACAAACCTAACATCAGTGATAATAAATGATGATCTAAAGCTGTCTGCTGCTTTTTCAGATTTATAAGTCGCTACATCTAACCATATAAACTCACTATATCCTCTACCAACTTCAGTGCCCAGATCTTGCAGCAACATTCTATATGTTAATGGAACTCCATTTTTAAATGCATTTGGTACAAGATCTTTTCTTAGCTCAGAAGGTCCATATAATGTCTGTTTTTTAGTTCTAGGAAACATTATTCTAATAATTTCCTTTATAGGATCAGCTAGTGCTACCAGTTCTGCGCCGGTACCAGGAAAATTATAAAACTGCTTCCTCAATAACTTTGCAAACGTATCTTTTCCGGACCCAGCTTTTCCAGAAATAGCTATCTTATACATCTTATGCATTATATCTCCTTACCACGATGACACAATCTGCGCTTTAGATATCATGTTTATATCTTGATCAACTAATACAGCATGAGAGAACTTATCTTTTAATCTATCATTATGTGTAATAACAAGTATTGTAAAATCTTTTTGGAAAAACTTAACGATATCAGCAAAAGCATCTACACTTGCTTTATCTAAAGATTGATCCATCTCATCTAACAATAAGAACTTAATATCTGTCCCCATCATTTTCTGTAATAAGAAAGATAATCCTAATTTAAGGCTAAAAATAATAGCTAACTTCATTGCACCAGATAATTGACCATAAACTCTTTTTCTACCATTCATCATGTAGTTAATTTCTAGTGTATCATCTTGCGTTCCATCACCTTTCGTCTTTTCAATAACAAAAGATAACTGTAAACCAGGCTTAAGTTGAGTTAACAAACTATTAGCCTCTATCTGTAAATTATCTAATAAATTTTGAATTATTAGATTCGGAATACCAACTGCTGAAAATGATTTTATTACGTGAGGATATATTGTAAACTTAGTTTCAAGATCTAATAAATTCTTTTTTAAATCCTTCTGTTTTACTGAATCCTGTTCTTTTTGAATAATATTGTGTTGTATTACGGCTTTAGTTGCACTTAAATGCGCAACTTCCTTATTAATAGCCGCAATCTCTTTATTTATTACAGATAGACTTTCTTTAGAAACTTTTATCTGATCTTTAATAATATTAGCTTCTTCAATAGAAGAATTTTTAAGATCCTCTTTTACGGATTCAATCTCTATTAGTTTCGTTTCTAAATCTGCTGTGAATTTATCTAATAAACCCTTATATTCATCATGAAGCGCTTTTTTATCTTGTATTTCTTTAGACTTATTGGTAATTTGAATATTAATATCTTCTAATTGTCTTTTAGATAAATTAAGACTATTTATTATTTGTTGTGCTTTTAATATCTCAACGTTTAATTCAGTAACAGACTTTTTTGCTGTCTGGATATTTATTTGACACAATTTTATTTCATCCGACAATTGTGCTTTACAAAGTTTTTTATGTTCAGGCGTCAATTGTTGTCTACAATGCTTACATACACTATCATCAGGAACCGGTATCTTTAATTCATCATATCTAAATATATTATTCTGAATAATAAGATTATTCTTTGTAATCTCATCTTTTGTTTGAGACATTTGTTCCATAACAATATCAATTTGAGAGTAATCTAATAACGCCAACTTTACTTGTTGTTCTTTAAGGTTTTTTACTTCTAACACAAGATATTGCGCAGATTTAACAATATTACTTTTCTTGGTTTGATATTCTTTAATTGATGTTTCTAGTTTACTTTTTTCATTAACTAATGATTTTTCTGTAACCAATAATGAGGCAAATTTACTTTCTAATACAGAATGAGTATTCACAAGATCATTTAATTTGCTGGTTTCTAAATCATGACGTTCATTAGATAATTTTAATAGCTCTTGCTGATTATTTAGCTGCGATTCTATATTAATTAGCTGCGATTTAAAATCAACTAAATCTGTTTCTGGAGTTCCCATATTATCAAGAAGCATTTTATGTCTTTCGATATCTTTTGAAATTATGGACGCCCTCTCTTTTGCTATTTTTTCTAATTTGTCATAGATTACCAGCCCAAATGCTTCTCTTAAAATGCCCTTGCGCTTTCCGGGGGTAACGGTGCTCAACCCGGTAAAATCATTTTGTATGAAGTGTAGCGTACTCCTAAAGGCACCAAAATTAGTCTTGATCAGCTTACCCAGTTCCTTCTCTGTATCTGCTGCTCTACGACCACTAATATCTTTCCAATATTTATTTATTAAACCATCATCAGCTATTACTTTAAAAATATTATCAATTTTTAAAGTATGATACACTTCATTATCAGGACCATCTACAGTATTTCTTTTTAACAAAGAAATATCAGTAGCTCCCTTTACCGTTCTAGATCTAGATAATCTATATTCTTGTCCATCAATAACAAAATCAAAAACAACTTTACATAGTGATGTATCTTCTCTTATTATCATTTCTAGATTAAGATCTACTGCTTGGTTAAATAAAACATATTCAATAGCTTTGAAAATAGTCGTCTTCCCGACACCATTTGAATATAATTCGCTATTTTCAATCTTACCGACTATTAATGCAGAGTTAAATTGAGTAAAGTCAATGAAACCATACGAATAACACATAAAATCTTCAATATATAATCTAAGTGGTTTCAATCTTTCACCTCAGACCTATAAGTATTATAAATATCAATTGCTAACGACATAAAATCAGATCTCATTTTTTCATCAACATATACGTTAGCATAAGTTTTTATTGCAGATGTCATATCCATTTTAGTATCTAAAACATTATTTACATCTTTTTTAATAACAGATACCTTCTTAGACTCGAAAATCCCAGCTACACTAAAAGCTCCCTTAGAAATAAGAAACTTTTCTATATTAGATTTATTAATTGATTTTAGATCAGATGATTCTAAGTGAACCTCTACCCTTACTATAGCCCTATCAAATACGTCATCTATTCTTTTAAGTTCTTTTATCACATACTCAGTAGTTTTCTTAACGGATTTAGGAACAGATATAGAAATCTTTTTTAATGGTCTTGTTGGAATATCCATATTTCTAAAAAGACCAGAATCACAATCATAAACAATAATATGTTTCTTCTGATCTGTTTCTCCGAAATTAGATATGTCCATACTTCCAATATGAGATACAAATGGATTTTTTGCCATTACCTGTGGTTTATGAACGTGTCCCATCCACACATAATCATATCCTTTGAACATATTTATTGGGCAGAATAATTCATTATTTATATCATCTATCTCATCGCCAATTGGTATAGAACCTTCTATAGCTAAGTGTCCAACTAATATTTTTCGATATGTAACAGGAATACTTGCCAACTCATATATTAAAGAATCTTGAATAATTGTTAATGCAGCAGAATTTGAACTTGAGTTAAGAGATTTTCTATCTTTAAATGGAACCATAGTAAATGCCGCTGTTCCAATACATATTGTATTGATGTTCTTATATATGCTTACATTATCAAGCTCAGCCTCAGTAATAATATCTAGCGGAGAATATAATTCATTTCCACTGCGTAAAATGTCATGATTTCCGAGTATTATATGAATAAAAACATTATGTATCCTACATTTATTTAGCCAGGACATAAATAATGTTATTAGCGATGGGTGTGGTTTTGGGTCATCAAATACATCACCAGTAATAATTATATGGTTAGCTTCTTGATTAATAGCTTGTTCTAAAGTCCAGTCTAACAAATCAAGTTGATCTGCTATACGGCTATTTAAACTGGTTCCTATTCCCGCTTTGCCAATGTTTGTAGATTTGCCAATATGCGGGTCTCCTAATATAATTATGTTATTCATATACGCGCTTCTAAATCATAAATAAGACACAATTTGCTCTTTTAAATCTTCAACCATTTGAAGCAAAGCGTCATTATTTAGTTTATGTTTAAGATTTATGGTATCATATACCCAGCATACATGCTCAATAAATTCTAATGATTTCGGGTCTGTATGTTCAGATCGAAAATCACGTACAGCCTCAGAGAAGCTTAACATGATCTCAAATCTTTCCGAAAAATCCTCTTGCTGAGGAGATTCTAAATCATCCACAATATTGGAATTAAATAATTCTAATATCTTATGTGCAGCCTTTACTTCGCTAATCCCGTCCATTTTTGCTACAAAATCACAACAACCTCTACCAGTATGACAACCAAAACAATAGAATGTATTAGTTTCTGGATAATATAAAAAGGACGCGGTACTCTCGCGTCCTCCCTTATGTGATTTAAATGGACAAATAATCTTATGATTATCTATATCTAAATGTAAACCATAATGTTTAAACACTTGTGTGATGGATACATTATTTGCTCGACTAATTAAGTCTTTATAAGAAGATTTTACTGAAGAAGGCGTTGCAATATCTCCATCTTCCCATGATGTTTCGCCGTAGCTATTGGATCCGGTTGTACTTGATAAGTTGCACATAATTGTGAATATTTGCTATAAATCTCTTTTTCCTCAGCAATGAGGTCTAACAGGATATCTTTGTTCAACATGGCATAATTTATTCACTGTTTTTAGGTTTGTCAAGAGCTTGAGCAATTTCTTTTTTTACAATCTCTTGTAAAACAATGGGATCCGTTTTCTTTTCCAATTGATATTCTAAAGAATTAATCTTTTCTCTTTGCATTAAGCAGGTTTTTAATAATAAAATTACCCACATTAATGATCCCATCCCCTCTTGTTCATTAGGATCAGTATTTACCTCTACTGCTAGTTTAATCATATTCGCAAGCAATTCAGATTCCATTTCTTGCGCGAATACATTTTTATTTTGATGCAATGTTTTATCTAACATTGCTTTTTTAAATTGCGCAGAAAACTCAGCAGCCTGTTTTTTGTATCCAGTAGAACGGTTCTGTACGACTTTAACCTTATGCTCAAAATCTTGTTGAGTTTGTTTCTTTGGTATAGCCTCAAAAATTGATTTTTGAGAACTTACTTTTTTTAAACCCTTATTAGAAACTACCTCTAAATCATCATCTTCTTCATCAAATGGCATGATTCCTCATTTATTTTCATCAGGACTGATACAAATATATTTATTTGTCATTTCAACAGTATAACTACCCTTAAGTGCTTCTTCTAATGCTGGTAACACTGCTGGAACTTTGTACTTTAAATATAGCTTAGTTGGTTCAATATTAATTGGTTCACAATACATATGAACAAATTGTTCTGGTAAAGCAAACATCTCTAATTTTTTACCTTTAATATCGTTCCAAACCTTTTCTGCAAGAGTCAAAGTTTTTGTTTTTGGAGCTTCTTTAGTTGCATCATTAGTCATATCAGTTTTCTTATTCATTTTCTTTCCCCATACTACTTGGTACTAACACTACATATATCAGCAAATGCACTCTTAAATGCACTTGTTAAGACTAATCCGGTTATTCTTTTAAGTTCCTTTTTATCAAAAATAACCACAGTTGGAACATTATTTATTGAAAATCTCTTACATAGCTGCATAAAATTATCAGCATTAATGGCAAAAAAATTGATATCACTATATTTTTGTTCCATCTTGTCTATCATTACCAACATCTTCTTATTGTATGGAACCCATGATGCGTAAAAATATAATACACACATTTTATCAAATTTTAAATCTGATTCTTCCGATATGAATATCATTAATTGTTAGGTTCCTTATCTCCAGCAATTAAATCTTCAAGAACTTTATCTAAATCACCTGGAACTTTTGCATTCTTTAACATTGATTTTGCAATAAATCTAGCAATATCTTCAGTTTCTTTTGATAATTCTTCTCTAGTAATATAGCCTTTAATAAGTAAAAGTCTTTCTAATGCTGCAACTTTAACTAATAATTCAGATAAAATAGTGATATCTTCAATTTCATTTTTCATTTAATACGCCCACAACATTTTTTGAATTTTTTACCCGACCCACAAAGACACTTATCATTTGGTCCTTGTTTTGTTATTAATGGTAATGTCTTCACTATTTCTGGTGACGCACTATCCATAAATAACTTACCATTCAAATGATCTATCTCATGTTGGCATATAACAGCTACAAATCCCGTTGCTATGAAACTGTGAGGATACACTAGATTATTAGTTACATATACTTCTTGATACCTTAAAGTATTTTCAACTCTACCAGGAAAAGATAAACAACCTTCTTGTAAAAATTTAGCCTTATCAAAGCCCTTCTCTATCTTACAGTTAACTAAGTCAATATCAATTCCACTAAATCTAATAATTGCAACTTTTTTTGAAATGCCAATTTGTGGAGCGGCTAATCCTACGCCACCTCTTCCAAGCCTATTAGCTTCTTTTAATTCAAAATCAAGTTTGCTTATTAGATCCACCGCCTCATCTTCTGTAACATCTTCACATGGTGCTCTTAATATATTTTCGTCATTTGTGATAATCATTATAAATCCATATTATTTACTTCCGCATCTACTACAGCCTCTATAACCTTGTTTTCTAAGATCACCATTAATTTTTTTAAGGCAGACGGAACATTGCTTTTGAAACCCTGAACATGATTCACATATTACTGAAATATTATTTAATACAATAGCGTTACATCTAATACACTTTTTATTTGTAACTAAAATGGCTAATTTAGAGCAATTGGCGCAGAACATGATAATTCCTTTAGTAATATTCCGTTATATTAATGGAGATATTAATAATGCCATTTTTCCCATTTATTTACGATAAAAAGCAGAAAAAAAAGAAAGAACCCCTTCCACTTTATGTAGAAGAAGTTCCATATAACGAGTCTTGTGAACCACAAGAAAATCAAGAAGATCAAGAAGATCCAAGAGTAATAATAGACATTATGTAATCACTTATTTACAGAATCTAATATTTCTTTAGCCTCTTTAAAGAAACTTTTAGCATTTATTAACCCTAAATAAGAATTAACTATGCTTTTAACTTGCTTATAGTCTTCTGCTGGATCTGACATATCAAAACATTTTTGACAAATCTTAAAACGAGTAACGTTAATTTCAGATAAAGCAATGCTCTTAAGCTCATTGATGTTGAACTCTCCCGCACAAACTATACAATTGCAGCTTTCCTGGTTCATAGCGAATCCTATATCAGTAGAAACTATATAGTATTCAAAAATATTCAGTATTTTATCATATTCTTATGCATAACCCAAAAAATCATCCCAATCATTATGCCAATATTCTTGTGGATCCGCTACGTTATAATGTGCAGCAAATGAAGGATGTGTTGGTTTTTTAAGTAAAACCATGGCTGCTTGTTCTGGAGTTCTATCTGCTTTTTTATTATTACAGATTTGACAACAAACAACACAATTTGTGAATGATGTTACTCCCCCTTGTGCTTTTGGCAAAACATGGTCTATAGTTATCTGTGATGCAGATAGCTTATCATTACAATATTGACAACGAGATTTATCTCTCTTAACCAATGCTTTTCTGCTAAAATTAGAATTAAAATAATTTCTTCTAACATGATTCTTCAATCTAAGAATAGAAGGGTGGTGTATTTTATCTGCCCCCCAATTAATTAGATCTTCCCAACTAGAAATAACTTCAACCTTCTCTTTACAAAGAAGTTTAAATGCTTTTCTTTCGGGAATAAAAGCTAATACTTCATAACTGGCATTTAACAGCAACGTTTTTTTCGACATGATAACACATTAATCCTGAATAATTAAATGGCAAGGCGCCGTGATATTTTTATAATTTTGAAATAGAGACTAGGATATCTTCGCCATTACATACTTCGTTTCCAATACATTCCCAACCAGGTCTAATGCGGCGCGCAAATAAATCTCATCATATTAATTTATTTTCTAACCAATTTACAACCGTTTCTAATTCTTTAATCGTTGTATCTCGTTTTAGATTATTACATCGCCAACATATAATGATAACATTATCCTTAGTATAACCTTCATCATTTTTAATTCTATCTGCTGATGGAGACGCATTATTCTTGGTCCCATTTAGCAATGATTCATAATCAAACAAAACCTTACAACATGGGCATGACATTTGTTTAGATATAATCTCTTTAATATTTTCTACTGTAAAATATGCGTCATCAAACTCTAAATTATTAATTACACCACGTTGTTGCATTCCTTGTCGTAATATTTTTGCTCGCCACAAAACAGGATCAGATTTCATCTGATTAACATAAAATCTTTAAAACTCCAAGGAGGATCACTGACTATAATATTGTACTTCATACATGCCTTACTTAAATATAAGGGTCTGTAAATCTAAAGGCGTCGTTTTCCCATCAACTATTATTTCTTGAATAAGATCAACTTTTTCTTTAGTTACTGACTCTCTTTTGCTAATAACAATTTTATAAGTATCCGGCGCTAACGCTGCCATCCATTTCCCAGTTCCATTTGTTCTTCCTTTAAAAACCTTCTCGCCACCAGAATTAATAATAGAAACATCGGCTAAGAAAACAGATTTGCCATTTTTATCAACAACTCTTTGTTGAACGGGCACGGCATTGATATGAGAATTTTCTTTCGGCTGTTCGACGGGAGGCGCTTTACTCAAAGCCTCTTTTGGAACAATAGCTTCTGCTGGCATTTGTACAGGAAATTTAGGACCAGTTTTTTTAGGAAGATATGAGTTATCTCCAGAATATGTCTCTGGTCTAGATGTTCGTCTAAATCCTTTAGGATTATCATCTATAGGAATCTTTTCTTCTGAAGAAATTGGTATCTGTACTTTAGGTTCCGGTACCATCGTAAAATTTGTATTTACAGCTTCAACCGTAATTTGTGGAGGTTGATTTGCCGCCACAACTGTTTTATTGGCAATCAAAGAATTTAACTTATTAGATAGAACTTTTATATTTAAATCTTGATTTCTTACAATATTCAATAAGACATCAATTTTGGATTCCAGTTCCAATAACACATCTGTGGCTTTTCTTGGTTCGTTTGACAAGATAACTCCTTATTCTAAGAATAAACCTACTTTTAGTTTAATCTTCTTTAACACAATAATATCTTCAATTGATACCGATTCTTTTTGCGGAAGCTCGCCAAATACCATTGCGCTAGCTAAATCTTCTACTTCTTGCATAGAACCAATATGGAATATCTCTCCTCTTAATATTAAGATATATTGGTCATCTGGAATATTTTGCAAATTACTATTTGCATCTTTATCCACTACTTCTAATAAATCATTTTCTGTCATAAATGATTTTTGCTCATCTAAGACGACTTTTTTATCGTCCGATAACTTTTCCACAGCCACATAATCATTATTGTCAATTAACTTATATTCTGGCAAAAACACTACTTCGCCACTAATATCATCAACAATATCACCATCTACAGACGACCAAGTTTGTTCCAAACTATTTCCTACGTTTGGTATTGGATCATTTCCTAATTGTGAAGTATCAACTACTTCAGCATACGGTTGTCTAATAGATGGTTTACGTGTTCTAGGATTATCATCAGATGAGCCTCCCTGCACAATCAGCACATTGGCAGGGAGCGTTCTTCTCTCATGTTCGCTGGGCTCTAACCCAAGAACTTGATATTGTGGGACATATGGCTGCCTAACGACAGTTTCATTAGATCGTGCTGGATTTTTATATACTTTTACTTTATCGTTAGACATCATATTTCCTATTATTTATCTAGGAGGCTTGGCATCCCCTTTTGATTTGTGATCTGAAGTGTGAACACAATAACCTTTAGAAGATTCTTCCATAGACTTTCTTTTTGCCTCATTACGCTTTCTCCTACGTCTATCAGACGGTTTTTCATACGTCTGCTTTTCCTTATAGGAAGAAAGTATTCGTTCCTTTTGAACGAGAGCCCTAAATGCCTTTAAAGCTCTTTCAAAGTTATTGCCAAAAACTTTGACTTCTAGCGGAGTAGCCTGTACTGAATCGCTAGGGTAATGAGTTGACGAATCTCGGCTATCTGTGTCACCTCCTTTCAATGCCTTACTAGAGGAACTATCTTGATACTTCCTGTTTGTTTTATCTTTCATTTCTACTAACTAACCTACTATTTAACTCTCTATTGTTTCAAATACTTATCAGTCTTGATGATTTCGCCATTTAATACGTTTTTGTCTTTAATCAATGACGCAAGTGCTTTATTTATATCACTAACATTAGGCACTTTACGATTATGAGATAAAGCTTCAAACATTGCCGAAATATAAAGCTCTTTCAAATATGCATAAGAAAAATCATTTTGTGCCGCATATTTTGAAAGCTCCTTACACTTACTGGCAGTTATCAAATTTCCAAACCATCTCTTAAGATATATATAAGCCATTTCCTGAGTTGGTAAAGGAATCTCAAATTTTCTGTCGAATCTTGATGGTCTATCAGTAATATTCTTTTTTATTTTTTTAACTTCATTTGCCGTAGCGATTACTAATAGTCCATTTTGGGTAGAAATTCCGTCCATTAAATTTAAGAAAGAAGAAGGATCCACTTTTTCTAAAAGAGAATCTAAATCTTCAAAATATAATAATGAAGGACTTTGTTCCTGAGCATATGAAAATGCTTCTCTAACACCGTCATTAGACGTTTCAGGAACAATGGTAACTGGTTTAAAATTATAAATAGATATCAGTGTTCTAATAATAGAAGTTTTACCATTTCCTGGTTTACCATATAATAAAATTCCTCGCTTCCAGGGAATCTTATTCTTCACATAAAAATCTTTAGAAGACAAAAACCCTTCTACTAATCCCCTTAAATCAGTTTTTATATCTTCTGGCAAGAATAAATCATCCCAGCCAGTATCTTTTTCATAAGCAATATCATCTCCATCAATTACTCTAATGTGAAGGTTACTCCTATCTCTCTCTTGAACCCAATTATCAAATTTATTTCGTATAGCAATATATGCTTCATAATTTGAATCAGATACTAATATAAAAAAGCTAACTTCATCTTCGTTCTGATTTCCCTTATGAAAAAGAGCTGCATGTATAAATTCACAATCCTTATTTTTAATAAAGAAAATTCCTTGTACAAAAAACTTTTCATATTCATGCTCCGTCTTCCATGAAATAAGAGAATCATTATATATACATTCAATATCGATATCATTCTCTTTACAGAATTGTACAAACTGTCCATCAATAATAATTCTATTATGAACAAACTTATTTGCATTTTTATCAGATAAAACTGGTAAACTACCGTCAACTACCCAGTTCATTAGTTCTATAAAATTTGCTGATGGTCTTGGTAAGTCAGGATCAAATCTATTAGTAGACTTAATTTTTTTTAGTAAATCTAAACTTAGATGTTCTTGACTCTCTAAATCTTCAGGTGATACATACTTTGATTTTATAGATTCCATATTTATAATTGTTCTTATTTTGTTGTAGACAATGATTTTGAATTATTACACTTTGGCCAATTAGTACAGGATAAAAACTTGCTTCCATCCTTTTTATTTGTTCTTGTTGACATCGGACTGCCACATTTGTCACATAAAGTACCACCATATCCAAGATATGCTTTATCTAATTCTTTCTTAAACTCAGGGAAAAATTTTTTTAACATATCAATATGGTCTACTTTTTTATGTTCTATGTCATCCAACTGCTTTTCCATCTTTGCAGTATAATCATAGTCCATAAATGTAAAATATTCCTTTAAAATATCTGTTATCTTTTTGCCAAGATCAGTGGCATGAAATACATTATTCTTATTTTCAACATAATTTCTAGCTGTAATCTTACTTAAGAGATCTGCATAAGTGGCTGGTCTTCCGATATTCTTTGCATCTAATTCTTTAATTAACTTATCAATAGAGTATCTTGGTGGTGGTTGTGTTTGTTTCTTATCCATCTTGACAGCTTTAGATCCTGATAGCTTAAGAATATCACCCTTCTTAAGAAGAGGAATGTCAATTGAACTATTGTCACTAATTCCGAGAATTTCTAAAAATCCCTTAGATTTTAAAGCTTTTCCAGAGGCTTTTACTTCGGCAGATTTATCACCCTTAACATGAGCGGTAACTTTTAATGTATTATATATTGCTGGTAACATTTGACTGGCAACAAAATATTTCCAAATTGTCTCATAAACAATCTTCTCATCCATATCAATTATCGCCATGTTATTATATGGAAGCAATGTGATCTCTGTAGGTCTAATACATTCATGTGCATCTTGCGCAGCATCTTTGTTTTTATAAGTGTTTGGTTTAGTTGGTACTTTATGATTATTTTCAGTCAACCAATTTCTTACATCATCAATAGCCTCTTCACCAATTCTAACTGAGTCTGTTCTAATATAAGAACAATATCCGCTTTCATATAAAGACTGTGCTGCTTTCATAGTTCTATCAGCTGTAAAACCATGATTTTTTGACATGATTCTCTGTAGAGTAGATGTTACAAGGGGAGCTACTGGATATTTCGGTTCCTCATTTGCAGTAACATTCGATACAATATATTCTACGTCTTTTGCATCCAACTTAGATTTAACTGAATTTGCCGTTACAGAATCAGTTAATCTACCAGGATATTTTGTTATAAACGTATCAGATCCATCGGTTAAGCTTACCTGTATAGTCCAAAACTCTTCAGGAATAAAAGATTCTATTTCTCTTTCCCTATCTATAATCATTCTGGTTACAACTGATTGCACTCTTCCAGCAGATAGCTTTGGTCCGAAGAAATTCATTAAAAATGGCGAAGCCATAAATCCAACAAGACGATCTAAAATTCTTCTTGCTTCTTGTGAGTGAAATAAATCTAAATTAACATCTCTTGGACTTTTTAGAGCCTTAACAACTACGGATTTCTTTATTTCACTAAAGACAACTCTTTTAATTGGCTTACCAATATCTTCCAGTCTTGTTTGAAGGTGCCAGGCAATAGCTTCACCTTCTCTATCAGGGTCGGAAGCAATCATTATCTCATCACATTCTTTAGCTGCCGACATTAAATCATCTAAGACTTGAACTTTATCATCACTGATAACATATCTTGGCTTAAAATTATTTTCAATATCTACACCAAGACCAAATTTACCGCCCTTAGCAAGCTCTGTTATATGACCAACAGAAGCCATAACAACATAATCTTTTCCTAAAAATCCCTGAATGGTATGAGCCTTATGAGGCGACTCAACAATTATCAATGTTTTCATAACGAAATCCTTATTTGCGTAAATATACGCCATAGCGTACAGATAGTATAAATCTTCTATAAAACAGCGCAAGGGCTATAAATATTATTATTTTGTAGCCTAAATCTAATATTTAAATATTTGTGGAAATTTTCTATCAGATTTTCTATTATAAATTTCTTCTCTATTTGCCACTGATTTCTGATTAAATACCCAATATGATTTTCCACAATCACATGTCAAACATTCACTGATAATTCTTTTCTGTAGTCCAGATTTATGATGAATGCTTGGATTATAAGATTTTATTTTGACTGGATAATCAAAATAAGATGTAATAGTATATTCTTTAGGATCGTCGATTAAATAAAAGTCATCACATAATCTATCTTGATGCTTCGTATACCAAAAAAACCAATTTATGTATGTTCTAGGATTCTTATAAAGTTTATCTGTTCCAAATCTATAATAGTATGATGGATAAGATCCACAATATTTACATCTAGTTCTCGCCATAAATGAAGATGATAATTTTATCTTAACAATATCTTCTTTTCCAGGAGTCTTTGTTTTTCTCATATTTTTTTACTTATAACAGCAAGTGATCTATCAACTATCTTTTTTCGAATTCTATTAATGTAAACCATCCCGCCCATTTGATAATGAGGAGGAACCCTTAGATGAGTTACAGATACTTCAGTATCAGGAACTATATCACGCATCCTTATCCTAGAAAATCCATAATTTATTACATTATTTATTAAAGGTTCCCTTGTATTCTTATTAATTACATTTAATAACTTTCCGATATAAAATGGTTTTGAATAAGACGCTTTTCTTCCACCAATATAAAATTCTTTTGTATTATTCTTTATCTCTAATTTATTATTCACTATAGCATCAAAAACGCTTATTCCATCAAATATGTTAAGATTAGGATCTAATAACGAATCTATTCTATAAACTTTGCCACCTTTCTTATAACAAAATGGAAAAGAATCTTCAAGTAATTTAATATACTCCTGAAATATCTTATTTTGAAATCCACCAGTTCTACTTTGATGTAGAAGATAATCTACCATTTCATCCGGTGATCTCGCCAAGATATTCTTAAATGCTTGATAAACTAATATCTTATGCATTAAAGTAAAATCAGATCCATTATATGGCGCGCTACTACTTTGACTATCTATTACATCATTTAATAATTTTACTTTATTTAATAAATCTTCTTTTTCTTCCAATTTAGAACACGAGTCTATAGCTATAGAATGAAATCCATTATCCGGGTCTACTATATGTACTACACCAACATCAGCATACAATTTTTCGGGATTAGTTTGAGAACTTGGATGATTCATCCTTTTCAAAAGAGATAACTCGCCAACAAAACAACAATCAAGATATGGACATGATATTGTAGTCTCAATGCCACCATATATGGGAATAGGAATAAATCTATCACAATCTGGACATTTATATCCCTTTTTATTATGATACTTAAATGTTTTATAGAAAGCTCGCTCTTTGGGGTCTAAAGTCTCTTTATAAGAAGCTTCACATTCATCACATCTAAATATATTTCCAGATAACGTAATTAAATTACTTTTGCACAAAAATAAACAACCAGGACATAAATATTCTGTAGATTTTTTAACATATGGCGCAGCTATATTTTTAGAGAAAGCGTTTGAGATATAAAACAAATATGAATCTAGACCATCTATAGAATCATGATTATTTACATACGTAACACATCCCGTTCGTAATTCATCTGAAAGCTCTTCAATAAATGCATTAAAAGATAATATATCATTAATAGAGCTAGAAATTCTATGAATTGTAGATAGTCCTTGATTATATCTTTCTAAGAAATCTTGAACTAAAACATCTATATCTGATAGATTTAATTGATCAGTACTGTTCATTTAATTTCCCGAAAAAATTACATACTTCAGAAGCATCTGTATATGCAATTTGAAATCTTTCTAAGTATCTTAGGTGGTCTCTAAGAAGAGCGTCGCCTCTTCCTAACAAATGTTCTGCACCAACAGCATCAAGAATAACTTTTGAATCAACATGACTTGAAACTTTGCAAGCAATACGAACAGGAAAATTAGCCTTTATAGTACCATTGATAATGTCAACAGTTGGTCGCTGAGTCGATAATATAATAGAAATCTTAGCAGCCCTACATTTTTGCGCCAATCTACATAATTTAGTGTAAAATTGATTATCTACATCTTGCATAATCAAATCAGCAAATTCATCTATGATAAGAACAATATTTGGAATATGAGAAACTGGAGTTCCTTTTCTAAGGATATCATATCGAAAATCCATAACTGATAATAATGTATCTAATACATCAAGAGATTCCTTATAAGAATACCCAACCTTAACATTTTTTAAATTCGTTTCATCATATTCTACAAATTCAATTCTCTTTGGATCAATTAGGAATAAAAATGTTTGATTATAATTCAGAATATTTGCAATGATATTATGAACAAGAGTTGTCTTTCCAGAACCTGTAGTTCCTGCAATTATCATATGTGGATTTTTTGCCAAATCCATCCAGACTCTTTTTCCAAAAATATCCTGACCTAATAAACAAACAATTTCTCCATCAGGAACATCATTGTCAACGGCAAAGTATTCAAATAAATTTAGTTGCGAAGTTCTTTTGGTTACAAATTCTAATCTAACAACTCCCTTTTCATGAATAACCTTTAAACTTGGTTTCCCTGGTGCTTTAAGCGCCATGGAAATTTCGTCAACAAACCTCTTAACATCTAATACTTTTGCGCTAGGCAATAACGTTAGATCGTAAAAAGCATAGTTATCATTCTTCTCATAACCAATGCATGATGCCTTGATTTTGAATGACTTCAAAATATCATTCATTTGTTCAACATATTCCATAATAAATCCTCTACAGCAGATACACGTCTGCTACAGAACTAATATAATCACGAAAATTATTCGGCGCAAGGGCTCAAAATTTTACAAATTTATTGTATTTTTTAGCAATAATTTTTTTTAATTCTAATTCGGTGGGTGTAACAAAACCCACTTTATGTCTTACTTTAATTCCAGACTTATTAACTGTACCAAATGGTAATTCTATAACCAAATCACTAAGATAATCGCCACCAATAGTACGTGTAGAATATGGTTCTCCAACGCAAATCTGTTTTATTTCTCCATTACAACAAAATACTATATCTAATGGACTTGGAGTATTCTTCATCCAAAATTTATTAATCTGTGGTTCTGTATATATAAAAGACATAATTGGTGGAGGAAACTCTTCAAACATTAATCCTTTAGCTTGTTCATCAGAAGATATTGCTAATAAAGTTGAAAATACATTTTCTTCAATAAAAATATAACCTTTTTCCATTACTTTACCTCTTTAGGTGGAGGTGGAATAACAGGAAAACTTGGTACCAATCTTCTAGCCATTTCTCTATTTCTACGAGAAGTTGTTAATTTATCTAACTTCTTCTTTTGTTCAGGAGTGAATTTACTTGTATCAAGCATCATATCAGATAATATTGAATCAAAACTTTCTTTCATATTGAAGTATTTATCAAAATAAATATCATTCAATAATTTCATTAATTCATCTGGATCAAAATCTTTTTCTAGAACATTCATTAAATGATCTAATTCTTTGCTCATTTCATCAGCATAATTATATGCTAATAATCTACTGGAATTAGTAACTCTATTAAATAATCCTCGCATCAATTTACCATGCATTTTTGTAGCAGATGGAAGTGCTTGAGCTTCTAATTCATAAGAAATAAGATTATCGCCTGCTGTGGAAGATAATTCAATAATTCTAGATAATGAATCACCATTAGTTCCCCTAACAGAATTTAATTGTAATAATATTTGTTGATATATATTAAGAATTTGATTTGCAGTTGCCATTTTAATTTTTTCACTATTATCGGCAGAACTAGCAAGATTATATCTTTCTATTAGGCGCAGCATTCTTTTTTGAAGATCTTGATTCGTATCTATAAACATAGTATAAGATCTATTCCAATCTGGAATAATCTTATTTTCTATTTCTTGATAAATAGGATTTATAGATTGTGGAGCTACTATATCTTTAGGTGCTTCTGTGGGGACCTCTTTAGTTTTATCTTCTGTAGGAGGCTCTTTAGTTTTATCTTCTGTTTCATCACTCAATGGTATACCATTAATATTTGATAGATTTTTTGCTGCTGACTGAAGTGACTTAAACATACTTATTAATTTATTCTCAATATCTACAAGAGCGTTGTTAGCTTCTTCAAGTCCTTCAAAATCATCACTGGACCTTTTGAATTTAACAATATCTTTTTGAAATTGTGAGCATAATTTATATACTTTGTGAGAATATAACAATAAACTTAATCTTGCTCTACGTTTAACTGCCTCGGCGCTTTTACCAAATCTTGGACCTTTTAAAGAGGAAAAAAATCTTGTAAAGGGATTTGAACCCATAGATACTAATTCATCTAACTCGGAGCTGGCAATTGATGGTAAAGAAAGTTGTTTAGATAAATCTATTGCTGGAGTTTGTGGTCCAGGTTCTGGTGTAGCGGGTAATGGAAGCTCCATTTGTTTTGGTTTTTTTCTAGTAGCTTGAAAATGAGTAACATAGGCAATTTGTTCTTCAATTATTTTATTACCTTGATTTACAATTTGAGCAAAATCTTTAGCCAAAACTCCAAGAATAGTAGTTGGATCTTGCGGAATAGGCTCAGTAATCCTAGATCTCTGCATATGAAACTTAGATGGAGAACCATTTATCATTCTCTTAACAGAGAGAAAATCATCAATAAATTCTCTAGTAATCTTGTTCCACTCTTTTTTTCTTTCTCTGAGTGCTTTTTGAACTGGGTCTTTGATTGCCATATATTAATTCTCAATTATTACCTTGAAAACAACTATGCCCCGTCTTTTGACAGGGCATAATCGACTCCACAAATATTAGAATCATATTATATGATCTATGATACCATATTTTAATGCTTCTTTAGGCTCTAAAAATAAATCTCTTTTACAATCTTCCAAGATCTTTTCTAAAGAATTACCAGTATCTTCAGCTAACATCTTCATTAACTTATTATTATTCTTTTTTGCAAAGTCAAAATAATTTTTAGAATTAACTTGATCATCTCCTGGTATTGGAAATACAAACTGAATACCATGAATCATTATCTTAGAATTTTTGTATGCGTATCGTTTTCCTTTAGCTCCAGCCGCTAATAGTATAGCTCCTGCTGAAAAAGCCTTGCCAATACATATAGTTTTAACAGGCGCCCTAATCATATGAAAAATATCATAAATTTGAACCAAAGAATCGCCATCACCGCCATTACAATGAATATACAAATCAATATCTTCTTCTGGATCCATATTATCATAATATAATAGAAGCGCAGATAATTCAGAAGCAACTTCTTTAGTAATATCTTCTTTAAGAAAAATAACTCTATCTTTTGCTAAGAAAACATAAGACGATTCGTATCTAGATGGCTTTATATCTATAATTTTATCTGAATCACATAATTTCATTTTTAATTACCTTATTTTCTAAAAGATACGATTTTGTCTATAAACCCTCGTTTTAGTGCTTGTTTACTATCCATAAACACTAATCTTTCATATTCAAGCATTACTTGTTTGAGAGGCAAATTTGTTTGCTTTGCAATTACACTCATCATCTTTTTATTATCGCTCAAAGAATGATCCAATAAGGTTTTGGCATCGGTTATGTCTGAATGCTGCAAATAACTATTAACTAATTGTCCAACACAAATAACTGAGTGCTTAGTTGCGTATCTCATTCCAGGCGATCCTGCAACTAAAAGTATAACAGCTTCTTTCATTGCTGAGCCAATACAAACCGTTTCTATTGGAGCTTCAATCATAGTCATCATATCATATATTGCTAATGCATTTCGTATATCACCTCCTCTAGAATTAATAAACATTGTTATCTTACTATCTGGATCTTCACTATCTTTCAAGAGCAATGTTGCAGATATATCCGCTGCCATTTCGTCATCAATATCTCCTGATACAAATAATATTCTATCATTAGATAATTTTTGATATACGTCTAAGGCAATCTCACCCTGGTCGGTTGTTTCAGTTATTATAGTATTCAAACTTGTTCTCTCTTCCTTTGCTTCTCCTCAAGTTCTCGATCTTCAGCACAATCAACACAGGTTTCAACATATGGATTAAATAATAACCTTTTTTCTGGAATATCTTCTCCACAATCCTGACATGTGCCATATGTGCTATCTTTAATTCTTTTTAAAGCATTTTCAATATGTAAGATTTTTTGTGTATTGCGTGTACTTAACTGATTATGCATCTCAATTAATAAATTACCTTGTATCTCATCAAATTCATCACCATCAGTATCAACCTCTATATCTTGTTCTTGAGCAGCTCTAATTATAAGTTGACGCTTTTGCTCTAATAATTCTTCTTCAATCTTTTTTATAAATGCTTTGCTTAACATTATGTAAACCTCAAATCAGAAATTGGTACTGTTATTGTACCTGTTGGTGCAGATGCCTTTTTACCATCTACTCGTTTAATAAATACTAAATATGCTTGATTCTCAGGCTCTTTCAACATAAAAGCGTTAACAATCCAATCATTGAATATAGCTTTCTTTGTTTGATTTGAAAATTTCAATACACGAGTATTTTCCAAAACCTGGGTCCTCTTCTTGTAAAAAGGACCTAGTATCTCTTTAACCTTCAAAGAGTTTTGTTCATAAAATAAAATTCCAGCGTCTTCTTGTGAAGATGCCGGAACTATTTTGCTTAATAATTCTCCATGCTCCGTAATTGCAATACAGACATATACAGTTTGTCGAGTGCCTTTTCTACTCATTTTAGTCATCCCCAAACGTCTTGTCAATGTTTAAAAAATCGCATATTTTTTTTCTAATTTTAGGAGTCAATGAAAAACGCAAAATTTTAGAACCATTAGACTGCATTACACGCATATATCTAACATCATGATATTTTCGAGGTTTTAATTCTTTTAATATTAGTGTGCCAAAATTAACTATCTTTATCTCTTTACCATTTACTAAATCTTTCACTATCTCATCAAATAAAATAGTTATCACACTAAATACATGGGCATGATGTATTGAACGATTAATCTTAAGATTAACATATTGCCATAATACTTTTTTACTAATACTAGTGGGTATCTTCATAAAGAATCCTGTAATACAAATTTCAAATACTCTTTAAATAACTCCCCGCGTAATAAATAATCTCCAGCCTTAGATATTACTTTATGCTCAATTAATTGCTTTACACAAAAAACAATATCCTGAATAGAATAACCACGATTATATAGAGACTCTAATTTAATAGCCGATTCTTTCATATTATCACAAATAAATTTACAAATATGAGAATTTTGAATCTTAAAAAATAATAATATCTTAGATTCATGAACCTTCCTGGAGTTATCTGTTTTTTCAAAAGTAAGAACGACATCTAATAACTTACTTCTTTTTAACCTAAGTTCTTCTACTTCTTTTATCTTATTATCAATAGATTCGATTTGAATTTTGGCACAACTAATAATATCATCCGTTGATGTTTTATTATTACTAATACAATCTGTAATAAATTGACTTAAAAACTCAGAATCAATCTTTCTTCCTCTCATTATTGATTATCTCCATCGTAATAATGAGATTCATGAAATTTAATAAAAGACTTCATCATTTCAAACTGTGTTCTGTAATTTGTACATTTTTTCCAAGCCAAACCTAATTCTTTTAAGTTTTCCATTCCTGCTAAAAATGTTGCTTGTAAATAGGTATTACATTCAAGCCAATCTGTTTCATTTAATGAACAAGCAATTAATGGATCACTTGGCACTTCCTTATCAACTAAATCATTATAAACTAAATACACCCCATACGCAGGAGTTCCTTTTAATTGAAATATAAGACAAAACTCTGGAATATCATCTTCTTGAGAACAATCTCCCAATAATATTTTAAACTCACTCTCGCTATAAAATATCTGACATCCCCATATCTTATTGGTTCTATTAACTCCATCTACTTCAAAAGACAATGTATCTTTCAATAAAAATTCATTTGTCATTAATGATTTTGTTTTTTCATCACTAACAAATTCAGATGGTATAACCTTAAAATTTTCTAATATATTTCTAACTATTTGTTCTAATAATCTTGTATTCATCTTTTAAATCCACTAATAACTTGATTTAAGGCAGTCTGTAAATCTGGCATAGCTACTTCAAGTTTTGGAAGACCTTGATATTCTTTTTCAATATATTCTTCGAAATTAAATGTATCTCCCGCTAATCTTCGTTTGCTCAACTCCTCCATACAGGCGGTCGCTAATTCCTTATTAAATCCAAGATATCTATCACAAATGATAATATCGCACAATCTTATCACATCATATTCTGGCAAATTATTTATAATTTCGGTTACGTTAAAATCGGCGATGTCAAAATCTTCTAAATTATCATTGTCGTCTTCAATCATTTGTTCCTCAATTTTGGTGGTGTAGAAATTTGCACCTTCAGGGATGGTAATATACGTCCTCGGCGGCAACAGTCAAAGAAAAGTAATTTTGTGTCAAAAAATAAATTATTGAAATTCAAAACTTTTCCTAAGATCATTAAGTCTCTAAAACTTTGAAAAACCGCCCTAACAATAACACTTATTTCGTACTTAGAAATTAATGGATATCTAGAATGTATCCTATTAATGAGTTCCTCATTATATCTCATATTAATTGGATAATCTCTATTTAAGATATCTACAACTTCTTGATTAGATATCTTAAAGAAAAACGGTTTAACTACTTTTTGCTTCTTCATTTTACGGTTGTATATATCCATGAGATAATAATTTAAATTACACGCGATCAAGATCTACTCACTCCCCTTATAATATCCCCTCATAGGATGTCGAGAGTTAGTTCCCAAATTACATATAATTACTCTAATTTTGAGAAATAATACGTATGATATATCTAAGGGGCAATGACTCTACGCACACTATCAAATATTGATGAAAAAATCTTGGTTGTCGGATCAATTTACGATAAACTTGATAAAATCGAAAAGATTCGCACAATTATCACAAATTATGGAGTCACCATATTTAATGGAAATTTATTATATCCATTTTCAGATATAAATCAAATAAAAGATAGAATTCAAATAATGAATGAATTATTGGAAACTAGAAAGGTAATATATAATCTTGGCGCTTACGATTGGAAATTACTAAACATTCTAAATCAAAATGACGAGTATTTTGATATCCAAAAATGGATAATATCAAAACCTAATGTAATAGCAATTGATTTTAATAGTACATCATCAGTTTTAGTAATGAATGGAGGAGTTACACCCAATATAAATAATAGAAATATGTTGAATGATAATTTAGAGGTAAGTTTCGTTTCCCATTTCAATGATAAACCTTGGCAAATATATTATAGTGGTTTAATGGGATATATTATATCTAATAACCCAAATAATAATAAACCTACATTTTATCCTTATGCTGCGCAAATAGGATCAAGATATTCTGATAATTTTAATGTATATGCCCAAGAAATAGACCCTTCTGGTCTAAAAAATATAATTACGCTTTAGGATACTAATAAAAACATATCTTTTTGCAATTTCAGATCTATAGTAGGTGTTATGGAAAAATGTGATAAAGTTGCAGCATTATATCTAGCTACCCTTAGAGCTATGAGTATTATTCACCAGAGAAATCATTGGACAACTCATGGTGATAATTTTTATAGCGATCATTTGTTATTTGATAGAATTTATGAATCAACAAATGAAAATATAGATACGGCAGCTGAAAAGTTCATGGGTTTATTTGGTGATGATTTTCTAGACTATAATACTCAAACTGGTTTATTAAACAAAGTGTTACTTAAATATAAAGAACTTAACATCTCGCCGGTTGAGATGTCTCTAGCCATAGAGAAAGATTTTCTTAAATTCTCCAAGGATGCGTATAATTGCTTTGAGGAGGAGGACAGGCTAACGCTCGGTTTAGATGATATGATTACTTCAATATCTGGAACACGAGAAGAATCAGTTTATTTATTACAACAAGTATTGGATGAGCAATGACAGAGAAAAAAATACTAACAAAACTATTAAAAATAGCCAAGAATCAACAAAAGATAATAACTAAGCTGGCTCAAGAAGAAGGTATATCGAAATTTATTCGTACCATGACTTCGGCTTGGTTTTTCAATGAAGGTTCAACTAATGGTTTTCAAACAACATCTTTACGTACTGGTATACAAAATGAAGGAACTGGATATAAAGTTATTGTTAATGCAGAGGTAAGCGATCCCTCGAAACTAAATACTATTGCTTATCAGGCATATATTAGGAAGCAAGTTGTATCTAAGCCAGAATTATTAAATACCACATTGACTTTTGACGTTAATGTAACAAAAACACCATAAAGGATACATAATGACTATTGATAAAGAAGTTTTAAGAAAACTATACAAAATCGCAAAGAATCAACAAAAGGTTCTTCGCAAGTTAGCTCAAGACGCAGCAATGACTACACAAATAAATGTTGGTGTAGTTCAAAATGTTGTTGATAAATTAGCTGGAGCCGGCTCCGCTCAAGTACAATCCGCATCCTTAAGAACTGCTACAGATGCATCTAATAATGTAGTAAAAACTCTTATGATGTCTGTTCAAGTATTGAATAGAGAAGCTTTTGATAGAGCTAGAGGCAATATTGAAATGGTGCTAAAACGCCCAGACATGTTGATTGATGACCAGGGAAATAGACATACTGCGCAAACCGTTAGCATTAATGCTTTTTAATCTTGATGTTTAGAGGAATATATCCCAATACTATGTTGTAATTGGGCAGTATTTAATGCATCAAATACATTTATATTATCCTTTAGAGATAAAGCTGTTAGAGAAAGCAAAATCTCGCCCATCAAGCGAGATTTTGCTTTTTCCATATCTTTTGTAATAGTTTCAGATTTTTGATCTATAGCAGCGTATAAACCCAGCTTCATAGTTAATCCATTAATTATATCAGAAACAGAATCGCTTTCAGAATATTCTGAATGAAGATTCTCACACTTCTCCCATAATTCTTCAAAATGAATAATCATTTTAATTAATCATCTTCCTTTTTGTCCATAGGTGCAATCTGTAATTGCTCTTCACCCTTATCAGATACAAAAACTAAAAATACAGCACCTTCAGAACAATCAATCATTACTGGGCATTTAAGTTTTCCAACATAAAATGTTTGCCCATCAACATCTTTTCTAGACTTCAAATCAATAGTCAAATTTTTATTAGACATATAAACCTCAATTATTATAAATTCTTAACATATTCTGCCATGCATTTTACTAATGCATCTTTGGCTGGGGTCATTGAAATACCGACAGAATTTAGTTTATCAGTATTCAATAAGCAATTAGATCTTTTTGCAAGAGTATAATCTTTTAATTGTTCTTCGGTAATAACCTCGAACTTGTGATCTGGCACATATTTTTGATATTCTATCATAACTTGAGCCGCCGACAAATGACCAGGGTTCGTAACATGATATGTTCCTGTGATATGATTTTTAATCATATGATCAACACATCTAACAAAATCATCCATAAAAGTAACAGAATTTGGAATATCAATTATATGAGTATACGACTTAAGTTTATTAATTAAATTCCTTTGATTGTTCTTGGTAGAAATTGGCATTCTAATTCTTAGGAGAGTTACATGACTCATTTTACCAATTGCTAAATCACAAGCATATTTTGTTTTAGAATAATGCGATTGTGGGTTTGCAAAATCATTTTCTTTCCAACCTTCATCATAATATGTTGGTCCTTCTGCGCTTGGAGACTCTCCAAAAAATATGCACCCAGATCCAATTTGAACTAAATGAATGGATTTTCTATCACAAGCATCTGCCAGCATAATTGGCAAAACTGTATTTGCTAAAGATGTTTCTTCTTTATGCGTTTCGCACCAATCTATATTAGGTCTTCCAGTTTTACCAACACAGTTGACAATAGCATCCGGCTTATACTTATCCAATAAGTTGTCAATCTGATGCATATCAAATTCTAATCTTTCAGGAACAACTTGATAATTTAAGTGTTCGCTGACAAATCCGCCACCAACAGTTATTACTTTCATAATCTCTCCAATTTGTAATCATACAATGATATATCATCAGTTTTTGACATGCATACCAAAAGTTACCGCTGAATACCACAAAATTAATTCTATAGCCTGTAAGCGTAGAGGAATGTTTTTTTGAATATCCTTACATAATTCAGTGGGTGACTCAAATCCCCAACGACTACATAATCTATTCATATGAACACCGCCACAAACATCTGTCATTAATCCAATATTTCTAGCTAAATGTCTAGCATTAACTTTACCCATATATGGTAAAGATTCAATTTTATCTGGCGTTCCAAGAAAATTTTTCTTATATACATCCCACCCGAAAATTCTAATTCCATTCTGAACTATAGAAATAGTATTAATAAGTGCATTTACTTTCTTTTGATTTTTACAAATTGTTAATATGTTTTTACTAAACTCTTCTCTTTGTATTGGATAGTTTGGGTCTCTAATGCTTGGATACATCTTTCTTAATTCTATAAGAATCTTAGGAAAAAAGTATGATACCGTTGTTACTTTCATACCTGAACAATATAAACACCACGCATATTCTTCCAAAAATTTAGTTGGAGATAGCTTTTTAAAATTTGCATCATAAATAGATTGTAGATCTTGCTTATAATTTGTTTGTACAAAAGCAATTGCTCGATTAAAATAATCTATTAGATTACTACTTATATTTGGCTTATAATCATTATCAATTATAAGTTCCGACTTATCTTTAAGTATTTCCATGATATTTATTGTAGAAGAAATTATTTACGTAATTAATTGATTCATGCGTTCCGGCGTCAGACCACATCCCATTCACGAACGAGCGGTCTAATTCTTCTAAATCCGCATACATTCTTATAATATCGGTGATCTCGTACTCGCCACGCGCACTAGGCTTCAGCTTTTTGAAGAAGTTAAAAAATTGGTAGTCGAAAATATAACAACCAGTAATTGCAAAATTATCATATTGTTTATCAATTACTTTAGGCTTTTCAACAATTTTAATTAAATCATCGCCATCATAAGACGCAACACCAAAACGAGTAAGTTCTGGATGATTATGTAATACAATTTGTGCAGGCTTATCACTATCAGTAAAATCTATGGGATTTTCAAATATATTATCGCCTAATATAACCATAATTTTCTGATGTGCAAATAACCTATTTGTAATAGGCACACTAGGAATTGATGCGCCACACATATTAATTGCTTGAGCGATTCCCATGGGTTTGTCTTGATAAACATAATTAATTTTCATACCAAGATGACTACCATCTCGTAAATGAGATACAACTTGACTAAAATGGTTTCCTCCCAATACAACTGTAAGGTTGGTTACTCCCGCGCTACGCAAAGTTTCTATTGGATAATCCACAATAAACTTATTGTAAACCGGAATCAAGTGCTTATTGAATAACGAATTTAGCGGAGCTAGCCTACTACCAGTTCCGCCAGTTAATAAAATGCCCGTTGTAACTTTCATAAGAATGCATATAACATTAAGTGGTTGTATTATTAATTTTTTTCCAATAACCACGACCTGGTTTTATAATACCATATGTTTTACACCATTTACTAATGGCAACATCAGAAACCCCAAATTTTTTACTTAAATGTGTTAAAGGAAATTCCCACACTAATTTTTCTAATTCTTCTCTAGATGGTCTTTTTACCTTTCTAGATTTTAGATGCGGAACTCCTTTTTTACAAAATGAACTAATAACATCTTTAGATGATAAACCAAAATCTTTATAATTTTTTTTATTAGCAATATCTGTAAAATCCAAGAAATCTTCAAACCAATATATGGGTGTTGGCGATTTTGGAATATTAAAAGAAATGGTATGTCCAGCAAATTTAATTGAAGGAAATACTACAACATTTTTATCTGGTAAATACGCGCCATAATAATCAAAATCAAATTCTTTATACTCTTTTTTATTAACTGTATTTCTTGAATACCAATATGTATTTTTATCTAAAAATCCATCACTTGCATATTTGCTTTGTATTCGATATAATTTATTATCTTTGTAAGCAATAAGATCGAAGGGCAAATGATCTCCTATTGGCAAAAAGATATCAAAATCTTTTTCTATTAATGTTGAAATTACTTTTGATTGAGCAATAGTTGCTTTTCTATGTGAACTAAATACCATTAAATTACTACCATTGGTTCGAGTTAAATATATTCGAACTTATTGATAGGTTTGATTTGGTATCCCTAACAAGATTTGCACTTGTGACATCAAACTTAGGAGGTTTGCGTTCTATCTACTGAACTATAGGGATATTTTTTGTATCTATTCCATAATCTTCTAAAATAGATATATCAAGCTTCCATTTCTTTCCACTTCTTTTTGCCCAAGTCATAAACTCTTTAGCAATATATTCTTCAGCTACCTTTTTAGTAACCTTATTAACCTTCATGAAATGTTTTAAGGCAATTTCTTTTTTATTATTCAGCTGAGCTAAGCCAAAATGTTTTACCATATGACAATTAGGACACAACGCAATCAAACCAGTAAGTTTTTGGACACCAGCTCTATATTTCCATATTTCATGGCATTCAACTGGATGTTTGGGTCCAATACCACCACATATCTCACAAGTATCCCACGCACGAGAATAAACTTGTTTTTTTAAGGAATCCCACCGTTGTTTTGTTAAAATCGCTCTAACATTAGAATACCAGCAGGAAGACGGAACCAAGTCCAATGTTAGCTTCATTTAAGATCTCTAAATAAATTTCTGTATGCATGAACTAACTTGACTACTTGAACCATTAACTCCTGTTGTTCATCGGTTAAAGATTCTTCACCATAGAACATCATAGATCTAGCAGCGTCATTCAATTCAGTCATTGACATATTCATTGAATATAATGATGACTTAATTTTATTCATTATATCGGTATTAAAAACTGGGTCTGTGTTCCGGACCTCTTGATCACCAATTTTTTCTTCTATTTCATTAGCTAATGAAAATAATTTATCAAGATTGTTCATATTAAAGTGCTAGATTATTAGTATTACCCAGAAAATTCTACTAGATAATCCATCTTTTGTTGTTTGGTATCATAAATCACATATTCATCATCAGAAAATTGTGAACCTCTAACCCCATGACAACTATCAAATCCTTTTGGAGGTCCAGCTAAACCATATGTAATTTTACGATACTCTTTTTCTTTTCCTAAAGCAACACTTGCTATAGTCATTAATTTTGTACCACGACTACCTGGATGGGCGTAATAAGAAGCAGTATTAACTGCATCTACAAAATAAATACCGTTTCCCAACCAACCTGCGTCAGTTCTTTTAACACCTAAGCTTACAACTACTTTAGGGAGTAATAACCCCCTAGATAAGATACCAACCCAATTTTTGGTTGAAGTACCATGAAATAGCTGTCTTATATTACCAATGATAACCAATTTACCACTTTATATTTCATCCTACCCACCAACAAAAAGTATTTTCAAGAGGTTTTGGTACATCAACTTTTGAAATAATTAAATCTCCAGAACTATAATCAGCATAATACCACCATTGTTTTGGAAACTCAAATTTTCCTCTTGAAGGAATAACAGAGACCTCTTCAATCAATGCATAGTTATAATAAAATTCAAATATATCACCACTATTTGTTAATATTGTTTTCTCGGCATCATTAAATCTTTTGTATAGCGCCCACAATCGAGTTGATCTAACTACATTCCGTAATTCGAAATCCAATAGCATGACACCCATAGCATATATTTTCATTATTCAAAACATTTCTTTTTATCTTGACGATGAATTCCTAATATAATCATTTCATCAATCATCATATTAATTGCTTGTAGGTTTCTTGCTGCCTGTAAAGATACGTCTTCATCATCAGAATTTAAATAAAAAATCATTTCGTGCCTATATCTAATCATAGCATAATATTTGCCACGCTGACAAGCATTTAATGGTTCTGCAATTCTTTGTTCAATGGCGGTTGGTTCGGTCTCAGGCGGAACCTGAAGTTGAGTAGCGCCGCACCCAAATATAAATAGAATGAGTATGAGAAGATATCTCATATCTAAATGTGAAATTATTGATTGGTGGAGATGCGGGGCTCCGACTCCCCGGTCCAAAGCATTCATCATCAAATATCGTTCACAGACTTAGCCAACATTAACGTTGATTGGCGACGTTGGTAAATACTCGCTTCACCAAACCAGTTACTGTTTATTTCGCTTGCAATTCCGTAACCAAATTGTTTGCTATTCTTCGTGGGTTAAATGTCTTTTGAGTACCAAGAATATCTCTTCTCAGACATTCCAATTAAGCAGCTTGTGCAACTGGAGCAAATGCGTTATCGTTTGCATTTATACGTTGGTTGCTTTTTAACGAGATTGCAATCATTCCCGGTCTGCATTTTGATTAAATCCTACCCTGTCGAATCCAATTCATCCCCATGTTTAAGTAACTACTTCCCAATAAATAAAACCAATGGAGGCATATAGTATATTTGTTCTTTAGAATAATCACACCATTTAGTTTCAAATGTTATTCCAATATCTCCATTAGCGTGCTGAGAGACGCATAATGTTCCATTTATATATTTTTTATTAGACAATACCTCTTTATCAAAATTTTTATCTATATCTAATATATGAACAACATTATCTTTATCTATTGATTTTTTATCATAAAGATTTTTTAAATAAATATATATATCATTAATACTATTAAACTGTTTATCAAAATTTATTGAATTAATAGAAAAAAGATATCTATCATACATAGAACGGTAACTATCATTTTTACAAAAAATTTTCATATTGGAGCCGAAAACCAGTATCGCACGGGTGTCTATTCTTTACGAGAGAATTATTCTACTTTTGAACTATATCGGCTTATTTTTATATTATCAGCGATATGATTAAAATATCTGTAAGAACTTTGTTCTGTGAATTTTATCTGTTCAGAAATATCTATAACTATTAGTTTAATTCCTTTATCTATACATCTCTGTATTTTCTTTTGATCATTATCTATTGTTTTTAGATAATTTTTATAAATTGGTTTATAATGAAAAATTCCATTTAACTCAAATGCCAATTTAAGATCTGGTATATAGATATCTAACTCTAAATCAATTGTTTTAATATCATTGAATTTAACTGTTAAAATTGGAAATGTTGTTTTTATTTGACCTTCAACCCACTTTTCCAATTTTGATCTTCTTATGCCATTAGTTTTATGTGTATTATTATATGTTGCTGCGCAACTAGAAGAACAGAAACTATTAATTGTCTTTTTTATTTGATTTGGATATTTGTCAAATTTAATTCCACATTGCGCACATTGAACAGACTCTATAGTTTTCATAGAAAGAAAAAGACATTTTCTAGAACAATATATAGATTGCCTATTATTTGCTTTACCAAATTTACTTTGAATATCATGTTTAGTTCTACGAAAAAAAATTATTACAATTAGGACATTGCAATTCTACTAAATCCCTAGATTGAAATGCATTTAAATAATCAATAAATTCTATTGTGTTTTTAGCTAGCATACTTGGAGCTGACACCGAGTAATGCTCTCGGTTCCCAACATTACCACTGTTGAATAATACTTTTATACTATGTCAGCATTTGGAGCCCGCAATCGGATTTGAACCGACAATCTTTCGCTTACAGGGCGATTGCATAGCCAATCATGCTCTACGGGCTTAGTGAAGGTTTTCGCCGATATTAAGTTCCTCTACCGGAAACACGGTCTGGAATATCAGGGTTACTTCACGAACTACCTTCAACACCTCGTGACCCTTCATACACAATATAACTCAATATTAGCAGATGTCAAGGGGGATTATTTTTTAAAATTACCGATGGTCGTATGAAATTTGTGGCGACCATCGGGCGACCTTGTTATCTCGCTTGTCTTTGTTAATTCTAATTCTAACCTAATTGCTTCTAATTTTTCTGAATATATATTTAGCCACATATAATTAGGACTTATATAAATATGATTTTCATATTCAAATTCAACTTCTTGTCCTTCATATTTTCTCCACAGATATAAATTTGGTACAACTTCTTTACGAATAACAGAAATATGTGGAGCATATCTTTGCTTATTGTAATCAACATATTTTGGTATTAGAGCCTGATAATAATTTGAAATTTCAGGATCTATCTCAATGATTAATTTAAATGGATCGTTAAAATACCTTAATGTTCCAATTGATTTGAACATGACTAATTTCTAGAAGTTAAGTGCCAACCTTTGCAAGCATCACAATAATAACAATCTAATTCAACAAACCCCTCACTACGCTGAATAATTATTGCAGTTTCTGCCTCTTTCTCGGTGGAATATCTTTTTTTATTCGGAAATTCAGGACAGTGTTTCATAACTCAAATACCATTAATTACGGCAAGTAAGTTGAGCTTACCATCTTGCGTCATTATAGCCTGCTTTAATAATTTTGCTTTTTGTCTTTTAAATTCATCACCAGATATTTCTAATGATTCGCAATATTTTTTAAACGTCTTTATTTTTATAGACCAAGTTTTATTAGTATCAAGACACCTCCAACCAAATCTTAATTGAAAGGGTCTATCTTCTATACGAATTGATGGCAATCCATTATTTTTAACATGTTCTTGCATGTCTTTTATCATGGCATCAAAATCATCCCAATTGTCTTCAGTATCATCATCTCCATGCACTTTTGATATAGCAGAAATAATTTGTGCAGATTCCTCAAATGGAATAGTTTCTCCATTATTATAACTGTATAATTTTTTCTGAGCCTCTTCGTATGTTAGTTCTTTTTTTATATAGAATTATATATCACAAATTTTCGCCTCTCATTTACCAAGATAATTATTCATTACGAAATATGTCAACCCCCATTTTAAAAATGTTATTTAAAAATGACTGGTCTTTTGTAAAAATTGGTAATTCAGTATTAACAATCCATTTATTCTTAACAATACCATCTACAACTTTTGGTACTTTATAACATGCCGCACCACGCCTAAATGATTGAGGATATTCATTAAAATCTATACCGCACTCTTGTTTTAACAAATCAATCTTTTCATCAGTACTAAGATCGTTTAACATATCTTTAATTGCATTTTTATCATGCTTTTTTAGAAACTCATAAAAACAAGCAAATCTAATAGCAGTATGAAAATTATTCTGCTGTTTATAAATAATTGTATTAATAGCTTCTGTTATAGTTGGCACGGTAAATACTTGTGAAGTAAATAATGCATCACCCATAAGATTTAAATCCATATTAGATGCATAGATATTAAAATGTTGAGTAGCAATTGCAGATGTAATAGAACAAATTTTTTGAAGTCTATTATCATACCAAGGCATAGTATCTGGATTCTGATCATTGCGGGTTACTACAGTAATCTCATCATTATGTTGATAAGCAAATAATGCACCATCAATTTCCATACATAACTTAACCGTTGTTGAAAGCATGCTTTCGGCAAACTTGTTTCCATATGGTTTATCTAGTAAGGACGTAACTTTATTAAATGAGCGCCCATTAACGTTGATAATTATGGGCACCCTATTTAATAGACGATAATTGTTGGTATCGATATAAGTATCGACCCTATCTTTTAATTTTTGAGAGGACATATGGAATAATATAACTCAGCGTGTTGGTTGTGCAACCCCACGCGGAATTGTATTTTTTATTGATTGCAAGTAAGTTAATATAGTAGTTTTTACATTACCCTGTACTTTAGTAGCTAACTGTCCTGATGGGTTAGTGCCAGACAATGAAACTAATTGTGAGCTACTATTTAATATATTAATTCTATATTCAATTTCTTGAGCGGTTAATTGTCGTTTAAAAGGAGTTTTATTATTGAATAGATATTGAAAAACTAATTTTGCAAACTCAACCAGTTTTTTAAATCTTGGTCTATAATTCCGGAAGTTTTTATACTAGCAGTATTATTGAAAATTTTTACCATATTATATGTATCATTACTAACATAAAACAAAACAGTATTAAGATAATTAGCTGATTCATTTATTTGATTTGTTATTGTTTGACCAAAACCAACATAAATAGATGGAAAAAGAGATTGAATTTGAAAAGATGGGGGAGAGCCGCTAACAGAAGGAACGGGTGTTTCTATAGCATTAGGGTCTGCTTCTTGTGCTAACTTTTCAAATAATCTTTTTCTAAGTTTATTCATTTATAAATACAATGCCTTTGTTTTATCTACAAATCTTAATATACTAGTTTCATCAACATAAGATGCCTCAGTAATTATTTTATAACCATTAGGAGAGCTTCTTGTTTCACCTGGACTTAATGGTTTTCCATTCTTCATTCTAATCATAAACTCATCATAAGATTTTGTAAAATAATGATTAGTTTGGATTTTATCAACATACACGTCACCACATGAATGATCTGCTTCAGTAGTTCTATTTGAGCAGCCTTCACAATTACAAGATATACTTCCTATGATTTTTTGATTATTTTCTATTACTGCATAATGTGGTGATTTATATGCAAAACAATGAGAATCTTTAACTTTTTCAACCTTAGCTGGTTGTACTATACTTTTAACATGCCTATGCATACACCAATTTATTCTTGCAGCTTTTGTATAATTTTCTATAACTAATCCATCTGGTCTATGTATATGACCATTATTTCCAAAATATCTCCAATTACTACCTAATCCACCATACTGTTCATATTTAGATAATAATTCTGGAAGAGAATCATGTTGTTTAGGTACTAAAAATTCATCGACATCAATGAATGCCATCCATTTAGATTTATTACCAAAATTATTTAATGCATGAGTATATATCTCTATTTGTTTCTTTTTACCTGGAAACTCAGTAACAGTAACAAGACCTTGCTTTATATACTTATCTAATATTTTTTTTAATGGATTAGTGCTTTCATTATCATATATAAATATATGTTCAGCTCCAATAGCTCTATGATAATTAATCCATTCTTCTATATATAGATCTTCATTTTTAGCGGTACAAGCAACTGTTAAATACATTAATCTCTCACTTTATTATTACGGGCTAGATCTCTCATATTTTTATAATGAATTCTTATTAATTCTTCATTATCTAAATAATGAAACCCCATTCCAAATTTTTTATTATTATCACTGAGCCTTGAAGCATACATGGAATATCGTGCAATTTGATAATCTGTATTTAAAAACTTATAATGATAAAGCGGATATATATTTTTACTATAGATAACTTTCCCTAAAGGAATTGCATTGTGACACCCAATAGTATAGTTTATTTCTTTCAATTTAGATCTATTAAACAATAGAGATTTGTTATATTGTTCCGCTTTAACTCCATTTTTTATGGAAAGAAGATCTAAATTATCTTCCATATTAACCATATTATAGCCTTCAGATCTTATTATAGTTGTACCATTTAGATCTTCAGATTGTAACTGTTTATATGTAATGTCCAACAATTCATCAGCATCACAAACCAAAACCCAATTTGTGTCTGCAGTTTTCCAACAATTATTTTTTAATTCAAGATACTTATAATCATCTATTTTATCATTTGTATTAAAATCTTGTATTTTACTTCCATATTTATTGGCAATCTCTCTAGTTTTATCTGTACTAAAATTATCACATAACACTATATTACAATTAGGAAATCTTTTTCTATAATGATTTATAGTAAAATCAATCATGATCTCTTCGTTGTATGTCATAATATAAACAGTAATCATATATTTTGTGTCCTATATAGTTATTTATATGTAGATTGTTTAGACCCAATATGTTCGCATGCATGATTTATCAATGCTACAGTCCTATATCCTTCTTTTAAAGCATGTTTATTACAACTACACTCAGAGTGTACAATTGCTTTATTAGGAACTATATATTTGATAAATCCTTCTGGAAATAACCTTTTATAATCAGATAATCTTCTTAAACCAGGATTAAAACTAAACCCACACCAAGCTCCACAGTGAGGAACTTTTACATACCTAAATTGCACATTTGTTTTTGTTTTTAATAGCTGTTCTTCCAACCAGTCTTCACCAGGTATTAGCCACACTTGATTGATATTTTTATATTCATCTAAAATATCAACAGAATTTGACACAAAAAATGAATTATTTCGAAATAACCAATCATCTTCGCAATGAAAAATATATTCAGTTTTCACCATATTATACATATTATCTATTGATTGTAATAGACCTAGATTCTTATTATTAAATATGAGTTCTATTTTGTTTCCATACCTTTTTTCTATTTTGGATTTCATTTCTAAATTACCAGAATCTTCTGTTACTATAAATCTTTCTATTGGATAGGTATTAAGATTAAAGAAAGAATCCAAAGTTTTTTGTAATAAATTAAATCTATTACATGATGTAAGGCAAAAGGTAATTTTATTCATTTTTCTCCTTACCATTTATATGTAGATATGTGCTGACCCATATTATGGCAAGCACCATTAGTTAATAATGCTGCTCGATATCCATTTTCTTTAGCATGTTGGTTACAGGCAAACTCTGAACAAACACCATGTCCCTTTTGAATATGTTTTATATAACCACTTGGAAACAGTCTCTTATAATCAGATAATCTTCTTAAACCAGGATTAAAACTGAATCCGCACCAACTTCCATTATTTTTTACCATTCTATATTTAACACCAGTTGATGTTTGTAAAGCTTCAGACTCTAATCTATTTAATATATTTTTACCATGGCTAACAGTATAATTATTTAAGTGTCTTATCCAAATTTGATTTATATTATTATTTTCTGTAAGAATATCAATAGAATCTTGCATAAAATTTGGGTTACCATCATATTTATAATCTTCTTCACTATGAAAAATATATTCAGTTTTTACCATATTATACATATTATCTATTGATTGTAGTAAACCCAAATTTTTCTCATTGAAAATAAGTTTAACCTTATCTTTATATTCATTCTCAATCTTTTTTTTCATCTCTAGATTGGCAGAATCTTCTGTTACTATAAATTTTTCTATCGGGTAAGAATTAAGTTCAAGAAAAGAATCTACAGTTTGTTTTAAAAGATTAAAACGATTATAAGAAGTTAAACATACTGTAACCGTATTTTTCATGATTACCTTTTAAAAATCATAAGAGTATTTTTAAACCATCCTGCAGATGAATCAATAATACTACGACCATCTTTACTTTCTTTTTCTAAATAAGTAAATCCTAATTTTTCAAACCTATCAATTGCTTCATGATTATCAAGACAATTAACGTGACCAAACCCACCTTGACCTCTAATTGCCCAAGAAGATATTAAAATATTATCACAAGCATCTGTAACATTTTTTAATAGTTGTGTTTCATATTGTGCAGGAACATGCTCTGCAACTTCTAAGAAAATACAATTTCCTTTTTCAGGAAGTGTAAATGGTTGTGTAAGATCTTGACAATATATATTGTTAAAATAATCTCCTTTGCGAGGAGGATCTCCTTCAAAACCTTGTAGTTTTTTAAAACCAGCATCTTGTAAGGTTTTAAGATATTTACCCATTCCGCAACCAAAATCATATATTTGTTTATCTTTTTGATCTTTTAAAAAATCAACAATCCATTGTGCCAGTGGTGGGCAATGAACATGATGAACATGGGCGCTATCTCCTGTCCAAAAACCTGTTTTAGATATCTCAGCCATACAAACCTCACTTTACTTTGCAAATTTTACTATTTCTTCAAACGGCATTAATCGTAGCCATTTTTGCTTATTAGCTGATAAATTATCCCAAGTTAATAAAGACTCATCAACTAAAATCTTGTCAGAATTATTTCTAACTTTAACTACACCACAACCATTATTAAAATTACCGACAGCACAATCTAAATAAGATAAACATCTAAGTTTTACAAAAGATTTCCAAACATCTCCGGTCCAAGCCCTTATTATCATATCTTGTTCTCGAAGTTGCTCTTTCTCTTGCGTAGGACAACAATCATGCATAACTATTGTTCCATTATTATTCAAACAATTTAAAGAGTTAATAATATCTTTATCAACCTGCTCCCACAGATGCAATCCATCAATAAAAATAATATCAAATGTTTGTTTATTTTGTTCAAAAAACTCATCACTGGTCATTCTATGAGTTCCACCCATTTTTGGATCAACGCCTATTTTATCTTTGATATTGATTTTGTCATAATTAAAATTATTTTCACAACCAATTTCTAAATAACTTGTATATCCAAAATGATCAATAATTGCTTGTATTAATATGGTTCTATTCATTTTATCCTCTTATTTTTACAGCATTTTCTCGTAAGTTAATAAACCAATCGCTTATTTCCTTTTCAGAAAACATATAATGATATCCCCATTTGTTTTCTATATTCTCTTCACTTAATCTTTGAGCATTTCTTTTATACTTATTTACTACAAAATTTTTATTTAAAAAATGATAATGATATGCTAAATAGCTTTTTTCACTCATCTTTACCATACCATTAGGGCTACTAACATGACAACCTATATCATAATTTATATTTGTAATTGATTTTTTATTAAACAAATATGATTTGTCATGATTAGTGCTTCTAATACCATATTTTATATGGAAAAGATCTTGGCTATCATCTAAACTTACCATATTATAACCTTCAGATTTAATGATTGTTGATCCTAAATGATCTTCATATTCTAATTCAGATTGTGTAATATCTAATAATTCATCAATATCACAAACCAATACCCAGTCTGTTTGAGAAGATTTCCAACAATTATTTTTAATTTCTAGATATTTATGTTCATTAATTTTATTATTAGTATCATATAGTTTAATTTCACACCCATTATATTTTGCAATTTCTGTTGTTTTATCCGTACTATAATTGTCAAATAAAACAATTTGACAATTTGGAAACCTTTCTTTATAATGATCAATCATAAATTGCATTAACAATTCCTCATTATAAGAAACTGTATATACAGTAATCATCTCTTTATTCCATAGAAATATAAATCAAAAGCCTCATTATTTATTTCAAAATTATATTCTCCAAATATCAAATCAATATCTAAACATTGTCTAATATCATTTTCAGTTAAGTTTTTATAATAATCAGACCATGTTCCAAAATTATTAAGCAATGGAGCATCAACCGGATTCGATGCATTTGTTCCATGCTCAGGTCGTCCAGTTGTGGCACATGTAAATAATAATAATCCACCAGGCTTCAATAATCGCACAATATTTTTTAATGATTTTTCATAATACATGTCATGTTCAAAACATTCTGTTGAAATAATTACATCATATGATCCATCATCTCCAATAAATTCATGCGCTTTAGATACAACATCTACGTTTTTACCCCATCCAATATCAATACCAAGCACTAAACAATCTTCAAATAAATATTGATTGTTACCATTAATATCAAGGGAACCAACGTCTAATACTTTTTGTCTAATAAAAAAATGTGGAAACTTATCCTTAATTTTCAAACAAAAATCTTTTTGAGCTTGATGCGCCATTATTTTTCTCCAGAGATTAAGTTAAATAATTCTTTTCTCACTATAGCTGGATCTAAACTAGAATCAAGTGATATTAATTTCATGATTTTAAAACGCATAAACTCTGGAGGTAATGGAGTTTTAGTATTTCTTATTTTAGGATGCTGAGTCGTGGTGGTTGTTTCATGACTAAAAGATAATTCTTCAAAGATTTTTTCTCCAGGTCTAATACCAGAAAATTCAATCTTTATATCAACATCTGGTACAAATCCAGATAGCTTAATCATATTTTTAGCTAAATCTAATATCTTTACAGATTCCCCCATATCTAAAACATATATAGATCCAGTTTCAGCAAAAACACTAGCTTGTAATAAAAGTCGTGCAGCCTCTGGAATTGTCATAAAAAATCTTGTCATATCTGGATGAGTAACTTTTACTGGTCCACCATTCTCAATTTGAGATTTAAAAATAGGAACAACACTTCCAGAACTTCCTAAAACATTTCCAAACCTCACTGTAATGAAACGAGTCTTAGGATATCTCTGAGAAAAAATCTGCATATAATATTCAGCAACTCGCTTTGTCGCCCCCATTACTGATGTAGGATTTACTGCCTTATCAGTAGATACAAATATAAAAGCTTCCGCATCAACATAAGCTGACATGAAAGCAACAACTTGCGTCCCTAAAATATTATTTTGTATAGCCTCACTAGGATTAGCTTCACTCAACGGTACATGCTTATTAGCTGCCGCATGATAGATAATCTGCGGCTGAGTCTCATCAAATATCGCTTTAGCTCTCGCTAGGTCTGCTACCGAACCAAGGCGAGGAATAACTTTAAGATTTGGATACTTTTCTTTTATTTCCTTTTCTAAGAAAAACTGATTGTTTTCATTATGATCAAAAAATATCAAAGATTCTGGATTAAATTGCGCAATTTGTCTAACCAATTCATTACCAATACTTCCAGCCGCTCCAGTAATCATAACTCGTTTACCAGAAATGAAATTTGATATTTCTAAAGTATCAATTTCAACTGGCTCACGACAAAGCAATTCTTCAATAGAAAAATCTCTCAATACAAGTGGATTTGAATTATTTGACATATATTACCTTAATTAGTTAATGGTCTTTTTCTAATAACTATAATTTCGGGTTCTTTAGATTCTATGTGATTTGTAAATCCACATTTTTTACATTTTATTTTTTTGATAATGGATCTATCTGAACTTATTATATCAACCTCTCCATTACAAATAATACACTTCAATATTTTCATTCATTACCTACTAAAATCTCTTTAAACTTATCCATATCTACATTAACAGATATTTTTGCATTAAGATTATCAGATTTACGAGAACCCCATTCCCCCTTCTCTCTATATAGCTCCACATCTTCAAATTTACATATATCTGAATTAATAGCACAACAAGCAGCTAAAGGATCATGAAATGCCTTGCCACTAGGATTCTTTTTCAAATATTTAGTCATACCACTATAAATTAAGGATAATCCCGGATTTCTATCTTTAAATTGCGCCATAAAATTATGCATATCATAATCATATTTTACACCATGACATACGTTTTTAGATATGAACCAACGTTCATTAATGTCAGGAGAATCTAATACTTTGAGCGCCGATTTTACGTCTCCATTGAGGTTAAACGTCGGACAAGTAATTCTACCTTTGAATTTCTCTAAAACATTTTCGGCGGCAACAATATTGTCCCCAGCAAAACCACCCTGAACAACAAGCTTATTTATTTTAATATTGCCGTCTAATAACGCACCAATGTTTCCTAACGAAGCGCCACAAACAATAACTAAATTAGGATATGTAGAAACTATATCTCTAAGAATAATTGCTCCGGTACTATCAGGTTCGGCTGGAGGAATCTTGCCAAGCCACTTATAATGAAATTCTGATACACATTGTTTTGAATGATCAACATTTTTAGATCCTACTGGAATATCTTTGTTCAATAGTTTAAGTACATGTTTTACTAAACCAATTTGGTGCCTAGAGCCAGGCGTAACCGTTACAGACACTAAGTTAACTTTAGGATGATGAGCTAATAAACATAATGTAAATACATCATCTGGATCGGCAGTTTCCATATCCCAAGCAATATTAAGTCTTTTCATATTACACACCCATCTTGTAAGTTACCATTACTATAACCTCGATGTAACAACGTGATACCTTTTATTTTTCCATAACTATATGATACATCATAGACAAAATGATTGCATCCGTATTTTTTCTCATATTCTTGGCTTTGATACTGGCAAGTTAATTTATGAGTACAATCACTGCCACATTTACAAGAAAAAGGGAGTTTAAATTTAGAATCTAATAAATAAAGGATTTCAGCTATCGCTGTTTGGTTGCCAGAAATTTTCATACTAAACCTCGTGCGCAAATGATACAATCACGAATCTATTATCTAATATATCATAAACCAAAATCTTTTAATGTATCTGTCGCCAAATCTCTTACATCACCGGAAGGATCGTTTTTAGATAAAATTCTTAATCTATCTTCTATTTCTTGCGGAAGTTTCTTTTCTGCATAAAAAGAAAGAGCGCATAATATTGCGCTCTCTCTAAGTAAAACATGTACATGTTTTAAGAGTTTTATCACTATTGGAAGAACTATAGCTTCATCTTCTACTTCTTCTCCCAAAATCTCAACAGCCAATGCCATTGTCTTAATGTCTGTTTTATAGTGATTATTAATGATTTTTATTAATTCTTGAGGGTCTGTTTGTGCGAGTTCTTGTAACTTTTGATTCGAATATCCCATACTTAATAGACCCTTTCAAATTGTGAGAATTAATTTATCAATTTGCATTATTCATTTCATCTTTCGTAAGATCCTCAGCCGGTTCCTCTGGATCTTCAAATACAATTTTAGTCATGCCAGCATGACCATGAATGTATTCTACATCCTCTAAACAATTATATAGATTGGTGCTTGAGCGCGAGCCAAACCATTCTAGTGCTACCTTTCCATTTGAAAATATAACACCCTCTGCTACTTTGCCAACACCACTTACACCTGACGCGTCTTTCTCTCTTATGAAATGAAATCTACGCATTTTCGTTTCCTTGGTTACTATTGACATGGCATTTATTCACTTAATATATCTACACCTAATGTAAGCATATTTGGTAAAATTGGTCTATCATGCCAATGACTTCCTTGATTTAAGATACTATTAGTAAATGAGTCTCTTACAAATTTATATCTACCAATAGTTTCTTCGTCTGTTTCAACTTTAATATACACCCCTTCATCTAATTCTGACATATCTGTTTGGGCTTCTATTAATGCGAAATCTTGACCAGTATTTTTAGCTTGTTTTCTTAAATTTTCTTTCCAATTGCTTGTTTTATAAAATGAAGGCTGTATAAATGATTTGAGATGTTCAAGCGTTGTTGCTATACCCATATATGCTATAGGTACAGCACTATAGCTTAATCCTTCTAATAACTTTTGTCTAGCCTTCGTGGAAAGAAATAACTGTCTCTCTTTATCATACACATCAAATTCAAATATATAATGAGGTAAGTTATCATAGAATACCGTATGTTTGGCATATAAATTCTCTGCATAGAAAATATATCTATTTCCCAGCACATCAAATAAATCATGTTGAAATCTATTTGCCCAGATTCTAAATTGAACAAATTCCCTTTCTCTAGGTCCACCACGCAATTCATGCCCGCGACTTTGAAGAATCATGCAGCCATCTTCAAAAGATACACCACAGTTAGATCCATCAATTTTATATTCATAAACAACATTTTTACCCTGTAAAGCAGTTTCAAATGATTGGTCTGTCAATTCAAAGTCATCGCCCGACTTGCGGGAGCCCGCAATATGAGTGGTTCTTGGATAGCGCATAATATTAATCATTAGATCCTCCAATATGTAGTGTACTAATATATACCATTATTTTGGTATATTATGTATGATATCTCTTAATTATAATAACCCAAAACAATGTAAAGAATGCAAACAAACGTTTTTTGCAAGGAAAGACCGACAAAATCAGCTTTTTTGTAAAATTTCATGCAAACGGATTTTTGAATATAAAGCACGATTACGATCATGTGCTCATTGTAATAAAAATTTTCTACTAAAAAATACGGCATATGAAAAACGTGGTGGCGGAAAATATTGTTCAATAGATTGTGCTAAATATGCCACAAAAAAATATTCAAATGATGAACAATTTTTTGATAAAATTGATAGCGAAGAAAAGGCATATTGGTTAGGATTTATTGTCGCTGATGGATTTAACAGCAATGATGAGTTAATTATACAATTAAGTGAAAAAGATGTAAGTCATTTACAAAAATTTAAAAAAACAATTAATGCTAATAATCCAATAAGTTATGTAAAACGAAAAACTAATACTTGTGTATTACGAATTGGTAGTAGATATTTATGCAAACAATTGACCAAATTGGGATGTATAAAAAAGAAAAGTTTATGCGTTTATATACCTAATATAGATAATAATTTAATACGACATTTTATTAGAGGATATTTTGATGGAGATGGATGCTGTTATAATAATGGTAAATATAGAGTGTGGTCAATTCATTCTGGATCAACGCAATTAATCCAACAAATAAAAAATGAAATAGAGTCAAGTTTGAATATAAAATCACTACGATTATATTCGAAAAATACAAATAATAACTCATTATACACTGGGAAAAAGGAAGTTATTGATAATATCAAACATTATTTATATGATGATGCAACAATTTACCTTGAAAGAAAATATAATAAATTTTCACATAACTAAGAAGAATCGCTTCATCTTAGATCGCTTTACGCTTTTTGCAAATCTTTTTATCTCTTCTACATTATTAATATCTAATAATGCTTGCTCGATTTTATCTACATCAGATCTTTTAATCTTTTCAGCGAGTAATCTCATATATGTAAATGATCCTGATTCAATAATTAAATCTTCTACTAAATCAAAATCCTTTTTAGTTTTCAAATGTTTAGCTAATTCGAATAAATATCTTGGTTTTTTAGAGGCAATAATTATACTTTTAAACTTATTTACATCTACAGATTTAATATGTTTTATATACATATGCGCATATTTAACGTTTTTAGATTTAAGAATTAAAGATTCTAATGGTTTAAGATCAGCGCCCCGCACAAAACAAGCGAATTTACAAATATATTTAGTTTTGTTAGAATCTACAACAATCTTTTGAAGAGCCTTAATATCTGCATCCCTTATGTTCTGAGCAAACAAATAAGAGTATTTTGGATCTCTATTATTTATAATTACTTGTTGCATCCTATATGGCTTATAATCATATTCACAAGTAAAGAAATAAGCCAGCGCAGAATCATTTGCAGTAATGATTTCATTTTGAAGATCTTCTAATGTTTTTTCATTATTAAAATTAGATTGATTCTTTTCTTCAACTCTTTTTATCCATCTTAATGAGTCTGCACTATAATCATTTTCAAACAGATACTTGTTCATACTCATTTATATATCTGTATATTGGAGATTTAAATAATAAACCCCAGAACTATAAAAATTCCAGGGTTTATTGTATTAATACGGGTACATTTTACGTAGTTTTTATTGGTATTTTCTTAGGCTCTTTAGCTTGTGGTAGCTGCTTTGCCTCAAGATTAATTGTTAATACGCCATCCTTTAACTCTGCTTTAAGCGTATCTATATCAGAATCTTCCGGTAACGTAAAACTCTTATTCATCATATAAGAGGAAGTTGGCGTTTTTCTCTCCCCCTTAATAGTAACAACATTGTCTTCTAATGATAAACTAATGTCTTCTTCTTTAATGCCAGGAATGTCTACGGACATTGAATACGTCCCGTCTTCATTCTTGGTTTGATGAACCCCTAGTGATGTAAAGAAGTTTTCGAAGAAGTTATCATTAAAAAAACTATCAAACACACTTCTTTGCTCCGAATTCTTAACCGGAACAAATGGATTCCAACGAACTATCATATTGATTCTCCTTATGTTTAGGTTATAGACCAAAACTATCTTGGTCCGAATTATATATATCAATTATTTTGAAACAGAATGTAGCTTAATAATTTTTTGAAATTGAAAGTATCTTATCCAAGAAACTATCTCCCCACGTTCCTTCTTTGCGATTTACTGTAATAAAGTCTTTCATGTTTGAACACTTCCCATCAAACATAGCAAACATTGGCGAAGACCAAACATCTTTAAATCCATTCACCATTATAGCAAATGTCTTCTTATCTCCCGTATTAATTTGATCTGAAGCATATTTGAACGTTTTGTACGCTCTATCATAATCTTTAAGCATTGCAGCTACACCATGCTTAATGGTTACGATACGATCTACAATCTCGGGAGGTAATTCAGGTATAACGTCGTCTTCTTTGCCTGCTAGGACTAACTCTACACAGTTGCGTTCGGAAGTTCCTAGTATGTCTCTGGCTCGATTAAATGCCATGTATGATGCGTTCTTCATCTTCAGTCTTCTGAACTTAGAGTCACGAACAACTACACCTTCATGCTCCAATGGATTTTGGGTTGACACCCAATCCAATAGTTGGCTCACAGACGTGAACGTGTGTGCCTGTACGTGTGGCACTCCATACGTTTCAACATCATCAAGTTCTAACTCAAGAACACCAGGCATAAACATAGAACGAGCCGCGATCAAGGTAATTTTTGATTCATGATAATCAACTACAATTCTATTATAAGGAGAAGTAAGCTCAAAACAATACGTTACTCCCCTTCTAAGCTTTTCAGTAAATTCACTAAAATACATACCATTAGTGTCTTTCAATGCCTTTTCAAACAAAGTTCTAAAGGTATAGAATCCACTATCAAGTGTAATGTCTGCTTCTGGTACAGAGCGAGTAGCAACACACCATTCTTCAGTAAACTTATCATAATAAACAATTGTTAGTGTTCCATCTAATTTTTCAAGAATAGCCAGATTAGGATCAGACCAATCAACATCTGCGACTGCTCCTTGACCATAGTTAAAGAAACGATTCATTGGGTATGCAAGAACCATGGTTGGACCTGGTACAACGGAATCGTAAATATGACGTTCCATCCAAAGCAGACAAGATAAGCCCACGACACTCTTGTGCTAATGGATCAGACTCCTTTGCTTCAATCTGATCATAGTTCAGTGAGAACTTGTGACCAGATTTAGAAAATGAAGCGTAAACACCATGCTCTGCCGCAAGATTAGCAAATGAATGTGTCTCTAGATATTTTTGAACTAATAACATTGTTTATTCTTTTGTACTTAATATTTCTTTTATTTCATCTATGTGTAATGATAAATCCTGTACTCCATATAACTCTTGAGCTAATCGGTCTAGTTGATAGATATCATGCTCTTTACACATCTCTTTCAACTCTTCAGCAGACACGTCATCAATTGTGTGAAGTTGCTGAGACAATTTACTAATTTGCTTTGACGTCTCGTCAACGTTAAGCGCTTGCGACACATCGCTTCTCTTTTTCAATACAACTAATTTCATCCTATATACAATGTAAATTTTAGAAATAGGCGCGCAAGTTTAATAAATATGTGTAATTATTTTGATTTCTTGAGTTCTCTGATCTGTTTCTCAAGTTGCTTAACTTGCTGTTCATTAAGCCATTCATTATAAACGGCTAATTCTTTTTCGTATTCTACCATTGCTTTATCATACTCAATCATATCTTTTTGATATTTCTTTAGAGAATCTTGATAACTAGCTTCCTCAGCTTCTAAATCTCTTTCATATTTAGAAAAAGTAACATCGATATACGGCATGGATTCCGATACATCAATGCTCAATATAATATCACATAACCTAGTTCCCGCAGGAGCAAGATCCAATATGTCTTGTAATGATAATCTTTGCCAATATCTTATATCTGGTTCAGAAGGCATCACCTCTTCTTGATCTTCAAAATATTCTTCTATTCGTTCTAAACCATAATCATCATCACCAAGCACAGATATGTCTCGATAAATAACGCCAGCCGGTTTAGACTTATATAGTCTAGACATTAATCTTGTAGGTTCAGTTGGTTTATATGGTTTTCTTGGCGAGTATAATCTATCCATAACTTACTCCACAACTATCCATCTAATATCATCTGGCTCGATAACAGTTTCCATACCATCATACTCATCTATTCTATACTTGTTACCTTCAATTGTTGTAACTTTTAAATTAGCATACATTGATGACGCCTCTTTACCAAGTTCTTCAACAACTTGAACAAAGCGAGGATCATGTCTTGGTATATTCCATACAGAATATGAGTCTTTATAATCCACGCCCAAATCCTTTAGTTTTTGAAATGCTTTTTCGGAAACTCCGAATCCGCCATAGCAATCATTATATACTACTTTTATCATTTTAAAACTTACTTTCTTAGAGCCAACATAGGTCTATTAACTTTATGTTATTTCCCGTCAGGAATATCTATTCCGCGCCCATGAACAGCTCTACTTCTCATAGTTATTCTCCAGTATTTTGGAAATGAAGTATTCCAAATGCACAAACCACATTTTTTAAATAATAGCATCAAAAATCTCCCCAATTAACTTGCCAACAATTAAACCCTAATTTATCTCTCCATAGCTGACAAACTTGTGTTCTATCATCAAGCACTAAAAAGACATTATACTTTCCAGCCACATGAGTTTGATATAATTCTTCCTTGACAATAGCATCCTTCCTAGAATCACCAGTCTTCCTCATAATTAATGAGAATGGGAAACTGATATGCTTATTTAAGAAGGCTAGAGTTTGTGGTCTATATTGTTCATCTCTGCCAGAGCAAAAGATAATCTGATATCCATCGCTAGACAATCTTTCTAAGACCTCAGCGACAGGCTCGTTGAGCATATCATTATCAGCCTTAAAAGCATCGTAAGGACTTCTCGCAGGAGCGCCCTTGTGACGAATCTCAACTGAACCATTCTTACGAATAGGATTGAATAACGAGATGGTCCCATCTAAATCGCATAGAACTGCGAATTCTTTAGATAGATCTAGAGTAGTTTCTTCAGCAAAGTTAGCTTCATTAGTGCCAGCAACTCCGCACATTTGAATTCTACATTTGTAAAATTTGTGTTGAGTTCCACCAGATTGCTTCCACATCTTGCGAATAACAGCTTCAGGAATCAACGCAAACCCTTCGCGCTTTGCATTACGAGCAATTGATTCATCAAGCTCAATGTAGAATGCCTTTTCCATTACCATACACTCAACGCCAAGAGAATTGACAAGAGCACACACATCATCGAAATTGCGACGGTTTAAGTTCGTATCATCAATGATGACATTTCTACCACTCTTTAGAGCAGTAGAGATGATATGATTTCTGGTTGCAATAATTATCTTTTCATTATCTGGAGACCAAACATAATTAGACATCATCACACGAAGATCATCTCTATTGACCCTAACCGTGTTAGGATCTCTCTTGACTTCTTCTTTTGCCCACGTAGACTTACCAGAAGCGATAATACCTACCGTCATTATAACTTTTAACATTTTTAATTACTCACTTAAAAAAATCAGCTTGGTCTACGTATTGAATACCAGAACGAGTCGCAAATGTCTTATCACTAGTCATATCTCCAACAAAGATACAATCCTTGCGAGATAGCTTGTATTTAAGCATAAAATCAATAAACATACCTTGCATTGGCTTGCGACAATAACAAGAGAGTGGAGCTGACCTATGAGGACAGAACTTATATTCAATATCCAATCCTAATAGTTTATTTGTATGTTCAAACAATTCAACAGCAGTTTCATGAGACAAATCACCTTTAGCTATACCACTTTGATTGGAAGCTCCAAGTAAGAGATATCCCTTATCCTTATAGGATTGTAGCACAGCTTGACGACCAAACATTAGTTTAATCTGATCTTTTGCAGTAGGATACTTTCCATTTCCTCCAACGCATTCACGAAGAGTTCCATCATAATCTACAATGACAGCCTTATTCGTGAACTCTGGGTTATCCTTACGAACAAATGGTACAGTTTCAATTTTACTGAAGCCTTCAGCTAAGGTTGGCTTCTGAAATTCTTTTCTATACTTGAATAATACCAGAGGAGGGAAAACATTCGTATGTTTTGCTTCTTTTATTGCTTCAGGGGTCGGGAACTTGCCAATAAGCCCGAAAGCTCGTTGAATGACATTAAATGTTGCATCTTCAATAGAGGTGCCCATTAACATACAATTAATGGGCGCTCCATACTTCTTTGCCATTTCTAGAAATGGTTTTCTGCCCTCAACGGTAGGAAATAAATTATCCAGTACAACATCTTTATTATCTCTTAATAGGGCTTCCAATTTAGGAAGTAATGATGCTATCGTACCGCCTTCCGTATCTCTGTTCAAAGAAACAAATCCTTGTTGCTTAACAATAGAATTCGTGATGGTGCTTTTTCCTGATGCGGGCGCGCCGCATACTAATATAATTTTACTCATTTAAATATCTTTTTCTAAACTTTTTATCATATTTTGGTAGAAATTTTATTTTATTTTCAAAATATAACTTTAATATCTGATCATAAGTCAATACTTCTGGATCTACAATTTCATAACTAAATGACTTATCTCTACAAAATCTCTTAGCAGCATTGCTTTTTGCAATAACTTTTGGTGAATTGTGTAACTTAGTTGGTTTTATTTCTATAATTTTATTACCATTTATTATAAAATCTGGAATATAAGTTCTTTTCTTTCCCGCATGATCTAAATATGATATTCTGAATGTTTTATTTGGAATTGCCCAGCTTAAATTATTCTTCTCTATTATCAATATCATATAAGATAGTTCTCGAATAGATCTAAAAAACCACCCATTATACCATCCCGACCAACCATTTCCACTACCTTGTGGTGATGGTTTACCAAACATTGGATTACCTTCACCAGAATTTCTTTTTGACAGTTTAGATTTAAAATCATTTAACTTTTGGTCCGCAATATTCTTTCCATATTTTTCTAACCAAATATCATATAATGGGCGATTATTTGTGACCTTTAGTAATTGTTGTTTTGCTTGCTCTTTTTGTTCATTAGTAAATTGTCTCTCTGTAGATTGAAATTTACTCATTTTTTGTTTTGATTCAACTGTGTGTTTCTTATTAAAAAAGTGATTATTCTTACCACTTTGCATACAAGATCTACAAACAGAATTCTTTTTTAATGCAACAGCAAAACTACACTTATGCTTATAAAGAATTTCTTTATCACATTTAGGGCAATTCCTTCTATACTCACTCATACTAATATGAAAGAATATTAATAGACAGAGGCAGGATACCCCATTACCATTGTGATCTTACTCATGTTTTGACTTAATCCTTAATTACTAACTGCAATAATGTTTCAAGCATTGCAACCGAATGCATGCCTACTTTTGTTTGTACATCCTTGCCACCCTTAAAAAACATCAATGTTGGTACACTACGAATACCATATCTCGATGCTATCTCAGGGGACTCATCAACATCAACCTTACATACTTTTACTCTATCAGCATTTCCACTTACGAAATTTTCAAGGATAGGAGTTTGTCGTTGGCATGGTCCACACCAAACAGCACTAAAGTCAACTAAAACTGGCTTATCAGAATCTAAAACCTCAGCAGAAAAATTGCTGCTGTCAATGTGTAAAATTGCGCTCATATAGCTACCTCACTAAACAATATATATTTTTTAAAATTAAAGTCAAGGGTGGTGCTTATTTTTTTATAGTAATGTTCTCATTTAGTTTTGAAAACAAATTGAAGAATGGTTTACATTCATACAGTTTATTATGAGTAATCATTTCAAAATCAAAAGAGTTATAAAGTCCCATTACTTGAACTTCATGATCGACATTATTTTGGATTAGAAAGTTACATAAATTTTCTAAAGCATAAAATTTCTTTTTTGATTTTGTATCGTCTAAAACCTTTTGTTTTGCAAAATAACAAGCTGTTACTACAAACACCACCTTTTCTGTTGGAGTCAGTTCGTGGTAGTTTAGATTCATTTCTCCAGATTCGATTAAAGAATAAACATACGGCTCGAATTTTCTATAGTGTTCATACCAAATTTTGAATCTTAATCCGGCTTCGCCACCCACAAATCCAGAAATAATTTGAGTAACGGAGTCAATATCTACAATTTTTAATTCTTTTGCTTGATTCAATGCATCTGAGGCAAGTGTCCATCCACGAGGAGATGGGCTTGCATAAACTAAATCTTCTATTTTGCCACAAGCAAATTCTGGATTACTACGAAGAAATCCTAAAATTAAATCGTGAACGTCATGTATCTTCGCCCAATCTATCCACTTCTCAAAATTAAAAGAAAGAATATATTTAGCACCACGATCTAATAATGCAGAGCTAACTAAATTAGAATTAGCTCCTTCATTAATAAGATTGCCCGTAAGAATACTAGAGATGACATTGATTCGTTTACCATTAATCTTACCAAACTGTAATATTTCTAATAATGGAGCAGTAACTTCACAAGGTGCTTTGTCTACTTCATCAAATAATATTATACTATCAGCTTCTTCACCATCATTTAATTTAGGTAAGAAAAATGGCGACTTAAAAGTCACCATGTCGCCTGGAGCATTAATATCTGGATATCCCGCTAAGTCTGGTCTCTCAATGACACTTAGGTTAATATAATTAACTTTAATATTACATTCCTTGGCTGCCTGAATAATAATCTCAGTTTTACCAACACCACGTCTACCAAAAAGAAATAAGTTCTTCTTGGATTTTATAAAAAATTTCCCTAAGTTAAGTGCTTGTTCTTGATCAATCTCTGGTAAATTAAGTAAGTTATTCATGATTCCCTTTAAATATCACTTATCTATATAACATAAGTTATGTCACATAAAGGGAGCAAAACTCTTCATATCTTCATATTTCTTGTTCTTGATTATAAATTTGTCAATTAAATCTCTATTTCCACTCATACGAGCGCTTGAAACCAAGGCTTTTAATATGCTTTTTCTATTGAAAACCTCTCCCATCTCTACTAATAGAAATGTGTTATCTTCTTGAACCGCCCGGTCAAATATATATTTAATTGTTTTAGGTATCTTTTTATGTTTTCTAAAAATGCATTCTCTTAATGCTGGATAATTCAAAAATGTAATTGAAAGCGGAGAATGTTGAATAGCTTCACAAAGACCACTTTCATCATTGAGATGTTCATGAATATATTTATAGACTCTCTCATTAGATACTTTCTCCATTACATTATTATATATTGGAGATCCAACTAATAGAATATTTACTAATAAATCATTAATTATAGCAGGTTTAAGTTCATTTAAGAACATCATAGATCTTATTTGACCCTGTGTCAAATCACCGAAACTTTCAAAAACAAACCTGCATAATTCTGGCACACTGTACTTTGTATTATCGGCTATATCCTCTATATAATAAAGAGCATCACTAATAATTAAATCTGATAAATAATTCGCTAAATCATATCTCAAGGGTCTAATTGATCTTGGATCATTATTTAAAATGAAATAAAGATATTTACGATTAAAGTTTTTATGATATAACCAAATAATAACTTCATTAAGTTTAGCACTAATCGTGAGGTGTTTAATATTATTTTCACCAATATTTTTGAGAAAAGTAATTAATCTATCTGGTTTAACATGTTCTTTTTTTAATCTCTTGACAAAATAAGAAGTAACTTCAGAACCATCTAAATCTTCTCGATAAAAGAAGAATTCTTTTATTTTATCATTAGAGACGCCGGATTCTTCTAATTGTCTTAATAAATTAAGCAATACAGACATTAAGGTGTTCTGAATTTTTTGAGAGTATGAATAAGAATCTTTGCAATATTATTCGCATCATCACCACCACGATGATGTGTTCCCTCTAATGGAATATTTAACATCTTCAACGCCTTGTCCATCCCAGGCTCGCGGTCAAGACCATGTAAGACGGTGAAAGTATTTTTTAAATTCATATGACGCTTGCCAAAGGGGTATTGACAACGATACTCCGAACAACATCGATGAAACATAGAATAATCATAATCGCCCCAGCTTACCATTGTCTTATTAAAAGATTTATAATTATCCACTAATCTTTTACATGCCTGTTGATAAGTCATAGCAGTTGTTAACATATCTGGCGAGATAGATGTTAAATTAATACAAAAATCACTCTGAACAGAACGCTGAGGCTTTATTAAAATAGATTCGTTAGATAAGATTGTAGCTTATTAATATCAACAAGGCTAACACCAATCTCAATTATCTCAGATATTTCATTAGCAGGTTTAGAATCCTGCGGCTCCCAACAAGTTGATTCAACGTCAACGACTAATACTTGACTCACTCTTTATCTCCCTTTCTATTAAAACTTCTTCTTCTATAGCAGATTCAAATCTATATTTAGATTCATCTGTTTTAATAAACTGATCTGCTTTTAAGTATTCAATTCTAGATAATAGTTTTTCAAACATATCATCTTCTATGTTCTTGGCGTTCTTCGCTATAAATGAAAGTATTTCCTTTGAAGAATCTGATGTATATTTAATTCTAGCCAGCATTGCAATTTCTTTTTTTAATTGGCGAGTTCTTCTCCAATTCCTAATAGGAAAATATAAAAATAGCCAAAAGAACAACGCAATTATTACAAATATAGCAATAGCTTCAAGAATTACTGTAAATAATATCGCAAACATAATTTATTCAAACATCTTTACAAGAAATTTTTGAACATTATACCAAGAATATTTCGACAGAGATCGCTCTACCAATTTGATACATAAAGCATCTAACTTTTTCTTATCTGGCTGTTTAGGCAGCGCATCAGTTGTCTTATATAGCTTATTCAACTCTTTATCTTCTCTTTCGGCAAATTCAATCAGCTGATCATAAGTCCAAGCCCCACGCCTAATATCTAACAATTCTTCCATATCTGGACGTTTTACAATGACTTTACCAGTCGTTAAAGTCTCTCGACACATACGAATCAGCCTTACTAGATGATAAGCATGCTTTGTATCATATCCAAACTTTTCTTCAAGAGCAGCACGAGCAGGGTTACGAGTCTTCTTCCAATTTTGATATTGGTCCCACTCTTTCTTCTTTGTAGAATATTCTCGTTCTTTCTGCATTACTTGAATTAAATTATCAGTTAACCCAATCTTACGAGCCGCTGCCGCCCAATGTTGGTCAGATGTGATTTTTAATTCAGCAAGCATCGTCGTCATAGTAGATCTGATTTCAATCTTTGCAGACTCATCTAATCCTTCCAAAAAGTCCATCTGGAACCTATCAAGTTCCTTTTGAACCTCAGCATATGCTGCCATCAATTGGTCTTGAGGGATAAGAGTATGTTCAGGTAAACCAAGCTCTGCCCTTGTTGGGGGTTTGCCTGGAGGATTCATTATCCATTTCTTATGGGTTTTGATCCTTTTCAGCTGAGAAATAGAATAACCCATAAAGGTATGCTTAATTCTTTTAGAAAGAAAGTCATCCTTATGAGCTAAGATAGTTTCACCAATTGGATCTACGATACAATGATCAGATGGGTCTGTATGAAGAACTTCAATGATGTTGGGGTTACAATCTGCTGCAAGTGTGAAGAACTTTCTTAGATCATAAATGACTGCATCTGGTTCATGAAGCTCTGCTTGTTCGAATCTATGCTGTGACCCAAGAAAATATTCTTTAGGAGGAATTGCAATTCCCTTAAAATCTTCATCACTCTCAGGAGTGCTAGTTCCATAGGCATGAGAACCATGACGAACTAATAATACAGTTCTGTCACTAATCCATTTTAAATGTGGACTATTGTTTATAATTTTTGGAATTACAACATCTTTCATTTCAAATAATTTTACCATTGATTACCTTACCTTACATTACCAGCTTGGATATTCATCATCATCGGGATAATCATACTCATGAGTATCAGGATATTCATCATCAATAGATTCATAGCGAAGCAGTGGTTTAGGTTCCGACTCAACACACCAGCCATAGAGGTCTTGTATTGTTTCAATGATTCCTAAAATAATAAATCCAAAAACACTTAGTATAAGTAACGGAACAATCCATAATGGAAATGTTATTACAGTTAATACTCGTAGCCACTTAATCTTTTTAATCTTTTTATTCTTCATAACATTCCTGAGCCTGCACAGCATCTGGTGCATCTATAACTGGACATGGAAAGTTACTCCACATTCTTAATTCAAAAAAAGCTGCTTTCAGTGCAGTCTTTGCATCTGCATCTTTTTCTTCATCCATTAAATTTAGGATTTTTAATAAAACATTGCTCTGAGTTTCAAACTCTAATTCATTCCATGATTTCATAATCATCCTTATACGAAAACAGCTAGTTTTCTTAAATTTGGAAATGCTGCAATTATATGCTTAATGTCAACCATCTTATTATTAGATGATAAATAAGCTAATATTTTTTTAGGAGATATCTCTGGAAAAGTGTTTAATAATCTAATTATACGATCTACATTAGCTCTTTTATGAGCAGTTTTTCTTGCGTATAGCTTGTTAGCATAAATAACTGCTATGTCATCAGCAATAGTTGGGTCTAAAGATATAAGATTTTTTATATTTCTTAAGTGATATTCTTCTAAAATTGAATAATCACAGTTGTTTAATAGGTCTAGTAGATTTGATCTGTGTGCTTCTGTATATTCTTTTTTTAAAGCACCCAATATAGAAGAGTCATTTATCATAGAGAAGAGAGCTAAGATATTCTTAGTGCTACGTGCTCTTTCAGAAATAATTTCAATAGCCAACTGTATTAGTGGTGATTTATCAAATTTAACGTTTTGTTTCTCTAAAGCAACTAATATATCAAAATTTCTTGCAGAATGAGTTATCTTGTGCAATATAGTCGCAGCATACTCATCCATACTAACAAAAACCGTTGGTATAAATGAATTTACAATTTTTATTAGTTTATCTGTCCGAACGTGAGATGGCATCTCTGTCAAATAATTTTTGACAGATAATAAACTTTCTTTACGCTCATACTTAATATTACATAAACATACAAACTGTATATACTCTAAATCATATTTAATATGAATATCACGCTTATTTCTTACAAGCGAAAACATTCTTTGTTCAAGATATCTTTCAATTCCTTTTGAAATTGGTTTATCATTCAAAGATAATAAGAACGTTAAACGACTATGCCAGAATGATTGATTGTCTTCCCAATAAATATCGCAGGCTTTTCTAAAACGATCTTGTAAGTAACTTGAGTGTAGAGTATAATCTAAATATAAATAATCCTCAAAATTATCTAAATCTAAATCCATTTTGTCAGAAAACATCAACAGATCAACTAAGTGTCTGAATTTGGTATGTATTTTATCTAACTGAACAGATGTCATAATGATATATCAAGATATCACCACCCAAGAATATCCTCATCATCTACACCTGTAGAAATATATGTAACGGGACATCCAGAAAAATTACTAATATAATCTAAGAATGGAGCGGTTTCATCAGGATTCTTAGAGTTCTTCCAACCTGGCAACTTAATTAATTGAGTTTTCGCATCAAAAAAGTCTGCTGGACATACAGGCATTTTATCATAAGCAGTACAAAGTGTTACATGATCTAAACCATCTAAAATATCTAATTTAGTTATAATTAGGTTATCAATGCCACCTTTGTTACAAGCATACTTAATTGCAGGCAAATCAAACCAACCTATACGGCGAGGTCTTCCAGTCGTCGCACCATACTCATTACCAATCTTTCTAAGATTTTCAGCCCCTTCTCCATGCAATTCAGTGGGGAATGGTCCTTCTCCAACCTTAGTTAGATAACACTTGGCAACTCCATATACCACATCTAATTTCACAAAATTAAAACCACTTGCTCCAATGCCGGAGACAGTTGAGTCTCCACAACTTACAAAAGGGTATGTCCCATGATTAAGATCAAGCATTACTCCTTGTGCGCCTTCAAACAATAAATTACTATTATTGAACTCTCTTTTAAGTTCTAAGACATGTTTAAATTGAACGCCAATCTCTTGAAGCTTAACTGCCCATTTATCTTTTGCTTTTAATAAATCTTTTATTCGAGTGCCACTACGAGCAACCTTGTCTTTATAAGCTGGACCAATACCACGTTTAGTAGACCCAATGTGACCATTGGTAGCGGCATCTTCTTTTTTGTGTTTTGGTAAAACGGCAAAAGCATCGGGGTCTACATAAACTCTACAAGCAATTTCTCCAAGAGAAGAACCCCAAGTAAGAGCACGACTCTCTTCAACACTCATTACTTCTGTAAATAACTGCTCTAGATCAATAACCATCCCTTGTCCTAAGAAACATTTTTTATTAGGATCTCTCCAATCGAAGGATGGTAATAGATTATGAACGTATTTTGTTCTAAATCCCTTAACAGTTGAACGATAAATGGTGTGCCCAGCATTGGCGCCGCCGCCAAATCGAATAACCCAATCATAATATTTAGAAAATGAATGGGTAATATGCCCTTTACCCTCATCCCCAAACGCTGCCCCCAGTATGGCTATATTACCCATTTCATATAACTCCTATTAATAACATGATATCGTGACAATGAATATTATTTTAATTCATCTGCATAAGGGTACTCATCTTCCTCAAGTTCTTCTTCCATACATTCTTGATTACAATCGAAATCATCACAGTATGGGCAGCGATCATCTTCATCATAACACTGATCACAGTCACAGTCACAAGTGTCACAATCACAGTCGCAGTCGTCACAATCACAATCGCAAGGTTCAAACACACGATAATCATCAACTGTACTGCGTGTATGAGTTACGCGAAGGGGAGAGTCAGAGTTTTCTTGGTCAACAACGCCCAAGACAACATACTTACAAACCCTCATTTTGGCTTGATTATAGTCAACAGGAACTGCAACTACATCAGCAGGATTGACTTCAACTTCCAACATCTTGGAATTTTCTCCAGCCGAATAGTGGTTATGAGCATAATCCCAGTTAGCTACATGCAAACCATAACTGCATGTTTGGGTAGGATCTTCATTGACTTTATTACGAGGCATTTCAACAGTCTTGCCAACGGAATTGTCAATTGTTCCTGTGTATTGGTCCAAAAAATCACCACGAACCTTCTTATAAGCGATAAAACAACCATTATCAGTGATAGGATGATCGTTCTTCTCCAAGAATTCAAACAATTCATTGACTGCACGGAACGAAGGGTTCTTCTGAAGATTCTCAGCAAACTTCACCAAAGGTTCATAGGGCAAGCCTTCATTGGAGAATCGTACAATCTTATCACCAAGAACCTTGGGAGCTAAAACTTCTTTGACAAAGATTTGACCGTTATCAACAACAAAGTTCCCCTTACCAAAAGCCTCAATTCTCTTGGCGGCTGAAACTAGATTTGGAATCTCTTCCAAATTCTTTTCCTTTACAGCCTTAATAAGATGGTCTGCAAGCGCATCTGTTCTGGAAACAATATGCGTTTGTCCATCATAATTTACGGTAATATTCTGATCTGTAATCAACCAACTAACTCTTGTGCTCATGTTCATTCTCCTGTTTAGTCTGCATCTACGTAATTAATATACTTTGACAAATCACCAACCAAATCATTATATTGGTAGGTATTTAAATGTTTAATTAGGGGATATTTATTGTTATATTTAACATCCATAGCTCCTATATCATACTCTGGATTATTCTTAACCAGATCTTCAAGATCCTTACTTGTAATATCTCCATTAATTGACTCAAAAATATCTAGCAAACCATAATCTGTTTGAGCTAGTTTTTTGATCTTTTCATGCAAATCCAATCTTTTAAGAAACAAACTATCAGGATCTGAGATTAATTTCTTAAATTTGTTAGCGTTCCTTAATTGTCGGTTATCAACTATATATTGATTGTTTCTCGCGAAGTGAATCTCGACAAAATTAATTGTAGTGTTTGCAATAACTTTTGTCTTAAGAAAATCTTCAAGGTTTACAAAGTTTGCAAAATCCGCATCAATCCTATCTTGAGGCGCAGAAGCATCCAATCCATAAAAAGAAACGCCTGGAAATGTTTTCATAAGAGTTTTAAATGCGGAACCATTAAGACTCTTACCATTCTTAAGAATTGCCCACCTATTACCCGCATAAGAATATGACTCCTTCGATATCTGACAAAGAACCTTTATATTCTGATCATCATCGATAGACGAAAAACTAACTTGCCTAAAATTATAGTTACTAGGCTCTACCTTGAAAACAAGCAATCTTGATGTTGATGCTGTATATTTTCGTGACGAAGCCTTTGTAATCTCCGACAAAAGCCTAGGCTTCATTGAGGCTAAATTATGCTTTACATTTAGTATATCCTCAGTTACTTTATCATTCGGACAAATTACTTGAACGTTCTTTAAGTTAGGATTGTCTTCGAAAGCCTTTTTTACATGGCGACCAGTAGGCTCCTTAATAGTTAGATCATTAATGAAAAGCTCAGAATTCTCTTCAAAATGAAGAGATTTATTACTTCCCTGCCTACTAATCTTATTAGGGTCTGTTCCATACTTTCTAGAATACTTGCCCTTAGTAAAATAGAATACCGGGCAATCAATTGTTAATACCGAGTGATCTACTAATGGAATTCCGCGCCAATACAGTTTACCCAAGAACCCAATGTTCGAAAAAGCACTAGTTAATTCTTGGCGATAATATACATTAGCTAGCCACAAATTATCAAAAGATTCAATTTTAGAAACAACTCTAGACTTAACTTCTGCTGCCATACTATCAAGTCTATCTTTGATCTTATCTTGTGTCTTTTTGTCTAGATACACCTGTTCGCGACTCGCTGACAAACTAAGTTCACCAACATCGAAATATAAATAAACATTTCCTCGTGCAGAATCAATCATCTTGCTATCAGCATATGTTCTTAAAGCTGAAAGCTCAAGTGGATATTCAATACCATCAATGATTAATTTGATCTCTCTATGCCAACTATTAGATACGGTACCAATAGACCATTTATCGCCTTCAATCACTGTAGTGGTCTCAACATAATTAATGTTACCACCCTTAATAATTGGCTTCACGTCCCAATAACGAGTTGATTGTTCTGTCCACTGAATAAAATGTTTTGTGTCTACGAGTTTAACAGGAATGATAATTTCCGTTCCATTAGGTGCTGTAGTGGTCGAAGAAGAGAATAATGCTAACTTTCCAACCTTAGTTTCATCAATGAAACATGCATAATTATATTGCATACCATTAACATTAGTGACGATTGTAAATGTGTCAGAATAGGAGAAAGGAGTCTTTGCTCCCAATCCAAACCCACCTGTTTGTAAATTGTCTTCTCTTTTTGTACTGGCGGTGTATTGAATAAAAATGTTAGACATACGGTCAGGACTGATGCCTGGACCAAAATCTTTAATCTTATAGAATGGTTCTAGTGAATTTGGAAGATGAATCTCAATTGGAACTTCGGGTGTTCCAACTTCACGATGAGCATCTCTTGCATTACATGAAATCTCCCTGCAAATAGCAAGAATTGGATTTGAATACATTTTGTTACGCAAGATATCAAAGATCATACCTTGGTCTTTGATCGAGAAAAACTGTTCTTCAAGCTCGCCAGATGTCTCAATAGTCGGTCTATCTTCATTCAATCGCATGTCTATCTCCTAGACTAAATTGTTCCAATAATTATGGACGACTCACTGCCGCCCGCTTTCTCTGACAATATGCTTCCTTAAAAATTAGAGTCAACTCGCGCTCATTTTTTAAAATTGAAACCGATTAATTTATCGCCATCCAAACCAAGGGAATCAAAAAGATTATATGAATGATTTGATCGACGGTAATCATGATGATTTTGCCTAATGGAGTCTTAGAAAATTCAAAAAAAACCTTCTTTATCATCCCTTGGGTATCCAATTATATTTCCTTCAGAAAGTACTTGATATTTATAAAGTTCAAACATTTCTGGCGGCTTGCGAACATACTTAGCCCAAAGATAGACTGGAATATATGTATCCTCAATGAAATGAGAAAAGAATAAAATTAGCAATCCTGCATAAAATTCAAAAAAATTAAGCTGCATTAGCAACATAATTGGAATAAATCCGGCAGTATAAATTAAACAATGCCTTGCTCTTATTAATGGAGAATTGTTCTTCTCCATTGCTTCTTTATGAGTTTGAAATAACCAATCTACAACAAAATGTACAAATGTTAATAGAAAAAGAAGCCCGCCTGCATTAGCTAATGTTTGAATTATCATTTCTTATTCTTTTCGAAATAAAGCTTTTCTGCCTGCTCATAAGTAAGATTTAGATGTTCTAACAAAAAATTAAGTAGAGCATATTGAGAACAATGTTCTACTCTGCAAATACAACAGCTTATACATTGTTCATACTGAAAATCTGGGTCATCACCCTCGGGAATCCACGTAAATTCGGGATCAGCACATGTTTTACTACAAAATTGAGCACCGCACTCACAATAGATAGTATAATCACTATCATCTCTAAAACCAGTGCGGCACTTATGACATTGATAATAATCAACACCCATAATTATGCCCTTAAGTCAAACACTCTACCGAATGGCGGTGTAAATGCACTTCCACTTGTAATCAGCCAGATAACATCTTTACCAGGATTTTTCATCTCTACGATATCAGAATCCAATAAAAATCCATCTGTAATTACAATTAGAAAGTCACAATGACCAAGATTTTGTTCATAATTTTCAAAGAAATCGGCAAATTTGGTTCCACCTCTGCCATATACTTTTACTTTCATAAGTTCTTCTTGATCAGCCTTTTTGATCTTAACAGCCTTGTCCCAATAGATTTCTGCATCGGCTGGAACGATTGTTCCTTCCGCACGCTCATCTAAAGCGCATAGCTGAGATAAACCGAATGCCATATCGTCCTTACCCATAGAACCACTAGTATCAAGTAAACAACCAAAATGAGCATAATAGTTCCTTCTTTTAGGAACAAGCAACCCTACAAACATAGGACGAGTTCTAAATCTAGTCCAATCATTACGACCATTTCCTGCTCTAGCTTTTATTAAACGAGTACGAATAATATCTTGCCAAGTAACTTTAGGTGCAGTCAATTTGCCTAACTCATCTTCTAGCGCAGCAGGAACATGCCCTGCCATTTTCTTTGCAGCTTCCATAGCATCAGAGATTCTCTTAGCTAATTTCTCTTCAGATTCTTCTGTATCCATGTGGTCATCTAAAGTTCCACCGAATCCAAAGATATCAAAACCACCGCCACATTCTGGGCAACTCCCTCCTCCACAGCTTGGACATTGGTCATCATCACCTTGATCGTCACCATTACTGGGATTATTTCCCTTTCCCTTTTCCTTACCTTTCCCATCACCTTTGCCTTTATCTTTACCTTTTTGACCAGATTTAGGGAACTTATACATACCAACACTGCCGCATTTAGGACACTTAGGTAGTAAGTTATATAGCATATCGTAAATCTTTTCGGGGCGTTTCATTTCCTCTTCTAGATCCGGATCAGCATAATAAAACTTAACTGACTTCTCCCTGCGTTCTAATTCTTTTTGTTCTTGAGGAGTTAGTTCTCTATCTTCATTCGGCTTAGGAAGGCTAATATGTGGGTCTTGGTCAAATCCTGGGTGTAAATCTTCAAATCCTTTTGGTGGATGGAATGGATCTTTAAGCAACTTGGCATATGCTTTTAGCGGCATATATCTTCCCACTTCCTTAGTGAAGACGTCATGGGGATTATGTTTTCTTGCTTTTAAGTCTTCCATACAAGTACCGTTAACAATATAGTCGACGGCGATGTTCCATAGCTTAGGTATACGAGAACCTCTGCGTTGAGGGTGCATATAAATTGCGTGCCATGCTTCATGGCTACAGATAATACGCAATCCCTTTCGACTTGTTTTTAAAACGAATTTTGGATTCCAATAATACCTTTTGCCATCAGTTGCGGCGGTAGGCATATTAAGAGTACAGATGTGATCTATTGGATACATTAAACCAAAAATCAGCGGGTCTCCACCTAAACCTGTACCAACGTGTTCGTTGTTATATCTTGTACCTAATTCTAAAAAGACCTGTGATAATTTTTCTTCAGCTTTGGCGACTAACTTATCATCAACCTTACCAATGATTCTAGAAAATTTCATATGAACTCCAATTCATTATATATCTTAAGGTTGCTATCAGTCATCTACTTGCTTCTTGATCTTATTAAGAACCTCTTCCCAATCAGGATGTTCATCTAGATTAAATTGAACTAAACGATCAATTTGAATTTGGCTACGAACAGCGACCAAAACATTTTCATACGAAACCCTTTGGAGGAACTTACCTACATGTTTAATGGATGGAGGAGGTTCATTTTCATTAGATTGATCTAATTGAGTTGCTAAGCGAGCACAAGTAATCATACAGGCTACCAACTTCTTAGTAGGAGCCATAGGATTATATCTACTAGATACATCTTTGCCTTCATAGATATCTTCAATCATTGGCAACAGTTCTTGATAATGCTCGTAATAGCTAGAATATTTAAGCCCTGCGTCTTTACCAACACACCCAGATACCTTAGTATTAAGGAGTGTAGTGTTCCATCCATGAGCTTCACCTTTATATAGCAGTTGTGAAGCTCTATCCCAACCTCTAGGAGAAGGGTCAGCATATCGATCATCTGGGTCTACATTACCAAAAAGATCCCTTGGATGGTCAGTAATATATGCAGTAACAGATGGATGAATGTGACCTCTCTTACCTGCCCATTCAAGCCAGGACGTGGCATCAGCTTCAACCAAATACTTTTCAGACCTATCTAAAAGAGGTAGGCTTGGTCTTGCGCCACCTTCAGAAATCAAGTTACCAGTCATAATAATTGACTTTAATTGTGGCAATGGACGACCATTAATTGATCTAAACTGAGTAAACTCTAATAAAGGAGCCCAAAGGGAAGTATCTGCTTTATCTACTTCATCTAATAGTGCAACAACGCCTTCACTGCCATCAACCATGGGTTCATAGAATTGAGGTAGTAGGAAATCTACGAATTTTCGTTGTAGATTTGCTGCCATAATATTTGGATAACCGCCCATATCTACTCTTTCAAGCACAGAAAGATTAAGATAAACTTCATGCATTCCAGCCTTTTTGATTTGATATTTGGCGATTTCGGTCTTACCGGTTCCTCTTCGACCAAACACTGCAATGTTACTATCCACTTGAATAGCAGCAGCTATATGTTCTGACAAATCTTTTGTGCTTAGTTTCTGCAGATTGAAATCAGAAGTGGTCATTACCTGTTGTTGCGTTTGAGCCATCTTATTCTCCGTGTAAATCCATAAATACAATAATCATCGGCAATTTGAATGTCAATGCCGTGTAAAATAATTCAATTCAAATTTTTAGAATCGCTTGCAATGTTTAGTTTATTATTTTTGTAATCATCTAAAAATTGCCGATGTACTTGCCAGACATCTTTTCCAAATGACATTTTTCCTGCTGTGAACTGGATCCGGACAATTAATGAATCTGGACAAGAAAGTTTTTCTAATTCTTCACAAAGCCACAATCCGGCATAACATACTTCTCTAATAACTGGGGATTCAATTAAACCCTTTGGCAATCTATCATCATTATCAATTTCTTTGGACCAACGACTGATATCATCAGTCGAGATAAAGCTCGGTCTAGACATATATAAATCCTTAATAAACAAAAAAGGCTCCAATATGGAACCTTTGGTATCCCCGGCAGGACTCGAACCTGCAATCTTCGCGTTCGTAGCGCGCTGCATTAATCCATTGTGCTACGGGGACATAAACTTACCAATTAATATATACAAAGTCTTCAGAATCATAATCAGTATTGGAATACCAATTAGTAATTTCACTATCTATCTTACAAGCATAACCTTCTTTTGATAAAATCGTCATTGCTTTGCGAAGAATATCTATTGTGAAGGGAAGTTTGGATACTTCGGTTCTCATTCCAAAGTTTCCTAGCTTTGCACTAGAAATAGATAGATTTCGCAGATATTCGGCTGCTGACTTAGCTTTATCTTGAGACTGGGCGTTGCTTACTTTCTCAGCCATCTTACGTAATTCATGCGCTAACATAGTAACTTACCTCGTTGTTGGCACCCCTGCTAGGATTCGAACCTAGACAAAGAGCTTCGTAGACTCTTGCGTAATCCATTACGACAGGGGTATAAGTTGGCACCCCATAGAGGAGTTGAACCTCTTGGCTGAGTTTAGAAGACTCTGCTGCAGTTCCGCTGCATGGGGCATATATTATCAAACGTGGTGGATATGATAGGAATTACACCTACTGCTCCCGATTCTCGTTTCTACTAAATGGTTAATCGGTCCCATACCCATTATGGTGATCCCAACGGGATTCGAACCCGTATTATCAACGTGAGAGGCTGGTGTCCTGAGCCATTAGACGATGGGACCATTTTGGTGTGATCAATGGAATTTGAATCCATTCTAACTGAGTCACAATCAGTCGTGCAACCAATACACTATGATCACCATAATTATTTACTTAATTTTCCTGCCCCAATTACTGGTTTGAGAGTGACAATTTGGACATAAAAATCTAAGATTTTCCAACCTATTATTTAACGGGTTTCCATCTTTATGATCAATTTGTAAAACTAACGGCTTATCATTCCAATAAGAAATTATACCACAAATGTCACATTTTTCTTTTACATTCGATTCCAATAAAGCTCTTCGTAATTTATATGCTGTTTCGCGCAATCCATTTCTTCTATTGTAAGTTAATATTACATCTTTATTTAATTTGCCAGTATAATATTTCCCTCCTTTATTTGCGGCACATCCCAAAAAATGTGATGTATCAATTCCATATTCTACTATTATTTTTTTTTATATGAGACCATGAAGATCCATTTTTATGATGGAATCCTAATTTTTTCATTACTTCTAAAATAGAAAAAGATTCTTTTACAATTGGCTCAAGAATTTCTTTTGTAAAACCAAGTGTCTGAGACTTGTATGTATGCCAGTTCCATCACCTAAGCATTGGTGCCGATGGTGGGACTCGAACCCACACGAGAATTAACCCCGGAAGTTTTTGAGACTTCTGCGTCTGCCAATTCCGCCACACCGGCATATCTTATATGTTCTGTTAGTAATATATCGTAAGATTTATTTCCTCTCCTGAACACAATGTAAATCTTTATTTTTGCCTGTCAAGCCCTCGCATTTTTTTTATTTTGCATGCTTATTTATTTGGATTTATTATTAAAATTTCTTTTCCAACCGTTTTTGCATAAGCAATACAATTAGCTGTTCCCCCAGAAGTACCATCATGGATTCCAATTAGAAGATCACATTGATCTACCATCCACATATTCCTAATCTGCATTTTATGTGAACTATATCCTGATTCACTTGTATATACAATATCATGTGCTTTAGATAAAAGCTTTTGATAAATTATCTGCGAAGAATCTGGCCATTTCTTTTCCTGACCTTCAAAGGGCACCGCCGCAATAAATGGAATCTTTAATTTTATAGCTATATTTGCTGCCCACTGGTCAACGCCTAATGCCATTCCAGAAATAATCTTTTCAGGTTTAAATTCTCGTAAATGCTTATCAATTTGTTGACAAACATGAATGTAAGTTGGGTTTGGAAGATTATATCCGCCAAGTTTATTAGGTCTATGACCAGTAAATGCAATAATCATTTATACAATCTCCATTTATACAATCTCTCTTGGTCTTTTTTCCAAGCATAATAAGATTTACGCCACTTTTCCTTACGAAGACATCCACAAGACTTAATTCCTTTATTAAAATCGTTAACTTGATAATACTTTATATTACCACATTCGCATTTACATTTGAGCTTATATTTAAATTGTTTAGATGGTAATTGAACAACTTCGATTACTTCTAACCGACCATAAATATTGCCAACCAATTTAAGTGTGCTTTCTTTCTGAAGAAAAAGAATTTCTCCATTATCTAACTTAATAGCAGCAATACCATTGTCTCCATAAATTACTTTAGTAATAGTTCTTCCAATCAGAACTTCATTCCAAAAAAGGTTTATTGAGACTATTCTTTTCCCATTTTTTCTTATATTCAAGAGTCATCGTATTCCATTTCTGCTCTATTTATCATATCCATAAATTCTTCACGCAATTCATTATATTCAATATTTCTTTGAAGATATATAATGTGCATAAATTGCCCGGCAAGATCTCCAAGATAATCATACTTAATTTTTACTTTGCCATGAACAATGGTATTGATATGAGATGTAAACTCAGCAGCACCATCAGCACTATCAAAGCCTAATACTATTGGCAAATTTACTCTAATATCTTTTGGTTTAATATTAATATTCATTTTATTTCTATCGTATGATACGTCGTTGCAGCATTAGAAACCAACATATTTCCTCTAATGGCAAGTCCATTAGCTTCATGACAATGCCCATGCAATAAATATGTTGGCAATCTTTTATCATTCACTTTATAGTCTAAAGCGTTAGTTATAACAGAACTGCCTATAGTATCATTGCCGTGAGTTAAATCAAGCATTTGATACAATGGGGCATGTGTCACCAACACATCTACAAAAGATTCATTTAAAGCCTTGACCATTTTCTCGACTTCTAATTCCATTTCTGGAACTTCTCTTTCATAATTAAACATTCCATTTATCGCTGGAACATACGGAAATCCATAAAAAGTAACGTCTTTATGCAACACAACCTGTTCTGTAAGATTAATGGCTTTTATACCTTCAGATGCAAGAGTTTGAGCCATTAGTTGTGGATGTAAGAAATCATGATTGCCAAGAATAAAAAGAAGCGGTCTTCCTTGAAGCCATACCTTAATATTTCTTATATTCTGACTTAACCAATCCAGCTGAAAAGCCATCTCTTGTGTTAGGTTTTTATTCATAAATGCAGTAGAATTAGGAAAAAAATCACCAGAATGAACTACTGCGTCAAATTTACCACGTAATGTAGGAAATCCACCATGTGTATCAGAAATATGACAAACTCTCATTTTATATTTCCTTGCAACAACATCAGATACTCTTTTTATTCTAGATACATTAACCATATTTATCTACTTTCAAATGAATTAGTACATTATCAATTTTTTTAGGAATAATATTACGTATCTTATAATCTAACCTTGCAATACCAGCTAATACTATGTAATCACCATCATAAGTAACAACTTCACAATCATGATACCATGCATAATTCGATAATTTCATTTTCAATTTCAAACGGGCTTGATTTGCTTCAAAAAATGATGTCATAACCTTATATTACTCCATAATCTCATATGTAATATACATAACCTAACTGGACTAAACATGTCTCACAAAAAAATAATATCATTAGCAAATAGGTTTTTTATTAAATTAGCATACGAAGATGTTGCCACTAATCCTGGCGATATGCCTAATAAAGAAAAAAAGACAGTAGATACTGGTATTAATGAGCCCATAAATGATTTACTAGAACCTCCTTCAGCTTTAATAGAAATGGTTCACAATAACCCATATCAAGATGAAAGAATGTCATCACCAGGTGAAGGAGCAATTGCAGAGAGAAGAGAAATAGTAGAGAAATTATATGGTTATGCAAAAACTATTTCTAATGAAATTAACTCTGACTTTGGAGTTTTAAAAGATTATTGGTTAACTCATCAAAAAGAATATAAAGCATTAGATAATATTAAAAAAGTATTTGATGAATTATTACCAATTATAATATATACTCCGTACGAATTTAAAACCAAATTAACTGATTTCTTAAATTCTAAACCAGAACTAAAACTTTATAATCCAGCTAATTCAGTACAACCAATATCAGAAACACAAATGGATAATTTAAAAACTATTTATTATGATTCATATTCTGATATGATATTCAGACATACCAATAGAGGTTTGTCAGGTGGTCAGGTGCTAAAACCAGCACATCCTAAAGGAATTAGGATGTTAATGATGTTGCCTTTCTGGATGGAAGAAAACATGTAATTAATAATCATCAGAGCACATTTTATTCAAAATATCAAGCTCATTCTTTATAATCATTTCTGCAACATGAGACATTTTAGATAGTTCTCTCAAAGCATCATCTCTATTTAATATAGCCCATCCAGGTATATGAAATAAATAATTGGGGCGCTTTCTAATTCTAGCAGTCACGAGCGCAACCGCCTCTTTAGTTGTAAGGGTATCATACTCTTTAACAGAAGATGGATCCTCTAACATCTCTTCAACTGTGATTGGCTTACCATTATAGTCCCAACCAGCAGGAAGATCTGTTTGTTTTGGATCATCTTTTGGTTCAACCGAAATCATCTGTTTATGTGTTGGCGATTCAATTTGCCTAAAAGACACAAACACTAAAGGAGCTTGAGAAAATTCCCATTCAATCGAACCATCATTCTTCTTCTGTTCTTTAGGCTCTTTAATATAAAGAGCTGGATTATAATTCTTTGCTATTTCTATAGCCTTATCAGAAGCTGCTTGATATCCAGAATATGCACCAACTACACTGATCACATATCTTGCATGTACTACTATATACGCCGCACTCATAATATATCCTTATCGAAGTGGAAACAAAGATGGTTGAGTGCTAAACAAATTCTTCCAAGAATCTAATGCAGTAGCAACTGGAGCAGGCGCAGGCAATGTAGAAGGAACTGTCACAGCAACTGGCTGTGAAACAATTGAGCCACTATCAGTTACACTAACACTATTATCACCAACGGTGACTGCAACTGGCGCTGCGGTCATAGGACGTGCAGCGGTCTTTGCCCTTTGCTGAACATCATATTTAGAATCCAGGTCCCAAGAGTCAGCCAAAGGATGATACAATAGGGCTTGGGCAGTCGAACCATCAGCAAGATTCACTGTGATAGGTGAACGACCATAACCTTGAGGTTCAATAGAATTTATCCATGCAGCACGAACAACATCACGAACTTCACGATGGCGTGCATGTGGCATCTTTTCCTTTACCTTATTGCTGACGTCAAGCGCAGTAAACAATTCATCTGCACTAACAAAATCAGCAACAACCGTATCAACCAAACTCTCCAAATTAGAATTACTCATATTTATTCTCCTATTTTAGAAATGATTCTAAATCTATTAATTTCATTTTTCCCCAACGATCTAACATAACATTTCTGGAATGTAAGTCGTGGTATTTAAATTTTAACTGTTTTATTTTAGTTAAGAACTCTTGAATATTCTTTGTACAAAAAGCGGGAACATTTCTTCTATGATAATAATATTCCCACAATATATCTTGAATCCATATTTCATCTTTATTTCTAGGTATTGGAATTAATTTTTCCATTACATGATAATAATATGGAGCTTCATTATCTATATTTACAGATCCAAACTCATAAATTTTAACTACTGACGAATTATTAACTTCGATTAAATAACTTAATAAATCGTTAAATTTGTTTCCAAGTTTAGGATCGCTATCATCTTGAGTTACTTTAATTATGCGATTTGGTTTATCTTTTAGATACCACATCCAACCACTACGACACCGAATGGAACGTCCCAATTTAAATTTTTTTTGTAACTCTTCCTTCAACGCCAGCATATACACAATGTATATCGTAAAAAATTGGGCGCAAGGGCAGGCATTTTTTAAAACTAACTATCTTACTCTGGATCGTCGCGCGGATTATCTATAATCATACGAATGCCTTGTGAATTTCCTTTCTTACAAAAAACAAATTCACCTTGGATTCTATATCCATCAAGCAACATCCTATGCTTTAGGATGTCTTCAAAATCAGAAAGGAACATAGAATATCGACGACCATCTTTTAAAGATTCAAAAACAAAATGCGCTGAGTTTTTTTTGTTGAATAACATTGTATAAATGCTAAATTATCTGCAAAAATAGCATTTGGTTCATTAAAACCATCATAATTTACTCTATAAGATCGATAACCTTGTTTAGGGCTACTTGGAGTAGCTGGTTCCAAGTATCGTCTTGTAAGATTTCCATTTTTATCAAAAGACACTTCATAATTCTGAAAAACTCTAGGATTCTTATTCATGTCGCAACTCCGCTCTAACTTCCATTAATACCTTGCCAAGCATGTTTTTTCCAGAACCATCAGCACCACATCCCCAATAGTAATCAACTGGAGAGTCTTCAATTAAAATTTCATCATTTGTGGCAAGTAATTGTTCCCTAAGATTATGATGTTGTACAAACTTAGCAAGAACAGCGTCTTTCATTACCTGATACTTATCAGAATCAAAATGATCACGAAAGGTTACTGTTTGACCAAGATCTCTTGCTATACGTGGAGTTTTTGCAGAACGAATCATTTCTTGTTCGTCTGTATAAACTGTTTTCATGGCTTGATAATAATGTTCTACAGTATTCCACCATTTTCCATTAAGAAAAATTTTTGATCTATAGAAATTACCCATATATCCATGAGGGTCTTGTGTTTTATAAAATTTAATTGTCATTATTTTTTCCTAGAGAATAAAAAGATATATAGATATCAAAAATGAAGAATACAATTATCAATATCTATGTTCATGGTACTCGTCACCAAATTGGTTATAAAATAGGTGCTATTCATCAGAAATATATCAAATATAAGGCTGATAAAGCTTATGATGAGATGAATTCTGAACAGCGTAGGTGGGTACTTGCTTCTTGGCAAATTACCAAAAAATATTGTTCTGATTTTGTTGCCGAGTTAATTGGTATGAGTGAAGGGGCTAAAACTACTCCAATAAACGTTTTTACTAAATTTTGCGAAGAGATAGATGATTTTAGTAATGGCTGCACTGATATTATCGCAATGCCAAATACTACCAAACATCATGAGACACTTATCGGTCATAATAATGACGAGGTTCCTGATGATGCCAAACCTATGATTATTAGAAGCACAACTCCAGACGGAATAACTGCCGTAGGAATTTCCTACAATGGTTTTGGTTATGGTGTAGGGTTCAATAATCAAGGTATTAGTATAACTGGAAATCATTTATCACAAAATGATATTAAAGAAGGTATTCCAAGATTAGTTTTACTTCAAGAGATGATGAGAGCCAAAACATTTGAAGATGTTGTAAAAATTGCATCTCATCCGTCTAGAGCTTCCAGTTATAATAATGTTATTGCGACTCCTAAACAGTTAGTATCATTAGAAGGATCTAGTAATTATTTAACTCCAATTATTGTTAAAAGCGGTATTTTTGCTCATGCAAATCATTATCTATCTAATAAGCTTAAAGAGAAAGTAGAAAACAAACCAAAAAAGGATATGGCAGGATCTATTGCCAGAATTAATAGAGCAGCCCAATTATTGCAAGAATCAAAAGGTCAACATACTATTGATACGTTTAAATCTATATTATCAGACCATGGCTCTAAGGTTAGAGATATTTGTAATCATACTGGAAAGCCTAATGATTCAGAAACAATTTTCTCTATTATAGTTAGACTGGAAGCAAGACAGCTATATTATACAAATGGAAGACCCTGTTCAACTCCTTGGATACGATTTAAGTTCTAACTCTACGACCTCTTAAAACATCAATTGGATTCACAGGTTCAGAATCCAATACTTCCAAAAACGCATCTGATAGTCCAGTCAATGCAGTATCAACATCAGATGCAACACATTTGCAAACTACCTTTTTACCAGATTTAAATTCACTTCCGTATCTAACAACGGAAGAATAAATACTTCCATCTTTTAGAGTGGAAACTAGCACACCAGGACAAGTTGCATCCTTACGAAATGCGTAAGAAACGGCTTTAGTTAAATCATTTAGTAGTGTATTACTCATTATTCTTCTCCTTCTAACCTATAAATTATTACCTTTGCGCCTTGTGTTTCGTCAATATAACGGGCAAAATTAGTTATGGTGCCAAGATAATTTTCCCAATTTCCTCCAGCAGCACCACACCCAATTCTCCATGGGAATGCTACGCTATCTAAATCAGGAATTCGAGCAACAGCCATTAAGGATTTATGAAAATACTTTTCTCTTGTCTTTGTTCCATCTAATGTTGATAGTGGATACTTTGGAGTACCTGGATAATATTGACCAAGTAATGCAATTACATATCGCTGGTCATCTCCATTTCCTCTAACAATAATAGTTCCTGGCACATCTGGATCTTTTTTTGCAGTATACACATCGGCATATGGATAGTGACGGAAAACTGTTTGCGCTAAGTGTGCAGAGCGATTTGTTACACAATTACACTGATGACACAAATACTTTTCTTTAGAATCAAATATACTCCCAATAATAATATCTAACATTATTTCCTCAATATTTGTAATTACTCAATTCTATTCATTATATCTTGTTTTAAGATAAGATATCATTAATTCATTAAGCTCTTGCTCCATTAAATCTAACTTAGCAGAATTTAACCACAATGGAACAAATTGTAAATTTTTTATATCAGAATAATCTTTAGAAGGATCTATTTTATCTACAGATGCCCAAAAGGCTTTTTTACTATGTTTGTTAACTATTGAAAAATCCATGTATGGAAAAACTTTTAAACCATGTTTAGCTAATTCTACAAGATCATTAATGACTAACTCTTTTCTGCCCGCAAATCTATTATTTTTATCAGAACGTTGTTGCCACCTTAATATCCATTGAATTATACAAAAATCAATATCTTCACTAGACTTCTTTTCTATTATTTTTTTATGAGATATGTAGTTTTTTTTGTTTCTTCTTCTTTTTTCTTCTGTTGATAAATTATTCCACCATTCTTTATTTTTTTGGGCATGACAAGATTTACATATAGATCTGTTCTTTTGAAGATTATCTTTAGTTCCACAATGTGTACATTTTCTCATATTAATCATAGTGATTAATATGTACTTATATTGATAGGATCCTGAAATTTTCTAAACCATGATGGTGGCGCAACTCCTTTATTCCATCTAGCAAAAGAAGCTTTATCTAAACAATAAGCCAATCTATAACTAGCTACAACGTCATCTAATATATATTGAGGTTTCACACCAATATGAAATTTTGTTAATGGTCCCGATTTTGGCTTTGCGCCAAGACCTATTGCAAACTCAATGGCTTTCCTAGATTTTATGTCTTTTTTATATCTTCTGGTATATTCTTCACATAATGCTAATCCATAGATGGCTACCCATTCAAAATTTGATAATGTTTCTCTTGCCCATTTTGTTATCGGATGATTTGCATGAGAAATTTTGTATTTATCAAAAGGTTCATAATCTCTTTTATAAGAATCTCCACCTAACAAAATTGAATTTGTATTAAGAATTTGTGCAACTTCAGTTGGCATTTTTACTACATGAGAATCACAATGATATTTTGCTGACTGAATAGGATCTTCATCTAAAACAAATATATTCATTAATCTTTTACTTTCATCCTACGATCTTTGGGCATTTGTTTATTATATTCAGAAATCCACATTAAAAGCAATAAATGTTGATGATCCTCTACATCATCTGCGCCCATTGTATTCCAATTATATTTTTCAACAACTGTTAGTTTAATTGGATCTAATGACCACACTTCACGAGTCTTGTGACAATCTGGCACAATTCCTTTATAATGTTTAGGAATATTTTTAATTACTCTTCTTGGAATGAAGATATTAGGTATTTCTTTAACAGCATATATAGTTATGTCTGATAAGCTATATAAATTATAATTAGACATATTATCATCATAATGACTTGCAATTAAGCATCCAAATATAGTTGGGGCTAAACATACTCTTGGAGTAATTGTATCTTCAACTACGTGACCTTGTTCGCCGATATAACCATTTACTGGAACTCTTGGTACAAATAGTTTTTGTTGACCAACAGTATATGGATCGTTACGAAATGAAACGTGATAATACATTCTTACTTAACCTGTGTTTCAAACTCAATGATATAACGAATACAATGTTGTTGACCAACGCCAGCAGGAGTATAAGTAATGATTTCATCATTAATGACACCAGACTTACCACCAACTGCAAAAACGCTATGAGCAGGCGCGATGCTCTTCTTGGAGTAGAAGTGCGCACCATTTGCATATTTATAATTACCATAAGCAACATCTGCTAGGAATAAGTAGGCAGTCTTATTAGTTCCTTGTGCCCAATAAGATCCCTTAACATCACAATAGTTAATAGACTTAGTAGATTGAGTTGCCCAATAAATACCATCACCATACATAGAACCAGCATGAACAACGCCAGATGGACGAATCAAAAGTCCCTTGGTTGTAATACCAATCATGTTTGCTCTACGGGTTCCATGCCAACCTGGTAGGATATTTGCTTTAGCGTATAGGTCTCGTAGAGACTTGGGAACATCGGGGCGTTCTTTAATTAAAGAGGCGTATGCTTGTGAAGGATCCGACTTCCCACAAGTCTTAGCAATCTGTTCTGCTGCTGCTAACATATTTTTCTCTTCATTATGACGAGAAACTTTGAAAATCTTATGCGTCTTTAGTTTACCAAGAAAATGATGATTATGTGCCTTGGTCTTATGTAGCATTGCATCAATCCACTTCCAAGTAGGATTTGAAGGATCAACGAACTCAATATCAGAATGAAGCGTATCATATTGAGAATCAACATTGCTCTTCTTAGAAATAACCTTTTCAACATCCTTCGCGTTAGAGAATACATCTAAAATATCAAAAGCCTTATCAATTTTAAGGTCATCATCAAGTCGCAATACATCAGCATTAATTCGAGTATATCCAAAATTGTGAGGAATATTCGAATAATATAGATTAGTAAGCTTATTTAGTTCGGTAACATCAATTTTAGAAGCGTGGATAATCTTTCTGGCTTCTTCAAGGATATCACGTCCTTTGATAATAGAATCGGCAGACAATTGACCCAATGGACACTTCTTTGTGTCAAGATTCATCTCAACGAACTGAGCGGTAACTCCGAACCAAGTTCTAATCAAATCACCAACTTGGGGATGAAGTTTACTGGTTGTTGATTCTTCAGAGACTTTTACACCAATCTTCTTAAGATCCTCAACAGAAACTTGTGAAGTTTCAATTTTGGATTTAGAAACATCAGATCCAACAGCGGCTTGTACAAGTTTGACTTCTACGTAGCCCTTCTTTAATTTGGACTTAATAATCTTGGCAGCTTCTTGTTCTGCGTCAACTTGACCTGAACAAATTCGATATTCTTTTGCAGCAGTACCTCCAACGCGCCCATACTGAGTGTATAGGTAAAACTTACCATCTTTAGCTTTTTGAATCTCCAGATTGTAATACTTGTTATTGTTGTTGATAATGTCTGTAAAATTAAGGGTATATCTCTTTGTAACATCATCAACATCCACAGAAATTGCCCCTGCTTTCAAAACCGGCTTACCCATTTTATTGTCCTCTTATCTATTCTGACGACTATATTTAGTCTGTTTGATTTTATCGAATGACACTTCTTGCGAAGTTATTGTTAAATACTTATAATAAAACTATTTCTCGACAAACTAATTAATTCACATCTACTATGAGGTAACTATGAAAAAGCTTGTAAAACTATTAAAAGATAATCGTGGAGCTAACTTAGTAGAATATATAATATTAGTTGGAGTAATTGCACTTGTAGCAATTGCTGGATTCAAAATCTTTGGCGAAAAGGTTGATAGTAAAATTCAAGAACAATCTAATAAAGTTGAGCAGATTGGAAACTAATTATCATTCGCCCGGCTGAGAATATAACTTCATCAGCAGTGCGTCTAATATAAGGCTGAAAATTGCGCCCGCAAGTGCGTACAAAATAAAAAAATTCCATTGCGGTTTTTCCGCTGACAGCAGATAAACGATCCACCCACAGTGGAATCCTAAACAAAAATAACAATCTAACAGTTTGTAGAAGAATGTCCCTACATACTTATTTCTTATTAGTTTATTTCTGATCCATGCCATTATTCCCCATGGACCATCAGATTCCTTTATTAGAAAAGCTAATCCATATATTGCTAACAAATTAAATAGAATCATGAAAACACCACTAAACTAAAATATCTCTCCATAATATCATCAATATCTTTATTAAATTTAAGTTCAGTATAATTCATAATTTTATCCATAAAAGAATATGGCATTTTACCTATAATAATTGTATCCTCATAATCATTCTGGATCGTCACACCATTATATTCGATATAATCAGAACGCTTTAGCATTCCTTTTTTCTTCTTATAAAAAGTAACACTATTATAACCTCCCCAAAAACACAACACATATTTAGATGTTCTAATAATAAAATTACCTACGTAATCTTGAACAATCTCCAAATTGTCCTTATTACAAATTACTGTGTCACTAGGATCGGAATCAAATACGCTACCCATAATATTACCATTTATTTGGATCTTTTACATCTAGATTGGAATGATTAAGATGAATATCTTCTAAATTAGATTCTAAACATTGATCATATCCTTCTTGGTCTGCTACGCATTCTCTTATGTATTTTTGTTGACATAATTCATCACAAGCATCATCTGTGCTTTCTTGATAATATCGCACATACAGTTCTTGATATCGTTCTTTAACATCATAAAAACAATCTCTTTCTTCCTGGGAAAGCTCTTTTAACTCTCTAGAAATTTGGTCTCTAATCTGATAATCAATCATTTCTGCTATTGTATCTGTCATAAAAATAATCTCAATGGTTCGAATCTGTGCAGTTTCTTTCTAATCTTTTCTATATTATATTCTATAATTATATCTTCTCCAAATATGATATTATCAAAATTCAAATTACGTATTTCTGGATGTAATTCTAAATCTATTGGAGATTTAATTATATCTATGAAGCTTTCTAATTTCATATCTAAGTAGAAAACCACCCAGCCTTTTGTTTTTGGCGACTTAAATCTAATAAATCCTCTACGCAGTTCTAAATAATAGTTATCTATTCTTATTAGATAATGATCTGAGTTATAGTTACTATTAAATTCATCATAATCTTCTAGATATGTTATACTAAAATTATCTTTATATGATCCACAAAGTAATACTATACAGCCGCCTACATCATGAAAAAATGATTCTAATTCATCAAATTCTATGAATTTATCATCGTCATCATAATCTATCATAAAAATGCCTTTAGGTTAAAAAACTTATTTAATAAACCATCTATATCTTGTTCACATTTTAATTCAGAAAAATTCAATAATGGTTTCATAAAATCTGGAAGATCATATGCATTTAAGAAGATAAGTTTTTTGGTAAGTCTATTATGGATTACAATTGTGCCAACATTATCACTGTATTCAAAATATAAAGTCACTCCATAATTACTAGTTTCTATTATTATATTTCCAAAATCATCCTTGACAATTTCGATACCTTCTCCAGAATATACTGGATATCTTTTGAATTGCTCCTCTTCAAATTCTTTTGGTAGTGACCAGTCTCTCATGGTAATATAATTAATTCGTTTTTGTTTACTCTGAGTTTAGAGCTGATACAATAACTAGCTTCTAAATCTATAATCTCATGACCATCAAACAAATCTCTAACTTCATCGCAATCATCATAAGATAATACCCAATTTTTACGTCCATGTAATAATACAGCTAGATCAAAATGATCTCCTGGTGACATCTTCTCAATATATAATGCATTACCCTTCTTATAGTAAGGAGGGTCCAGATACATTGGCTCATCATTGTATAACTGATCATAAATGACAAAATCTTTATTTGTTACAGTAGTCCTGCCCATTAATAGATCTCTACACTTATCAATCTTGGAACGCAGCTTCTTACTATTGTACCTACAATCAATTGGATAAGCACTCTTCTGTTCCTTACCGCCTATCGGTCCACTGCTAAGTATCCCTGAAAATGTAGTACGGTTAAAAAAAATTGCCTTGTAAGCACATCGAACTTCGTCTGTCGTCTGCTCCTCACGCAACTTATAAAAATGTTCCAAGGTCGGCGGTTGGTCAATCAGGTTGAGTAGGTCTAAGTAGGGTATTGAATATACGTCAGAAATAACCTTCCAAAAACAATATATCCAATAATCTTTATCATTAGCGTATAACTGTATATTTGGATACTTCTGAGCCACCTCTAATAATACTGACCCGCCGCCAACAAACACGTCAGCAAAATTATCTTGCCCAATCATAATTTGATCTATATGACCCATTAAGATTGGTAGTAGTTTATTTTTTGAACCAGGATATCTAAATGGACTTTGAATCATCTATGTGCCTTATTCTAGTTAAACCGTCTAATATATTTTGTTTAGAAGATAATGGTCTTAAATTATCCAAAGACCAACACTTTTTAAAAGTGTCATCATTTACAGATGAATATTGAAGTATTGATTGTGGAATAATGTGGTCTATCTGCCATGTCCAAGTTAATTGATCATTATCATTCCATTTTGAAGAGATATATGATCCATAATTATTCCAGTTCATCCAAGGTTCAAATTGATTTTCTAAATGAATCTTAAGTTCAGACATTGTAAATGGTAAAAATTTTAAACATGAATCTGTCTTTTTGCACAAAAACTTATTAAAATAGTATTTTAGATTTCTAGATATATTTTCTCTTAATTTATATGAAGGATTTTTAATCCTTTTATTATAAAGATAATTTTTACCATATTCTAGAATTAATTTTTTATTGTTATTGTAATATTCTTTTTTGTACGTCTTTTGATATGCTTTTAAATCAGGATGTTCATTTCTGTATTTTTTTTTGAGATTTATTCCAACAAACTATACACCTTATTCTTCGAAATATCTTTCCATTAACTATAGAATGGATAGGGAAATCATCTTCTATTTTTTCTAAACCACAATCTTTACATTTCTTCATTTAATAAACATATATCTAATAGTTTAATGTCTTCAAAATATACAGCCGACTTACTAGTAAGCTTTGCTAAAATTGGTTTTTTAAAAAGATTCATTTTATGAAGCAATGAAATTGGCAATATTTGTTTTATTATTCCATATTTTTGAAACAAATTTACTCCAACAAATGCAACATAATCATTTTCAGAAAATATTTTAAATACATGTTTGTCTTCATTTTGGAAAATCCAAGATTCTCCGAATTTTGAAGCCTGTAATGATTCTTGTGTTTTAACATGTAAATTGAATTTCTCATCCTTCAAATCAAAATCCCAAGACTTTTGCTTAGCTGAATAGATTTTGAAATCAGGATAAGATATGTTTGGGTATTTATCTTTTAGAGAATAGTAAACTGTCAATTCTCCCAATTTACCGATCATACTATCTGCAGACCTCTTAATTGCATCAAATTGATTTCTTTGAATATATAATGTTGTGTCTACTGATTCTGAAAATTGTTTACACTTAAACACATCTTCATTTGAGAAGATTATTTTATTCATCTGTATGCCTAACTCTAGCGACTCCATCTAATAGATTTTGTTTGGCGCTATATGGTCGCAAGTTTTCTAATGCCCAACATTTATTAAATTCTTCATCTTTCATATCAGAATATGAAAAATTAGATTGAGGAATAATATGATCTAAACTCCAAGTCCACGTATTCTGATTATTATCATCCCAGACTTTAGAATTATAATTTCCATAATTATCCCACGTCATCCATGATTCAAATTGTTTTTCAAGATGTTCTTTTAATTCTACAATTGAATATTTCAAATTATCTAAACAACTTTTATAATCTTTTGAAGACCCATTCTTTTTAAATTGTGATCGTATTGCTCGACTAATATTCATTCGTAATCTATAACAAAAATCAATTTTACGCCTATTTTTACTATAAATACACTGTCTATTCAATATTTTCTCTTTATTCTTTAAATAATATTTTCTTTTACGTTCTGCAATTTTTTCCTTGTTATCAATATCATATTGTTTTTGATATTCTAATATCAATTCTTTGTTTTCCGGATCGCTACGATATGCTTTTGTATTTGATAATAAAACGCATCTATTTTCTATATAAAATTTCTTATTATGCTCGCTAATTTTTTCTTTATTATTTGAACGATAATTTTTGTGAATTTCATTCATTTTATCTTTATTACGCTCATAATATATTTTATTATACTTCTTCTTTTGTTTAGAGATTTTTTTGCTATTATTATTTTGATAATTTTTTACATCAGAACAAATGCAAATCTTACAAACATTTCTTCCTTTATAAAATTCATCTAAATTTTTAGAAAGATTACATTTTTTACATTTTTTGGTTGCCATATTATAATGGCAAATTATTGCCTATTTTTGAATTTACTTTTCATACTAAACATCGCCTGTCACACTTACTATAACCGCCACAACGGGTGTTTTAATAAAGAATATGCGCCAAATTAAGTATCTTCGTGCATATTCATAGATAATGAGAATCCATAGACCCTATCCCAATGAGATTTCTCCCATCGCATAAGACCTACATTTGGATTTTTAACCGATACACCAAACCAAGCATCATTATTCTCAGTTCTAATAAAGATTGAATAAATATTAGGACCATAATAGTTAGCATACTCAGGCTTAGCGCGTAATAATAGAATTCGAACAATCGCAGCAGGATCGTCGAAAATTAATGGGGCATTGTTGATCTGACAAAACTTCTCGATAGGAATCTTCTCAGTAATTTCATCTTCTTCCTCAACAAATACAATTTCTTCATCTTGTATTATTCCTTCGGTTTTATCAGAAGTTCTTTCGCTTTCTATTTTAGAATAACGCATGTGAACCTCCAACAAGATACAAAAAATTGCCTACATTTTAAGGGTTATTTGTGACTATTGTTTGCTACGCGTCCGACACATTATTGAACCTTATCTAAGAACTCATCCTCAGAAATAAGCACTGTCCCCATTTTTCTTGCTGCAACTGCCTTAGAACTTGTACTATTAGGATCTGCAATAACAAGATAGGTTAATCCTTTACCAACAGATGATTTGATTTCGGCACCAGCATCTGCCGCCATCTTCTCAAGAACAGGACGCTTATTCTTCATAGCACCAGTAAAACAAACGGATGAGCCGCTCATCTTACCAATAACCTTCGCTTTCAACTTAACTCCATTATCAAGTAAGTCAAGGATTACTTTTTGATTTTGAACCAAGCCATTAGCTAGAGACGTGGCTTTGCTCGGACCAACACCAGGAACCATCTCAAACTCAGTAGCTCCAAGCTGCCCAAATTTTTCCAGTGTATCACAGCCAGCGTTCATAATCTGACGAATAGTTGTCGATCCAATCATAGGAATGCTAAGCCCTCCGATGAAAACGTCCAAACTAACTTCGCTATTCTTCCAAAGACTTTCAAAACAATTTTTCGCAGATTTCTTTCCCATTCTGTCAATAGAAGCAAGATCATCAACAGATAAAGTATATAAATCAGCAACAGTTGAAATTTTGCCAGCTTCAACTAATTTTTCAATTAAAGTATCTCCCCACTCTAAAATGTTGAGATCACTAACCCAATTCTTAATTCTGCCAACAACTTGTGCCGGACATTTCTCTGTATTGGTGCAGTTAAGATTCTCTCCAACCATAACCAATGTTCCACCACAAGACGGACAACTTACTGGAGGTTCGGCAACCTTACCTGTTCCCTTAACTAACTCTTCAATTCTCGGAATAACATCGTTAGCTCTTGCAACAAGTACAGTCGCCCCAATATCTAGCCCTAAATCTTCAATATAAGACATATTATAGATACTTGCTCGTGTAACTGTAGCTCCAACAAGTGAAACTGGATCAACTACTGCCACCGGGGTTAGACGACCACTATTACCAACTTGCCAGATAATATCTCGAATAACAGACTCACGAGTCTCATTATCAAACTTAAATGCAATAGCGCCCAACGGTCGCATGTCCTTGTCACCCAAAGACATTTGTTTAGCCATGTCATTGATATGAATTACTAATCCATCAATGTCATAGTCAAGTTTGTCACGATCAACATCTTGATAATTTCTCCAGTGCAAGTTGACCTCAGAGGCATTATTAAACACCCAGTAGTCAGGAATGATGAGTCCAAGAGACTTAAGCCACTCGAACTGTTCAACCTCTGTATTGAAGTCAACATCACCTAAAGCCTGGTAAAACATGATAGAAAGATGTTCGGAACCAACGCCATCCAATCTTTTAGAGACTCCCGATGCGGCATTACGAGGATTGGCTTTATCAGAAAAATGTTTCTTATGCTTAGACTTCAGCATAATAATCTCGCCACGAATCGAACCATTAAAGGCTTTTGATAGCTGAGACTTAACTCCATCCATCTTTCTGACATTGACTGTGATATCTTCGCCAATATCACCATCTCCGCGAGTAATGGCTTGAATCAATACACCATCTTCATAGATCAACTCAATGGATATCCCGTCCAATTTTTGTGTAACAAACAGAACTTCTGATAAAGCATTATCATCTGTCCACTTAGAAAACTCTGTTGGAGTATTAATCTTGTTCAAAGATCCCATCGGAATCTGATGCTTAGCTTTTGTCCAAGCTGAATTTACTGGAGCACCAACCGCTGTTAAAGCTTTATTTGTGGGATCCAATAGGCGCAACTCATCACACCAAGCATCATAAACTTTATCTGATACTTTAACTTGACCGTTGTAATAATCAAGGCGCGCCTGATTGATCTGAACTACTAAATCATCAATACGATTCATTACCTTCATCTTTCTGTAATAGTTATACACCACACCTAACTACAATATAAGGCGCGGAAATAGCGTGTCAAGTAGCACGAATTTTTTAAATTAAGCTTTTGTTAGGGCTTGAAGAAACTCAAAAGTTCTTTTAGCTGAACCTTCATCATACTGCCATTTGATCTTAGTAAGTTTTTTGCATTCATCTTTGAAATGAATTCTAAATGCTGGATTAAAAAGCATGTTATCGCTTTTTGCAACCTTAATAGATTTTCCGCAATGAATACAAACACACTCATATTTGGCAGTATCATACTTACTTAATTGTAATCTAGATATTGCAAACAAATGACCATTATATTCATTCTTTTGAATTTCATTTGTTTCATTTGTTCTATATGGATTCATATCAAGACTTCTTTGGTTTTCTCTGTTTTACTAAATAAAATGGCGGCGATACAGCAGTGCTAAACTCGCTAGCCGCCTCTAACGCCATAACAATTCTTTTTTCTGCACTTTTGCCGACAGTAGAGAACAAAGATCCTAATGCAAGGTCTGTTCCACATCCAATTGCATAATAAGGAGTAGATGGAAGTCCAACTTGGAAATCTGAATCTACTACATATAAAATACCCTTGTATCCTACTAAAAATACACCACCATCAGCATCATCTTCTTTATCAAATGCAAACCCATTCATATTAAAACATGTTCTTACATTATCAATAAATGATGTTGTCATGTATTCTAAGTCATCTTCTACTTCTTGTAGAGGTGGAACGAATTTATAATGAAGTAATTGCCCCATACGAAAAGAGTTTGTAAAACCCATAATAAAAGGACCGTTCTGAAAAACTTTCTTATCTTCTCTGACGCAGATAGAAGTGCCTGCTGATGCCGCACTATCTCCACCAATATAAACAGTTCCTTTATCAACCAACCCAACAATACAGGTTAAATTTTTCATGCTACACCTAACTAAGATGACTCGTTAAGTTCCGTCATCTCTATAATAGCACTATATCGTTCAACCAGTCTTCTTATCTCATCTCTAATAAAAGTAATTTGTTTTAGATATATTTCAGGGCAAATTTTTAATAAACGATCAAATAAATCAAAATAATGTTCTTTTGTATCATCTATTTGTTTCTTTTGAAATTTTTGACTAGTACCCTTAACTATTAATGATCTGAGATTATCTAACCTATCACATGCTTTAATTGTAAGAACTTTCCAGTCTGTGCATGTCATAAGCCTATCGTTATAGCCTTCTTTTGGATTTTTACTTAAAAGTTGAACCATTCTAGCAACTTCTTTTCCAAAAGAATGTTCCAGTAATTCTGGAGTTAAATCATCAGTATCTTCAACTGCATCATGTAATAGACACGTAATAATCATATCACGGTCCATTATTCTCATATCATCCATTAAAACTAATGCTGTGCGTCTGACATGTTCAAAATAGCGTAAAGGCTTTCCATCCACCTCTTCCTTTCTAAATTGAGCGCGATGACCAAACTTAGCCAATACATAGGCTAATTTGATATCAAGCTGGTCAGACGGGGAAAAATATGGACGAATTCTATTTTGAAATGTTTCTTTGTTTTCCATAATTATCTTTTCTTAGGAACATATAGTCCTGATGAAATTTCCTTTAATACTTTATTCGGCGCATTAAAGTAAATTAATATCTCTTTAATGAAATCATAAAATGGATATACTTGTCCGCGCCTAATAGTTAGTATTGAAAATGCATTAATTGGATCATACCCTTTAGATAACATATATGCATATACAATACTTGGAGACCTACTTACCCCAGCAAAACAATGAACATACACTTTTCCTTTAGAAATATTGCTATCAATAAATGACAAAACTTCTGGAAGGATATTACAAATACAATTACTTGAACCATCATCAATTGATATTGTTTTATGATTAATACCAATTAAATTAAGATTCGGCAATTCTATATCAGTAACATCATTAAATTCAGTCTTATCATTATCACTTAGAAAGAACTCAGAACCAACTGATAGACATGCGGAAAATCCAGAATTAACTCCATCTTTTATATCCTGGACTTCCGTAAAACTGCCTAAATATAAGTTATCGATAATCTCTTGCATTAAAAGACCAACTTTTCAATATAATTTCTATCTGAAGAGAATACTGGTATTTCATTATCAACAACCCATTCAGATCGTTCTACAACTTCTTTTTCTCCAGTAAAATGATTAGTTGAATCTTTCATGGTCTTAGTTTTTACAATACAACGACCTCTCTTTTGAGTAGTCGGGCAATTGTTCCAGTTAAATCCCTTTTGAAAGCACATTTCTTGCAAGGCTGAATTATTTTTATTATTGCATTCCTTGTGAGAATATAGGGAACGAGCCAGCATCTGAACTGAATTTCTAGTTGCATCCTGTTGTCTCCAGATAAAGTAATTGCACACCTCTTCCTTTGGCAAAACAAATGCTCGGCTATCAAATACTGCTAGCTTATAAACTCCAAAGAGTTTATGAGACACACCAGTCATCACAGCAGATGCCATTCCAGCCGAAACACTAACCATTTTTTGAAGATTATTATCAAACCACGATTGTGTTTCAAGTGTAGTGTAATTATTCAGAAGCAATGAAATCTCATCAGATTGAACATATGCTAACTGACATCCCTGAACATTGCTACACAAATAGGTAGCTACATCATTAATACAATCAATTAGATCTTGATCGAAAGGTTTTTCACAACCTTTAGTGTAGGAATGAAATGCTTTGCCGTCAACCCTAATTATGACAGGCATTCTAATCGGCAATTTAAGACGATATGCGTCCTCATAAATCTTCATTCGGTCGCCAAGAGAATCTTTAGTGCTCATTGTAATTCATCCATGTGAAATTTCTGAGTAAACATTTGCTTCTTTACTAAACAAGAAAATCTTTAATTTATTTTTATCCATCAAGATATCTTCGAAAGATACTGGATCTGATTCTCTTTCTTCAATTTCTTCTGATTCATAATCTTCATAACCACATTCACCATAGTACCCATTATCTATCGGATAAGAATACTCGGGAGAAAAGAATGTGTTTGCTTTTTGACCATCTGAATATGTAAATCTAATATTATAAACGATTTTTTTGGCGCCTGTCTGTTCTTTTAGAACGGACTCAAACCTTTCTTTTATTTCTTCGTCGCCATGAACCATTATATGTGCAGCAACATAATTTATTTTAACAAGTGAATTATCTAAATAAATTTCAGTAGAAGCAAAATCTCCACCATTTAGTACAAGATTTCCATTATTATCTAATTTGATCGTATCAAAATCCTCTGTTTCCACAAAAGGATAATGCATTGTGACGCTATGAGAACTAGAACTATTAGTCTCAAAAACATTTTTTCTAATATTAATTGTCATATCAAATCCACTTAATTTCTGAATCAATGCTTGAAGAATTTAGAAATAAAAATTTCTTTAATCTATCATCATTAGAACCACTATAATTCAAAGTGATACTATGGCTGCTTGAACTGTTTGTTTCGAATACATTTCTTCTAATATTAATCATAATAATGTCTTTCTTAGCAGTAGATTTCCCCACCCTCAATCTTGTTGTCCCTTCCAAAAATAAATTTGGCAAGTCTCTTTTTATTATTTAAAATATCAGTGAATGAAAGTTCATCATCATTTTCATTATACCAATAAACACCTTCAATGTCTGGACAATAGAAAGTGTTGGCTTTTTCGCCATTAAGTTGTTTGAAAAATCTAATGTCGTAAGATATTCTCTTTGCTCCAGTATACTCTTTAAGAACAGACTCAAATCTTTCCATAAGCTTATCATCGCCATGAACACGAATGTAAGTTGCAATTAATGCTGCTTTTGATTGTGCTCCCGCAATTTCAAATTCAATTCCAGTAAAATCTTCACCAGCAATCAAAAGCATTCCGTTCTCATCAGGAAGTAATTTATCATCTAAATCACAATCTTCATTAAATGTAATTGAAATTGTATGAGAACTTGAACTATTTGTTTCGAATACGCCTCGTCTAATATTAATCATAATCTATCTCCATATTTTTTGTAATAATCTAATAAAAATTGACCACAACTGGAGCCAACATCACTACCAGGCGGTTCATAATATTCGTTTTCTATACCGTTATCTGTCAAAATCTTTCTAAACTCAGACACTCTATTTGATGCTTGAATTTTATAATCTTTCTCACTTAACTTTAATATTTTTACATTGAAGCCAGTACCTTTTAATAATTCTGATAACTCTTTTGCGTCTATATCTTTATCATTAAGAAGGTCCATTAATGAATAATGGATTTCTACAGCATTATTAGTTTCTTCTTTATATGCTTTCAATAGTTCTATCGACTCTATGTGAGGCAACGCTGCAGGCATTAATTGCTTTCTTATAGCAGGATCTATTGTGTGTAGCGAATAATGGAATTTAACTAATTGTTGAAGATTGTTAGCAATAACTAAATCTTTAAACTTTATGAAACTATGTTTAGATGGAATTAATGAAGCCACTGCGAAACGTACTAAGTTATAATCATCACAAAAGTACAAATCAGACAAAGACGCCATGGTTTTAATAACCTTTTCGGTACTTAGCAAAGGCTCTCCACATCCCATAAAAGAAATTAAAAGAATCTTATTGTCATCATGAAATGTAGTGACAGAATATTTAATACCATCAATCATCTCATCGGGTCGCAAATTCCTTACCGGAAGGTCTAATCCAGTTAAAAAGCAAAACTTACATCCTAAATTGCATGCAGTTTGAGTTGGAACAACGACAATATCTTTCCCGTCTCCCTTGTTGATGTAAGAAAATTCTAATACATCATCTTGAGATAAGAAGACTTGTTTAACTGTTTTATCTATTCTTGAACGCAAAGTTTCAACTAATTTCATTCATCAACCTCATCTATCTCTTCTATTTCAATCTCACAATCTGGAATCCAACCTTCCCAAGCGTTAGACCAAATGTTATCTTGAAACTTATTTATTCTGAAATAAGTCATGGGCTCGCCCGGAATAAATCCGTCGCCCTTTAATGTCTCATTGATTTTGTGATTCAAGGCTTCTATTCTAATTTCGTCGTTCTCAAATCTAAAAAATCGTTCTTTGGTTCGCTTCGAAGCGTTATCCATATCAATATATACAATAACATATTTTTTCTCAGACATTTACTTTAGCACCTGAAGTCTTTTAATTACACGAGGAGCGTTGCTCTTCCTCATTGGAATCAAACCAATAACCGTTTCAGAACCGGGCTCAATCTCAGTTAACCCAGCATCTATTACAGTAACTCTATTTGATTCTACAATTTGATCTTTAATCTTCTTCCACTCTTTGTCATCCGCTTTAAGAACAACCTTGCGGAAAGATCCATCCAACCAAGCTTGGAATAAATCAGCATCTTCCTGGCTGAAAGGCATTGGGTGGTGAGCTAAGTCCATATCTATAAATAGATAATCGAAATACTTGATTAACAGCATTTGTGCAGCATGAGCACATTGAGCCGCAGTCTTACCAATACTCATATTTAATGACTCTCTAACAATCAAATACATGATGATAGGGTCTTCTTGATTTGCTCGTGCAGCTATAGCCTCTGGCGAATTATGATCTGTCATACCAGACAACTTAACCATTATACCACCTGACGTCAACCCATGGCGTAATTTTAAAAATTAGTAATCAGTTTTCCAATATGGGAAACGAAGAACTTTAAATAACTCTAGGGCATTTGTTTCGCTATCATATTGAGTTCTTGTGACATTTCCATAATCAATGACTTCTTGATTTTGAAAACTATATTTAATATCAACATTACAAGCAAAAATTATAGAGTTACCATTACCGCCATATAAAAATACACGATCATATATAATTGCAGCTTGTGATTGGAACACTTCTCCAAGAATTTGTTGTGATAATTGTGTCCAAACTATTGGTAAACTCAAATCACATTTAAATATCTTTGTATAATATGTTTCATTTGGTGGTGTTGTTTCTGTATAATGATAATATCCATCAACTAATATATAAGATCCGACACGTTCCTTATCTATTCCAAAAAGATATCCACTTTCGCCAATAGTTATAAACTGAGCAAATGCCATTGGATGTGGGAGCGTGTCCTCAGTTGTCCAATCACTACTCTCATTAATTAAATCGCTTAATTCTATATAATATGTATTAGATGTAGGTAAATGACCATAAGTATTGGATATTATTCCCCCAAATAGATATATTCTTTCATTTATATAACCTAAAGATGACCCATATAATGGTGAAGGAAGTTTTCTACTATGTGTGTTCCAGATTAATGGTTGATCAACAGTAGCATAATATACATAATCTACTGGCTCATTAATAGTATGACCACCAAATAGATAAATATAACCATCGGATCCTGTTAATACTAACTGTGAATGGTATAGCTCTTGGGGCAAAATAGATCCATGATTGGTCCAATCTAACGGATCTGTTAGTGGTGCAGAGTATACAGTGTCTGTTGCAACTCCATTATTTCCACCAAATAGATAAACTCTGTCATATATAATGGCAACTTGTGCTCCATACAATGGAGTTGGAAGAGTTGCGTCAGTATCTATCCACTCTGTTGGACGACCTGTCGATGCTCTATAGATTTTATCTGATATTTTTCCTCCAAAAAGATAAATATATCCATCTATAATAGCTAAATGAGAATCTTTAAGAGTACTTGGAAGCTGAGTATAGGTAGTGCGCCAATCAGTTGGTTTAGGAAAATTAAAATCTACTGGTCCTGTACCTGCTGGAATTGCATATGCCACAACATCTACAAATAGATTTGTTCCTCCCCTAGATCCAGTATAATAATATCCATCATAGTCAGGATAACCGTCTACCACCCATGTTCTATATTCAACTGGAGACGAATCAACATCTCTCCCTAACATTTTAAAGGATATGCTTGTCATCACATTAATGTGACAATATTACATATCTTTAATACTTGTCTTTTCTAGTTTGTGTAGCAATATCCCATAATTGATCTGTACTCATTCCAGCGTATTGTTTATTCTGCTTATAGACAAGAAATAACTCAGATTTAGAACGCGTTATGGCAACATACCAAAGATTTGCTTCCTCTCCCTCAACTCCAGGACCATAACGATATGTACTTACTAATACAAATACTCTGTCTCGTTCCATTCCCTTCGCTTTATGGGTAGTTGAAAAGATAACTTTATTATTATCATCACCATCATTGAACAATTTTTCAATTGTTTCTTTCAAATCTTTGATTGTTAAAGTACCTTCACACAAATTTAATAAACATTCTGCCTTATCAACACAAATATCTGTACTCTTTTTCTCAGAAAGTAACCTTTCAATCTCTTGTTCTCTCCAAGAATTTACATAAGCAATGAATTTATTTATTGTTTTTGCTTTAGACTTCTTAATAAAATACAAAAGATTAGCTCTAACATCTTTTCCTTGGATGTTGGCAGGGATTCCCGCTCTTAAAAATGCCATGCAGTGTTTAACTAATGGAGCGTTTGTTCTAGATAGAACAAAATCGCCAGCTTTAGCTAGTTTTTGAAGTTCATGCACTTGAATATCATGAATGATTCCTTCAGGTGCAGTCTCTGCAGCTTCAATATCTGGTACAACTTGCTGAGCCATTGTAACAATTTTCTTTGGACACCTATATGTAATAGATAATGGAAGTGTTTTTGCCTTCAACTTATTGATAAAATTAGGTATAGCCTCGCTATCAGCACCCCTAAATTGATAGATAGAATTATGACTTAAAATGCCATTTCCAATAAAATTAGCAGAATCTTCTACTTCTAAATCATAAAATACACCCTTATTATTTTTTATATCAATTATTGTTTCTTCTGATAATTTACCATCATTATTGCAATATACTTTCATACCGACATGTAATCCTGATGCAGTTATTAAATAAGGATTCCTCCCCAAAATAGATAACCTCTCATTTATTTCAGCTCCAGTTAATGTTCGTAACATTGTTGCAAATATTATTGCTTCATTATAGTTAGCAAAATATTTTCTGATTCTAGAATTTTTGCCTTTAGAAAAATGTATTTTATTAGCACGTAATAATTCATCAATTTTATTATCTTTCCATTCTAATGTAACTTGAGTATTCTTTTTTGAATGTGCATTAACTCTAATTGTATGTTTATTGGTATTAGAGTTTGATGATACAATCCAATGCGGATATTGTTTACTTAGTTTTTTATCTTCTAATAAACGAAAACCATTTCTCCCAAAATAATCAAACACCTTATTTATTCTATCCTGATTTAATCCTCTATTAGTACCATTAAATACACAAGTGGGTATTCCATATGTTAAAGAATATAATTCCTCAAAAAACAAAGCCTCTTCATTTGTTTCAACAATATCAAGAACCCATAATTTTTCTGCATTTTCCGACCTAGCACGTAGACCAAAAGGATATTTAGAATCTTTCCATGTATTAGTTTTACCAACTCTATACCCCAAATCACGCCTATACATTAAGTATACAATGTATTGATTATTGAGTTCTGGATAAGATGCCCATATTTTATGGTTTGGCGACATTAATAACTTTTTACCAGATTGTGTAGTTATCTCACGCCCAAAACTCCATAATGATAATTGCTTATTAACAATTTTTTTGTAATCTAATTTACCATTGTTAAAACACAATATACTATCACCAACATTACAATCTTTTATTGAAACAGATTTTCCTAAAATATCTATTTTAGTATTTTCATCTACACATTGGGCAGGATCGCCTACAGCAATGATTCTTCCGCCAGGTTTACATGCAGACATAACCATTACCATTTGTGCAGTATTAAGATCCTGCGCTTCATCTACAAAGACAGTATCAAATTTTCCAACATTTAAATGATATACGAATGGAAACCATATCATATCATCAAAATCAATGACTTGTTTAGTTTCTTTACATCTACCAAGAGCCTTAATAACATGTTCAATAAACTTTTCACGAGTTAATTCGAAGATTTCAATGCCAAATTTATCAATTAAATCTCCAATTTTGGACGGAGTATCAAATAAAAATCCTTTACATAGTGAAACACACTTGCAAATACTCATATTAAGTTCCCATAAATCATGATCATCACCAATAATTGATGATACAATAGTAGAACATTTCTTATTTTCTAGTACAACTTCTCCAAAACTTTGCTTAATAGCTCTAAAGCCAAGCGAATGAAGAGTCATCACGTCTATGTAGGACGGTGCTCGTTGTTTTAATTCATCGGCAATAGCTTTATTGAAGGCAACCATAAGCGTTTTCTTGCCTCTTGGTAGATATTTGAAACCTTCAACAATAGTAGAAGTCTTACCAGAGCCAGCTCTAGCGATAACTACAGTGTGATCTGTTCCGTATTTGATATCTCTAAAAATATCCTTTTGTAATTCAGACCAATTACGCTTAGGATTTGCCTTAACAATGTGAGAGTTGTCTGGTTTTTTAGGTGGAAACTTATTAGTTTTCTTCGGCGGCATCTTGTTCCTTCTTATTATGTTCTATCATATGAGAAATATATCCATAATTAATGAGTAATTGGATTACACTATCGATCTCTATACATAATTATATTCTCCTTGGAAAGAAAAGATATGATGTTCTATTATAAAGCTGGCTATCTAACTCTATTAATCTATCAAAATCTTCAACAGAATAAAAATCTTTATCAATTCCTTTAAGACCTAACTCTGCACCAAACAATGCACCAACAATGGCGGCTGTTGTATCTGTATCTCCACCAGCTCTAATAGCGGTTCTAACTGCATCTGTATAATTATCAAACTTTAAATAACAATAAATGGCAGCGGGAACAGTTTCTCTTACATTAGCTCTAGTTCCCAAAATCTTTAAAGCTTGGTCTGGTTTAATATGTTCAGAATCAATTAATGATCCTAGGCTATAAATAGTGTTCTTTACCTTACAATCGGGTAAATGAATACAGATTTTCTCTAACAAATTATCTGTATCATGATTTACAGCATATGCGGCAGCTAATGCAATGGTAATTGCCCCCGCTTCAGCATCTTCTGATACGTGGGTAATAGCACTATCCATCTTAGCAATACTAACTAATGACTTAATATCATTACGGAAATATACGCCAAAAGGGGCTGCTCGCATAGCGGTACCATTACCATATGAGCCTGCAATACCAGATTCACTCCAATGTTTACCAGAATCAAGATTTTGCATTGCCATTAGAGTGGTTTTACCATAACCCCTGGCTAAACCAGACTTAATCCATGCTAAATAGCGCTGGGCAAGATCATCCGGGTTAAATCCTGAGTTAATAATTAGAGACTCAGCAACTACAATACTCATCTGAGTGTCGTCTGAATACTGCCCTGGCTTCAATTTATGATGTTCACTACCTAAATAAGTTGTGCCATCCCAATCCATAAGCTCTTTATTGTTGACTAATTTTGTCTCAAATGGTACGCCAAGCGCATCCCCAATAGCAGTTCCCAATAATACATTACTCATATAATTACCTTACGCGCTTCTTTCCGCTTTCTATGGTTTTTAAATACTCTTGATTCGTGTTAGGATCAATTTTCACAACATAATTGCTCTCTTTAAAAGAAATTTCAACTATTAAGTGTATTGGAATCGCTATTGTAGTGGCTTTTTCTTCATATGTCACAAACCCAGTACTATGATATAAATCAAGTAATGAACTAATATTTGGTTTTGAAATACGTGGGCTTATACTATTATCAGAAAACCTCTGAAAATAATAGCTTCCACACTTAACAATTTTTACTGTATTTAATGAATTCGAAGATGGTGATGTTACATATGTAATAGTTATATCTAATCTACCCACATCAATATCAAAACGCTCATCTATTAGTGTTTCTGCTGGTTCTCTATATGGACTCATAATACTTAAATCTTTCTAACATCTAAATTTTCTCTCTCAACTACAATCCAATGTGCCTTACATTCTTTGTTAAAGCACCAACAATGATAATGAGACCCTTCCAGATTACATATTATATTGCGTTTAAACCAATAATGTTTAACTATTACTCTACTAAAAGGTGTACATAATTCTTTTTGTGTCGTTTAGTTTTATCCCAACTATTTGAATAAACATTACAAACTGGACAACACTGAGTTTCTTCACCATATACAAATAAAACTCTTTCAGATTTATCCTGTGGTATCTCTGGAAGAATAGCTGGCGTGCGATAAGGATCGTCCATAATTAATCACAAATAGCCTTCCAATAACATAGCAATAACAAATGCATGACCCATAGTTTTAATAGGATCATTAATCACTTGCTGGAAAGAATAACCTAGAACCCTATGATTATAACCATCAAAGTCCCACAAGTAAAGGTCTCCCGGCTCCTCGGACATCTTTTTTAATTGTTGAAATGCGGAAGTTTTTTGAACGGCTTTAGCATAAAGGGGAATATAAATCTCTTTTCGAGCATCTATATATCCAAGCTTCTTGCCATCCCAATAAGAATACATCGGTTTAGCCCCTTTGCCCATTGGATATCTAACTGCTCTCACAGAATCCCAGCCATCTTTAGCCCATTTAAAATATCTTTCACCCGGCTCTTTATCATCTTCAGCATAATATTCATATACTTTACTATATTGCCAAGCGTTTTCAACATTCTTTGAAACATAACCATTATACAAATCAACAGGTCCACAGAAAAATGGGCTTAATCCACTACTCCAATTCTTAGAATGTGATGTAGTGTTTATTGTAATGGCTGTTTCAGGAACGGGATAATGTGGTCCAGTTACATAAATCATTGTTATATACCTTGTGTCGGCTAAGTTTACCTAATAAGTTATTAGATTCTAAATTTTCCCGGACACCAAACACTGTAAAACACTTGGAGTTATTATGACAATTCATAATCCTGGCACAAAAGTGCCTACATATTCACCATTATGGACAGCCGGAACTAAATTACCTCGTGATAGAGTTACTATGAATGCTTGGGCTCGTTCATTTTATGCTTTAAATCCCGATGTTAATAGAATTATAAATCAACATGCACTTTTATTAACTAGCATCTATGAAATAGAAAAGGGAGAATCTAAAGAAACTAATGACTTCTGTAAAGAACAATTAGAAGATTTAAAATTTCCAAACTTAATTGAAACAATTATTAGAGAATATCTCATCATAGGGGAAGTTTTTCTTTATCTAGAACTAAACAAGAAAGAAAATAAGTGGAATAATGTTTATATACAAAATCCAGATTATATCTTAATAAAGAAAGATAGCATTAATGGTGAAGAAGCTGCTTTCTTAAGACCAGATGAAAATTTAAGACGTATTTGTGTTTCTAATAAACCAGAAGATATTGAAACTTGTAAATTATTACCAAAATCAGTAGTTAAATCAGTTAAAAATGGCGAAAACATATCTATGCAACCATATAATTTTTGGTATATGATCTATAAATTATCACCATATGATATCAGAGGAAACTCATTTATATTACCACTATTCAATATACTTAGAAAAGAAATATTGTCAGATGAAGAAAATCAAATTATTAGAAGTTCTTTAGGGGACATTATGTTTTTTAATGGTAAAGGAATTACTAAAGACGTTTTAATGACAAGGTATCTAATAATTATACAACAATTAGAAAACTGGTTTAATCATAAACTATTAGAGCCAGTGGTGGAACTTAGAAACTTAAATGATAAATTACCACAAGTCAAATTTAACAAAGACAGATTAAGAAAGTATATCGAACAGATTTAGACTATTTCTTAATCCACTCATAAAATTCCAACATACATTTATAACATAAATCATAAGATCGTTCTCCGCCAGCGCTTTCGCCTAAAGGACCAGTTACTCGATCTCTACAATATAGGTGTAATTCCCCGCTATAAAAAGGATTGCCCATTGGGTGACTTCTATCATCTTCTGCACCACATTTGTCACAAATTAAAATTTCTACTTTAGGAATTATCTTCTTCATTTTTTCTTTTTAGCTTCAAATTTGATTATTTCAGGAATGTCTTTTGCATTAAGAATAGTCTCACAATTACAAGCCATACAGATTACAGCATATAGCTCCCAACCAGGATCATGCCAATCACCATTTTCTCCAGAATATTGAAGATCATGTGTTTCAACCTCTAATACTGTTTGACAATGATTACAAATAATATCTTTTTTCCATAATTTAGGATCAACTGCATACTTTTTTATCTTCATCTTCTAGATCTTTCACAGCAACATCATATCCAGTTTCGATAGTACCTGGAAATGCTTTAATTGCTTTATCTAATTTAACTTCTTGTAAGATCCACCACCCAAAATCATCAAGCTTTTCTTTAAGTTTTTCTTTATCTTCGTCTTTACAATCTAAAAAGAATGTAAGCTCTAATTTAAGCGCTAATTTATCTTCCATAATATTCTTCCGCAGTAGGTTTTCTTTTAATCTCTAACCTAAGTAATTTGGGAATCAATTTCTCAACAATATAGAAACGCTTACTACAAACAGCACAATGAACAAAATAACTATCGTTATCACGTTGCCCGCTGGCTAAATAGCAAATGTCATTTTTATCGAGTTCGAGATCCGAATCACATTGGTCACAATGATATTTATAAGACCAATCACTAATATCTATTTTATTAAGCACCTTCATTTGACACCTTCTTAATAATAAGTGTGCAAGATGAATCATATTTTTCGAAATATTCATCAATCTTTTTGGCTGTTTTCTCATTAACCCACAGTTGGAGTTTATTGCCACATTGATCTTCTACAATACGTAGATATTTCTTAACTATAGGATAATGAGAACAATAGTCAAACTCAGGTTTTTTCTTACATAAATGTGCCATAATTATCTCTTAGGAATATAGTCTTCGATAGGAATAGGCTTTGCTCCGTTTATGTTTTCCCAATAGCCACTACGACAATCATAACCATCGATCCAGCGTCTATTTTTTGTACAATCACAAACTAAAACTGGACCAGCGTCATGTCTGCTATCATAGTAACATGGCGTTCCGCAAACAGAACAAAGATAATTCCTACTCACTTCTCATCTTCTGTAATAATACTTAGCTGACCACATGCCGCTCCCGCCTCAACTTCAGCACAAGTAGCTACAGCAATAGCATATTCAAATCCGTAATCTTCCAACTGTTTCTTAACTTTATTTGTAAATTTCTTATTCATGATAATCCCCTCAAGCAATGTTAACACCCTTAACAACCCCCTCACCCATATCATTCTTATCTGACATCGGATTAGGATTAATTGACGATAACTTAATGAAAAACTTATCCGGATCGAATATCCTTCTAAGATTTTCAATATCAAAATCAGCCTCATCTACCAAAGTAAGATTTAGCGTAGTCTTTAGATTAGATTTGGTTCTAATTTCACCAAGCCCAGTAATATTCACTTTCCTATTATAGGGAATTAGAATGTTCCTTCTCTCCTCATCTAAAGAATGAAGTGAGATTTGCAAGGTGATATTGTCTTTTACCCAAGAATAGTTAGCATCTTTCACTCCAATAGTAGAAATGTAATGATGTGTACCTGGATACTTAGCGTCAATAATGCGAATTGCCTTTCGAACTGCGGCAACATTCAAAAATGGCTCACCCATTCTTGTATAATTAATCTTATGCTCTTTGGCATCTGCAAAATTATACTCTGGATTCTGAGCAATAACAAAATCAACTTGTTCTACAATCTCTTCAGCGGTTAATGAACGCCATTTCTTTAATTGTCCAGTAGCACAAAACTTACACCTAACAGGACAACCGCTCATACAAGAAACTCCAATCATCCAACGTTCAGACCTATCTCCAAAATTGGTATCAGTCATAGAGTTTTGATGTCTCCCAACAGCATCTTTGGTATAAAGTGGAAGAAAAGTATCGGTAACTTCTACTGGGAAATCATCATCTGTTCGTAGAGCATAAACTGTTCCATTAGCAAATGATTTGGACCTTATGATCTTCATAATTAAATTTCCTTAACAAGTAGGTCTGGTATAACCAAACCCGCGAGAACATAAATCATCATCAATTGGAGGCTTTTTAACCGCTACTTTTTTTACTGTTTTGTTAATAGATACTTCTTCAGAATCCATATTGATAATTTCAACCTTGAAAAAGTCCTCATAATCTTTATCATTACCTTTAATAACACCATTCACAAAACTTCTAATTATTTTAGCAAACATTTCCGGTTTCTTCTTTGCTAAAATTATACCCAGATTACACATTAACTTTTCATTATCTTTAATTTCATCATATAAATCTTTAAAAGATAATTTATCCAAAAGCTTATTAATTAAAACACTATTCATAATAGCACCATATCTTTCCCAAAATTAGTTATCAAGTTATTATCTTGATTAAAAATAAACGCCTTAACATAATCTGCACTACCAACCAAAACCCGCCTTAGATAAAATGGAACCTCACCTAATTCATTGTAATATGTAAAGTTTTCACACTTACATGACTCTCTATCTTTAGCGAATTTCTCGAACAAAAATCCATCTCGTACATATAGCTTAGATGTTATGTCTTCATAATCTATGAATAGATTATCACAAGATTGTGTTTTATTCATAAGCGATACAAATCCAACCTGATAAGCTCCGACTTGAATTGCGAAATCTAAATATCCTCTAAGCTTTTCTGGCGAATCAATAAATCCCTTCATTAGATTACATGATAAGCTAAAAATCTTAGGTCCCATTTTGAATTCTTTTGCAAGATACGTGATGCTTGGAGTTTTAATTCCAAAAATAACGTTATTTTCTATATCATTATAAGAATGTCTAGATATATGAATATCATTAAGAACATAAAAATGTGGTATTGTTCTTAATGATTGTAAATTCATACCATTAGTATTAATTGATACAGGGTATGTGTCTGCCCCACAAACGTCAGTAATCGTATGCAAAATAGATTCTACTGCATTTAAGTCAGATAATGGTTCACCACCAGTAAGACTGATTCTATTTATTACTTGTTTTTGATGTAATTCAATAAGACTTATTCTAAACTTATTGATATCAATTCTATCTTTTGAAGTAAATCCAGGACAAAAAGAACAGCGTGCTGGACAATATCCAGAAGAATAGATATATAGATTTACTTTGTTATTAGCACAAGAACTGCCGCCCGTTGTAGAACAGACATAATCTCTTATGCTAATATGTTTGCCAAAGATCTCCATGATATATTTATAATTCGGCTCTGCCACGAATCTTTTCTAATGTATCATCTACAAGAATTTCTCCATTCTCATATACAATCCTCATTACAGACTGCGGATGCGAATCTGCAACAATAAGTTTTACTGTCTTATATTCACCATATGGAGTTTTAATCAAGTCCAAACGTCCAGCTTTTGAACGCTTGCCATCATCTGTAATAGGATCTTTAAAGACATCAATGGATTCTTCGCCACGATTGATATGACAACATTTCATAGCGAATTTTTGCGTGTCACGATTAATCTGTTGTAGTAATGCTCCACCCATACCAAACGCGATATTGGTAGCACTAAACCCATTAGCTAATAACGCATCAAGAATCTGCTTAATGGAATCTTCATCAATGCCATCTCCTTGAAGGATTCTAACATTATTGAGAACCATATAATTCTTAGTGTTAGTTGTAGTTCCAAACTTCTCAGCAAGTAACATAGCCGTTTTCAACACTATCTCAACAGGATCCCCAGAATCGGGGCGGATTACGACCGTCGCACCGGATTTTATAAGTTCTTCACGCAGTTCCTCGCCCCATAGGTGGGAGCAAGCGTTCCACAAATTATAAGAATCCGACACCACTGCAAGAAGCGCGCCAGGTTTCGCAAATTGAGTTAGCATATTACGATATGCTTCTATTTCATTTTCCTTACCCCATGATGTAATCGAACTATGTTCTGCGGCTGGGATACTAAAACCTGCCATATCAATGTTATAAAATCGATTTGCGCAAACTACACCCATAACTGTGTCACTTCCCATGAAGTTAACAAGGTGAGCAGCACCACCAATCATTGCAGATTCTTTGCTTGACACTCCGCGAGAGCCAAAATCATGCAATTTGAAGTTAATTTCTGCCTTTGGGTCATCAGAGGACTTAACTAAAGCATTAAAAATAATGTTTTTAATTGTATAGCTTCTGGTACAAACTGTAGTTGGATACCAGACATATCTCATTAGGGATGTTTCAAGCCACGAAACAATCCAAAAAACCTTTGGGTCTGTAGATTCTACAGTGACTAAAACGTTGTGATTGGGCACTTTAGTACCCTCTGGAACCGCTCGGATACGAACGGGAAGTTTTCCACCAAGATCCTTGGCTATATACATCCAGCCATCATAGTTGAAAGGCTCTCCATGAGCAGCAAAAAAAACTTTTGCTTCTTCGACTTCTTCAACCGTAACTCTATGAGACAGATATTCCTTTAGATAATATTGCAATCCGAAAAATACAGTCTCAGGATACTGTCCACCACGAGATTCGATATAACTAAAAAACTCGTCGTTCCTGCGGGGTATTGCAACCAATGCGAAGCCTTATAAGAATCAGTATCTAAAATAAAATTCATTTTTGACATATTACTCTCCGTATGTTTATAGATTTCCCTCTCTGGGAAATTTTGTTATATACTAACTCACTTGCCATACCCCAATGATTTAAGCACTAACTCTCTTAGAAGAGCTTCTGCTAATTGGGCAGAATCACTATATCTTAGTGCAGTAGTGATAATTTTTCCACAATAAGAAACTTTAATTGTTTTATACTTACCAGAACTAACTTCATAATAACCTTTATATACAGTCCCATCTATTTCAGATTCAACTTCATATGATGATTTCATATTACTCCTAAATTCAACCAGACTATTAATCCAACTAAAATATTGTTCTACACTAAGATTTCTTTTTGCAAGATTACATATTTTACAACAGGGAACACAGTTATCCATTGTATAGCCAACTAAATTATCAACCCTATCAATTCCATTATATTCAAATTCTCGATATTCAAATACAGTCTGCATTTTTAATAGGTTAGATTTTGTCAATCCACAGTAAAAACATGGTTTTAAAATAATTTTTTCAAAATCATCTTTACCAATTTCAAAAGATAATTTTCTATTTTTAGCACCATTTTTATATCTGGTATATAATGTAGTTAATGCAACATCTTTTGTAGGTTTTCTAAATTTTTCAGCTTTTAACTCCTCTTTTTTACACCCGCAACTCTTTACCAAACCTTTTGTAAGATAATAGCTTTTAACTTCAGTAATATTACCGCAAATACAATCACAAAGCCAAAGCACCTCACCTCTATCATTTTTAGATAATGCTATTTTTTTTACCGTAAGAAAGCCAAATGTTTTACCAATAAGATTCTGCGCCCTTGTTGAACATAAAGTACCACCACAACTAGACGTTCTTCCATTCAAAAGGTCATATGAACTTGTTTTTATTTCTTTTCCACACTCACATTTGGCTAAAATTCTTTTTCTTGGTGGTAAATCACAATGTATGACCGTAAGTATACCGAATTTTCGCCCAGTTAAATCTATTGGTTTTTTTGGCACATCATCTCCACATTAAAAACGGTTGCAATAATATGCAATAATATGCCAATGATCTTCAAAGAACTCAGCTTCTCTTGTATAGAATTCGCTCAAAGGCATCCACCAAGCTTTATCTGCATCATCATTACCCTTTACTTGCGGCAATGGTCCAGATTTCAGATTGATAAGAAATGCATGAGTAATTGTTCTGCCTCTTAGAGAACGATCTGGGTGATCGAAAACTCTTTGGTCAATGATAGCGGAATCTAAATCTTCCTTAGAAACTTTAATACCAGTTTCTTCTTTTAGCTCTCTAATTGCTCCAACCTTAATCTTTTCATTTTGATTAAGGAACCCGCCAGGTAATGCAATAAGACCTTTGCCTAGATTACCTCTGCGTCTTACAACCAGAACATGCCCACTTTTGATAACTACAGAATCAACTGTAACAAAAGTAGGAGGGAAAGGAGCGCCTTCCCAAGCAACAGAATATTGCTTAATGAAGTTATACTCATCTTTCAACTTAGAAAAAGTTGGAGTATTCTTGAAACTCTCCAGATAATCACCAACTTCTTCAGTTACATATTTCTTATACGCAATATCATGAGTGAAATACAGTCTTCGCAAATCTGTTGCATGAGGATATTTATCGATATTCTTCATTGAAATCAATTTCCATTGAGGAAACAATTTCAGATAAAAAGAACTTCGATCATGATCATGACCAATGATAGCGATATTGTCAGACCCGTTAGTCTTTTCGTATACCTTTTGCTGCAAATCAGTGAGCCAGAGATTATCATTATATAGATAGTCTCTCATAAAAATAGTAGTAACACGCTCATTATCTTCTTTAGATAGAGAGTTACTAATCATTTGGGCGCGCTGATCTGCTGTCCAAGGATTTTTAATGTCTGGAGCCTTGTTGTGACTCCCAATTACAACAATAACTTTCTCTGCCTGATTAAGAGCTTCTGTTAGCAACTCTTTATGAGCAAGATGAAATGGTTGAAATCTGCCGATAAAAATACAATATTCATATAATTTCATTGAACACTCTCCGTGTACGCTAGTCTCAATTTATAGAGTATTGAGCGACTATTATTACCCTCTCTCTGAGGGCTCAAACCTATATATATCAGGTCCTATCTAAATGGCAAGATAGCCATAGCTTTTCCCGCCTTGCACAACTAATGTAATTTTTTAAAATGCCGGGTCAAGTCGCTGGTAATTTTTAACTAAAGAATAGAAATTTTTTAACATTAAACGGATCTTGCATGGGCTCACCGTACTTAGATATGTTCAGTTTCGTCAAACAAAAAAGGCGATGCTTACGCAATCGCCCTTTAATAACTTATAGAATAAACTTAAAATCTACTTATCAATTCCTGTGGAACCCTTCTAAATACCCTATATTTTGGTTGAGTATCAATTCGAGGGGTTCCCTTTAAATTAATCATCTTCTTCTGAGCATCTCCTGGGAATCCAGTTTGATCACTATTAGTGTTAGCATAACCCATACTTTCTAACTTAGTTTTTAACTCGTCCCACCAAACATACTTTACTCTAAGTGTTGTGGCAAGTTTTGGCTTAGTTAGACCCTTTGCATATGTGATATTTTGACTAACATAACTACCTGCGCCAACTGATGCTAAACTCTTGAAATCAGAAGACAGTCTTCCTTCATCAAGATCAAATGACTCGGAATCACAATCAGAGATTTCATCAAACCCTCTGCTATCTGCACACTTTGTATCACGGCATATAGATTTATCAACTAAACGCCTACGAGTACGATCATAAGAATTATACTTATAATTTAGACGAACAGGTTCTACATAACCTTCTCCAAATACAGCAACAGCAATAATACCACGATCAGATATGTCACCACGAGCATGTAATGCTACACTATTCTCTGCACTAGTGAAAACAAATGCCGCACCACCATTCTTAGATTCTGGCCAAGCCTTTAATTGTAATGTACCATAAGCATTAACTAACCACATCTGGCTATCAGGATCAGTTGTGGCAGGATCTCCAGATAAAACATCTGTTCCATCTACAGAAACTTTTACTTGTACTCTATTACCAGAGTTATTCTTAAACTTAATCTCAAACGGCTCATCTCCCCAAGCACCAATAGTATCTACACCATCTATTACATATTTCTTTAATGGACGATTTCTATATGTAGGATGTTGACTTATGATTTCTAGAGTGTAATATTTTGACTTAAACATTGGCTTGCTCCTTAATTGTTAGCCTCAACAAATTATATATCAGATCTTTCATAGAAATTATCATTTTTTATCAAACATAGCAAAATTAATTTCATTGTTTGATATTTAAGATAGTTTTTCGAACAACTTCATATCACCATTGCAGTATAACTTGAGTTTTTCAAGCCAAGCTTTTGATTTAATCTTGAAACGAACAACTTGATTTTTATTAACTCCCTTACAAACAACGCCTTCAAACGTCATTCCCTTTAGAGTAGAATTTTTTACCTTGTCAACAAAGATAGAATTAACTCTTCCTTCAAATAAGACGTTAGGTATATCTAAATGTTGAAATGTTCTAATGAATTCTCTTGGCTCCATCATCCCTCGTTTATAAGGATTTACATCAAACAATGTTACTGTTTGAGTTTCATCTTCAATATGTCTTCCAGCAAAAGAATTAGGACCATGATATTCAAAGAAGCATATGACATCACGCCATTTGTTTTCCTTGAATATCATAGCCAAATCTTCTTCGTATTTTTCTCGAATAATTGGAATTGAATTGCCTAAAGGCTTACTATTCTCATCAATTAGCTGATTTCGGCTACCGAACTTATAAAAACCTCTTTTAGAGTTCCATTCGGCTCGAATATTATTCCCATCTAGTTTATCAAAAGCATAAATATGGATATCATTTTGAATATCCTTTGTGATTGTCGGATACGTTTTCATCTTGTATTTCTTTAATTATGCATCTCTTGATGCAAAATACCTTATAATCTTTATGAAATTTCTTTGTAGCTTTATTCTCTGCACTTTTTGAGTTTCTAGCTTCTACATTAAAATTACGACGCTCTTCATAATCAAAACCATTGAAACTTTCTCTATCAAATATAATTTCAATAAGATATTTCTTCATAACATATCCAAATTAATATTGATTATAGAACACAATATACTTGATCTTCGCGCATAAGCAATAATTTTTGCCCATCCACTGTAATTTCTGTAGCCATATTCTTGTTAAAAGCTACAACATCATCAACTGCGATCTCTAGTGGTACAGATACTCCACCAGATGTTAAATGTCCAGACCCAACAGCAACAACTTTTCCAGTAGATACCTTCTCTTCTGCTGCCACAAGAAATAAACCACTTGGGGTTGTTTCTTCTGCGTCATTTTTACTAACCAAAATCATATTTCTTACAGGTTTTACCATGTTATTTCTCCTAACAAACAATATATCAATAACTGTTTGATTCAATATTTTTAATTAACTGTTCAAAACAAAACTTAATCTTTCTTCTCTCGCAATCTTCGTCAAACCTAATATCAAACTCGTAAACATTTTCATAAGGTGAAAAGTCCAACGCTTTGATTTTTAATATCTTACAAGCACTTTTTATAAGAACATTAGGCACGGCTTGGTCACTTACCAAGCATTCTTCCTTTGCAATATTTAGAATTTTTATTCTTAGATTGCTATAATACAACCGCTTATATTTTTCTAATTTATCAGGAGAGAAATTGAAATGTTAACAATATTCAAAGAATGGCTGATTGCCACGTTTGTTATTGCATTCGGCACAAGACACTGTAAGATTTGTAGTATTAAATGTACCTCTCTTACTGCCAGGAACAATATGTTCCATTGTAACAGTCTCTAACGTAAGTGGTATATCACAATAACAACAGACTAAACCGTCTCTAACAATAACCGACTCTCTAATTCTCTTTTGGCGACGTCTTTCTTGAGCACCCATAAATATATCCTCATCCTAAATGTGATGTATCATTAATACAATGCAAACGCCACCCCTTATCTCCAAAAGATAATTCAGTAATAGATGTATTATCTATCTCTATCTTCCATGTAAAACTCTTATCAAACCCCATTACATAATGTAATAAACTTTTAATTGTTACGCCGTGAGAAAATACTGCAATACCTAATGGTTTATCCAACCCATACAAATACTCCAACTTATCCTTATTATATAAGATTTCTTCTTCTAGCCATTTAGATGCCCTGCGCTCGACCATATTTTGAGATTCACCACCGGGTGGTTTAAATCCCATATTCATATAACCCATTCTTAATAAGATATCTTTTGTTACAGTTTTACTCCTACTGCACTCGGTCCAATCACCAGCATCATATTCTACTAATTCGGGAACCGTTATTATCTTAGATTCTGGGAAAACTATTTTTGCAGTATCTAGCGCCCTAATACAAGTAGAAGAAAACACATAATCAAAATAACTATGTACTAGTTTTCTACGCAAACAATCTGCTTGATATCTACCATATTCAGTAAGTTTCGTATCGGGTAATTGTCCCATTATATCTGGTTGAATATTAACTTCTGATTCGCCATGACGAATAAGATATAAATTAAAAGCCATATTATCAAGCATCTTGTGTTGTTCTTCCTACTGTAAGATGAAGTCCGAATTGCGGATCTCTTTTTAGCCCATACTTCTCGCGCAAATCATTAAGATATTTACACTTAACATTAAGCCAATAATACTCACCATTATCTCGAACACCTGGTTCATATTCAAATTCAACTATTTTATTAGCATCCATTTTCCATAGATTATAATTAGGAATGCGTTCTCCACGAATAATAGAAATATGCGTTCCCCATACAGGTCTAGTAAGTTTGCCCAAATAAGGATATTCACGATAGAATAAACATCTATAATATTCAGATATTGAATCATCAGCCATAAGAACAAGCCAACGATCAGAAGATGCAAGATGCGTTCTTGGAGAATATACTAATTTCCCAATTGACTTAAACATTATTAATTACCAAACTATAATCTTTATTCTTCAGCATTAGCTATTTCAGCTAACACTTCACCGTGACAACTCTGTGGCGCACACCAACATCCCAATATCTTTCCTTTTAATTCTTTCTTTACCGCCTCTAAAAGCCAAGGCGTCGCAAGTAAATAGTTTCTAAAACACTCTATGGCTTCTTCTCTAGTTTCTACTTGACATTCTGCTAAAGTTCCACCTCTATGAGAAAATGGATTGCCCCACTTAGATGGTCGTCCTATATAAACATCGTACTTATCTTTTTTACAATGTACTACATATTTTGAATACTTACTCATAAGAATGCTTTTAACTTACCCAATTTATGTAATGCTTTCAATAAAATGCTACAGCTATCCACTATTTTATACACATCATCCATTTCAACTATAGAAGTAGCATCAGGATATTTGAAAAACATTATTCGTATTTCTGGAAATATCTTAAATCTAGAATCCGATCCTACATAAATCTCTTTTTTATCTATGATTTCAGTACTAGATCTCCTAAGATCAAAAATACGCACAGTGACCCTTATCGCTGGCGTATAAAAAAATCCTTTTGAATTAATTGATGCAAGATTATATGGAAAAGTTCTAACCTCTAACAAAAAATCATGCATATAGAATTCAAACAAATTGTCTGGTGAAGCTTTAATATATTGAATAGATTGTTTTTTAAATTTAGATAAATCTAAATTATCACCAAAATCATACCTATATCTATATTGCATAATTCATCAATCTGGCTCGGGAACAGAGATTCGGACTCTGATTTTACCTGTCGGAAAGGTACGACCTACCATTAGTCGATTCCCGAATTATTCATTTTTGCTATCTTATTAAAACGTTTTCTAACCGCGTTATCACTAATTCCCAGTATGCGTCCTACTTTAGAAAAACCATAATTATTAACCATTTCAATTAGGTTACTTATTTTATCCCAATCAATTTTGCCTTTACTCTTATTTGAGCAACCAATACAACGAATAGAATTATTTTGTATTTCTTGCCCACAATCAATACATAAAGTTTGTTTATTTGCGATTGCAACATTTTTACCAGCATAATTATCTGTTTGCGCATGACAATTAGGACATAATATTCTTAAATTTTCAATCCTATTATCATTGCTAATACCATTTATATGATCAATTTGTAACGATAGTATCTTACCATTCCACTCTGGAGGCAAATCGCACTCATAACATTTATTATCCAATAAACCTTCCTTTAATAATCTTTGTTTTAACTGTCTTCTATCATATGTAGAGCCTTCTACTAAAATATCAGATAATGATTTGGCTCCATTTGTTAGCCAAGGCATTGGTCTATTTTTATTAGATCCGTTACCAAGCCTAATATGAGAAAAATCTATATTTTCTTTTTTCAATCTGGTTTTTAATGCTACATAATTTGCACTAGAAGTACATAATCCAAAGAATTTTAATATATCACTTAATGTATTACTGGTAGCAACCGTATTTTTTAAATCATCTACTGATGCTGTCCATATTTTATTTCTTCTATTCATTGACCACCAACAGGATAACTATCACCCATGTAATATATCCTGTTATTAGTAGTTTGGCTCGGGGTCAAGGATTCGAACCTTGATTTTATGGGTCAGAGCCACACGTCCTAACCGTTAAACGAACCCCGAATAGCTACATAACATGTAATGTTATTGCTATGTAACTTTATATTATTCCAAAAACGGATGCCAGCCTAATGTTTCAGACCAAAAACTGCAAAAATCATGATAGTTTTGAGTGACCCTATCTTCCGTATAAGCTTTCTTAAACAAATCTAACTCTTGAAAATATGTATCCTTATCTTTTCTGAAGATATCAATTTGTTTAGACATCATATCTGCCGCTACTTTGGGCTCCCACTGAATAGCCAGAGCTGATTGTGTCTTAACTCTATGAAGCTCTTCTTTAATCTGTTTTAATTGTTTTTCTTGTGTTTGAAGTAAATCAAACATAATTTCAAAAGCAGCTGTTAAAGATTTAAAATATTCAATTGGTTCTTTTGTACCAACTGCGCCATTCATTTCATCAATAATTACTTGTGGGAAATTTACATTAGTAGGCATCTTTATTCATTGTCCTATATACTGGTTCAACGTGCTCTTCAGCCATTTGTGCAGCTTCATCTGCAAAATTATCAACTGGCTTATCTATACCTTCACCAACTTGACATCTAATAAAATTAATTAACTGAATCTCTCCACCTAATTTTAGACCTAAGTTACTTACAAGATCGCCAACAGATACTTTTGGTGATGTTACAGACTCTTGATTAAGTAAACAAACTTCAGTATACCACTTATTCATCTTACCAAGCATAATCTTTTCATGAGCGGCTTCTGGTTTATTCATCTCATTAAGCTGAGTTTGAAAAATTGCCTTCTGTCTATTAACAACATCTGGAGATAATTTATAAGGAGATATTGCTAAAGGATTCATTGCAGCTATTTGAAGCACTAAATTATTTGCAAGCTCAATAAACTCCTGATTAGACGCGGCTTCTTTAGACGGAGCCAACACAGTTAGTATGGCGCCAATCTTTTCATTAGTATGAACATAAGAAAATATAGCAGTATTTTCCTTAAACATAGTTTCAACCCACCAACGACGAACTACAATATTCTCTTTTGTCATTGACAATAACTCTTGTCTTTGAGATTCAACTAAATCAACAGACCACATAGCATTGCTATTAGCAGCGTTACATAATGAATCTAAACATACATCAACAAAACGCTGAAACTCTGGCATTTTTGCTACAAAATCTGTAACCGAATTAACCTCAACCATTACAACATGGTTGCCTACACGGCTAATACCAACTACACCTTCAGATGCGGCTCTACTTCCAACAGACACTAATTTGCCTTTTGCCTTAATCACATCAACAGCTTTATCTAAATCCCAATTGGTTTCAACTAAAGCGTCTTTACAGTCTTTCATTCCAGCTTGAGTTAATGCTCTCAAATCTCTAATCATATCAGTATTAGTCATTGTTACTTCCTTTTACGACAATGTAAATTTTATAAATTGCCAGTCAAGTGGCGTGAATTTTAATTATTCAGCGAAGTCAATTAAAAATTGAGTATCGAGGAACTGGGCACATTCATCACATATAGGACCAAGATACATAGATGCTTTACCACTTGAGTGATTTTTACATCTACCTGGACTGTGAGAGCCCATTAGTTTGCAAGAATCCTGCTCACAAGTACATCTTGTGTTCTTTTTATCCTTCTTGGCATGTTTAATGACAAGTTGATCGGCTAATTCTATTACTTTTGCTGTAGCAGTTTTCATACCTATATGAAAATATATGCCTAAGTGGAGCGATTAAATCTTTTCGAAACTATCATTTTAGTTGTATATAAATATGCAAGCATCACAAGACACAATTTTTATTGAATTTATTGATAAATTTGAATCTAAAGATAATATAATGTTAACATGTCCGCAATGTAATAATCACTTTGAAAAGACAAAGCGAGAAATAAGAAATAAAATAATTATACATAAAACAAAAACAATATATTGCTCTTTTAAATGTTATCAACAATCACGAATAACGATAAAAAATGTAAATTGCAAACAATGTAATACACTATTTTTAAAAGAAAAATCAAGAATAAAAAAAACTAAAAATAATTTTTGTTCAAAAAGTTGCGCAGCAACATATAACAATACCCACAAAACCAAAGGAAATAGAAGATCAAAATTAGAAATTTGGATAGAATCTCAATTAAATTCATTATATCCAAAATTACAAATTATATATAATTCTAAAAATATAATTAATTCAGAATTAGATATTTATATTCCATCACTTAGATTGGCTTTTGAACTTAATGGAATTTTTCATTATGAATCAATTTATGGTAAAGAAAAATTAAAATCTATACAAAATAATGATAATAGAAAATTTCAAGCCTGTTTAGAACAACATATTGAATTAGCTATTATTGACACAACACATATGACAAATTTTAAAGAAAAGAAAGCTGTAAAATATCTTGATATTATCACTAATATAATTAATCAATCTATACAAAAATAATAAGACGACAACTCTTTAATAAGATTTTTAACCACTCTCGTGGGCGATGGATATGAACCATCTAATTCGGACTTTTAAATTCCAAAGGAATTATTTATCCGAATGTTGACCATGTAATCCTATCAGGCATTCGTCTATGGAGCGACCAGTGGGGCTCGAACCCACGACATTCTGCATGGCAAGCAGACATTCTACCACTGAATTATGGTCGCTTAAAGGCGTCAAAGAATGAAAAGAAGAGTTTTTTTTTTTTTTTTT